GTGCCTATAAATCCTTGGAATCCTTGAAGACCTTGAACCCCCTGAATACCCGTAGGCCCTTGTGCACCACCGCCTGGTCCAGTTGGTCCAAAATTACCTTGAAATCCTTGTTCACCAGTTCCTTGAAATCCTTGGATTCCCTGAAATCCTTGAAATCCTTGTATACCAGTAGCACCTACATTTCCTTGTGCACCACCTCCAGGTCCAGTTGGTCCAAAATTGCCCTGAAACCCTTGACCACCACCAGCAGGACCTTGATATCCTTGTATGCCGGTAAGCCCCGATGACTCATAACTAGGATGATTATTCAATAATAATCCAGTTGTATCTGATATTTTAATATAGGTCGGAAATATATAGCTTGCAGGCTTTGTTTCAGTTAAATTATATGAACTCAATGAGTCAAAGTATACAAGACCTCCAGTAGCTCCTGGTAACGGAGTTTCTAAATTATTAACAACTCTACCAAATGGTCTTACTGATATTCTACCTGGATCACTTTCCACATATGTTACAATACCAAATGCTCTAGTGAATGTTGTTGATTTGTTTGCATCAGTTATTTTTTCAAATTTACTACTAGTATTTAAGTAAACGTAATCACCTACGGAAAATCCTGTATATGTTATATCATCTTGATTTACCTCATAATAATCAAAAATATAATTTCTAAACCTAAATCTGTTAATTAGATCAGCTATCCAATATGTAGTAAATGGTAGTGTTCCTGATTGTGATGTTATTGGATTATAAATTGGTAATCCATCTAATCCTATTTGTACAATTGCACCAAACTGATCTTCTTCAGGAAGGTTATTACCCAATTGTGTATAATCGGATAATAGATTGAAGACCTCTTTATCTTCTATTATTACAATTAGTTCATAGTCATTTGTTACAGATACAATTGATTTTATACGATATATTCTACCTGATGGTAGACCAAACCAGTCATCTATCTCCAAATCATTTGCATCATAGATAAATGGAGTTGGTGTAGTTGCACTTGAATGAAATTGTAAATTAATTTGTAGTGTTACCTGGAATGTTTCTGGATAACCATAATATATACTAGCCGTCGCACCATACGTTGATTGTACGGATGTTGTACCAAATTTTATTTTGGCTGGTATTAATTTTGGCGGATTTATGATCGACATACATAACTATATATTTTATATTTGTGCTTGAAACGTTATAACAACCTCAGTTGTACCAGTTTGGGCACATCCTGTTGATAAATAAGTAACCCCATATAATGAAAAATAACTAAAATCACTAGGTTGTACTAAGGTACAATAAGTTGTACCACCAGTACTTTTTCCATAAACTGCAATAGAATAAATATTCCCACTATTTAATCCATGAGTTGTCATATTTAAAATTCTATTAAGTGGATGATATACTTTTAACAGATAGTTATTGCCGCTATTACCAATAGGATCACTAGACCATCCAGCTGCTGACCACGTTGATCCATTATGAATTATTGTTCCATCAGAAGAAGAGGCTCCTAATATTGAATCCGGTACTCCACTAACAATATTTAATTTTATACCATATCCGGTTATGATACCAGATGTCGCTCCAGATGTACCTGGTGTCCCAGCTACTCCCTGCGGTCCTTGAAAACCAGTTACACCAGTTGTAGTTGATCCTTGAAATCCTTGAGATCCAGTAGCTCCGAGTCCTTGAAACCCTTGAAAACCTTGCCTTCCTTGTACCCCCTGAAGCCCTTGAGCTCCCTGAACCCCACTACCAGTTATACCAATCCCTTGAAATCCTTGCATTCCTTGAAATCCTTGTATACCAGTACTACCTAAATTTCCTTGTACTCCTTGTAACCCCTGAAGGCCTTGAAATCCTTGAAATCCTTGTCTTCCTTGAAGACCTTGAAGACCTTGACTACCAGTTATACCAGCGCCTTGCCATCCTTGTAATCCAACGATTCCTTGAAACCCTTGACTCCCTTCATATCCTTGAAACCCCTGAGGTCCACCACCAGGTCCGGTTGGACCACCAGGTCCAGTTGCTCCAACGTTTGTATAGAATAGTTCCCATAATGTGAATAATGAATTTCTAACTGCTGTTGAACCAATTAATTGTCTGTTATTATCTAAAACAGAGGCTAACATATCATCCAATGAATTAAATGTAACTGAATATGTAGCCGTCCCAGGTGTTCCGTATGTAGACATCTATTTATTTTATTTTATTTATATATCTATATATTTAATTTGGAAATCCTTTAAGTGATTTTTTATATATAACCTTATGAAGTATGTTAAATCATTTAATGAAAGTAGTTCACAAAGGCTATATAAATATCTTGGAGAAACAAATTCTCCGATATGGGCTAATAATCTACGTGATATACTAGATAATAAAATAATAATTTCAAATAAGCCATATCTCAGTAATAATATCGATAAAAAACATCTATTAGAGATCGATAATCTATTTTCTACCTTTGGACTAAATAAACATGTTTTGTATGAGGATATAAAAGATGTTACTAATTCTAGATTTGGTAATTGTTGGTTTTTTTATTCAGATATTAATAGAATGAAAAAAAATGCACCAGAATTTGATATTTGTGTACAAACATTTGAAGATGAGTGGTATTTGGTTAATGTTGGTTGGAAATTTGATAATAATAATTGGTACCTATGTGACCAATTTGCTGGGTTGGAACAATTTACTCAATCGCTTAAGATTTTGCACAATCGTTAGTTGATGATAAACTAAATTATCTTTCGATCATATATATCTAAAATATATCTATGAAATGTTAATTAGTGAAATATCAATCAGAGGATTTAAATCATATGGAAATAACCCACAAATATTAAAACTAAGCACTGAAAAAGGAGAACTAATATTATTAGTTGGTGCTAATGGATCTGGAAAATCCTCCTTACTTGACTCCTTCGACTATGTTTTATATGGAAAAGTTCGTGGTAAAAAGAAGAAATGGACAACACTCTCTACACTACCTAACAGGATTAATAACGAACTATTAAATTCAATTAAGTTTATATCTAATGGTACCCATGTTGAGGTTCAAAGAGGTATTAATCCTAGTACTTTGAATTTAATTGAAAATGAAATGCCAAATGATAGGGCGGGTAAATCTAACTTAGACGAAAAAATAGAAAACTATATTGGTGTTGATATTGAAACATTTAAATCATTTATTTCAATGAGTATTAACGATTTTAAAAATTTCATTTCACTATCTAATGAAGAGAAGCAATTATTATTAGATAAGTTGTTTAATCTTGAAGTAATTAATATCCTCAATACAATATTAAAAGATTTAAATAAGACAAATAAATTACAACTAACAAGATACGATTCTGAAATATCTACACTAAATGACTCTATTGAATCAATTAAAAGGTCAATTCAAAAATCCATTGAGAAAGAAAAACAAGATATACAAACGGAGATTGATAAGATTAAAGAAGATATGGAGTCTAAAAAAGAAGATTATCAAAAACTTAAAGAAAAAGTAGATAAGATAAAACTTAAAGAAAAAGAAATTAAAGAAGATATTGATAAGGAAAGAGAACAATATATCAATATTCAAAATGATATTAAATTAGTAGATAAGGATATTACACTTTATAATTCTGGAAAATGTCCCGTTTGTAAGACAGATTTTGATAGTGATCACTTTCATAATTTAAAGGATATACTAATTGAAAAAAAGAAAAGCCTAGAAGAAATTCGGGTAGAGGTTGATGGTAATATTAAACTAGTTAAGGAAAGACAAACTAAATTACAGAAAATGTCTGAAGATACTAATCAAGCTTTTAATGACATTACCTATCTATTGAGGAATTATAAATCACAGATTGAAAAGTTACAGTCTCAAAAGGATAGAGAATCAGGGCAATCAAATCAAAATGTGTCAGAGTTTGAAAATACAATAGTCGAGCTAGAAGAAAGAAGAACTACTAGCTACGAATATTCATCTGTTTGTAAAGACAAAGAGTTATACTATAAAGAGTTATCTAAAATTTTTAGTGAGGATGGAGTTAAGAAGACAATTATATCTGGTATTATCAAACCTATTAATCATTTCATAAATGAGAATATTAAAAAGATGAGTCTTCCCTTTCAAGTTCAATTAGATGAGACATTCACTGCTGAGATAAAGCATCTTGGAAATCCAATTGAGCATGATTCGTTAAGTACTGGTGAAACAAAGAGAATTAATATTGCAATATTAATTGCATATTTAAAATTAATAAGAACTAAAAAGCATATTAATATTTTATTTTTAGATGAGGTATTTTCTTCAATTGATATTGAAGGAATTGAGTCTATACTTGATTTATTGAAGGATTTTGCTTTTAATTATAATATTAATATCTTTGTTGTACACCACGCGATTATGAATCAGGAATACTTTGATAGAATAATCAAAATTAATAAGGATGTATTTTCGACAATGGAGGAAATTATTGTAGATAATTCGTAAAAACTTAATAAAGTATTAGATATATAAAATATATGAAAAATAAAAAGGCTGTTTTTAAATTTATTTTAATTTTTATTTTATCTTTTATTATTTTTGAAATAATTGAAAGATTGATAGAATATTTTTTTAAAATAGACTTACATAATTTAAAATGGGGTTGGATTGGATTTGCAATTGCTTATGGATTTAAATATCATATTCTTTGTTGTTTAATCCCAGCTATATGGGCAACATATAAATGCAGACATAAAAAGTGTGAACATGAGTATTGCGATAAGTCCTAATGCAATTGTTAAAATAAAAAATTGTATAATAGAAAAAATGCCAGCTGTATTAATACAAACTGAAAGTGGATCATCCATACATATTGACGATTGCTTTATTCAATATATGGATATGATATCTTTTTTATTGGGAATCGAAATAAGTTATGAGGAGTTTAGCAAATTAAATTCAGAGGAGAGGAAAGCATATATAATTGGAATAAAAAGAAATATTAAATTAAAAAAATTAGATATATAAAGAAAAATATCTTATGTTAATAGTCGAAATAAAACCAGGAGATAATATTGATAAAGCTCTAAAAAAGTTCAAAAAGAAATTTGAATCAACTAAGGCACTCAGAGAATTAAGAGCTCGAAAAGAATATATTAAACCTTCTGAAAAAAGAAGAGCAGAAATTAATAAGGCCATTTATATAAATAAAAAATATGGGCAAGAATAAACTTTGATAAAATCCACAGGTGATATTTTAGATATTAAAACTGAATATGCTAAATTTACCGTTAATGTTAAATTTGGATCTGATTATTCTGATAAAATTAAAGAAATATTTGAATCATATAGTCAGGATTTAGATCTTAGAGATGCTATTGACTATGATATACCATCAGACCAAGTTAAATTTGATACATGGAAGCCACTAATAAACAAATATACACTGAGTGATGGCAATTCTTATGATGAATCAGAATTAGTCGTTGGTGCTGAAAATATAAGGGATTCTCAAATACATAGTATTTTACAAGATGGGATTTAATAAGAGATATGTCGAAAAAGCTGAGGTTTTATTTCAACTTAAAAATAAAAGCTTATATCCAATAATAAGAGATCATAAAATTGATTTACTATTTAAAGCAGACGCTCTTATTATGGATAGTTGGGTTGGTAGATTTTATAGTGATTTAAATTCCAAAGAGCGTCAAATAAGAAGAAATCTTCATGAGAGATATAGATTTGATTCTGGAGCTTCCTTTATTTATGACGATGATTATAAAGATTTAACTTCTTTTAGTGAAGCTTTAATATCCTTGTGTGATGATGATTCTGCCTCTTGGATTGATATACACATGGTAATAAACAAATTAAATGTTAAAATTGATAATGATACTGAATCAGGAAAATATACCATTTTAAGACAAAAGTGTATTGATGCTATTATCAATCATTTTGACGGGAAATAAATCTACTTTTTAGCTCTAACTTACAATCAATTTCTATTTTTTTAATGTCATATTCTACCTCAAGTACGAATGATGTATCATTGATCCATATATTTTCAAAATCAGGATATTCTTTTTTAAATTGTTCTATTGTTTTGACGGAAAATTTTCTTCTTAGTCCATTTAATTTTCTTATATTATTGCTTAATATACTTTTAGATACAGGTTTAAATAAAAAGAATATTTTACCATCTACAGACGAGCAATCATATGTTATTAATGAGCTATTAAAAGAATTGGTAAAATTATTTTTAAATATTTGTAATATCATATAAATTTTGTTATATATGCAATCTGATAATTTTTCTTTATATTCACCTTTGAGTAACTCTTTAAACATTGTATTTTTTTGCAAAGGACAAACGATAAATAATCTCATCCATATATTATCTTGTATTTCTCCATTTATTTTTCCGTAAGGAGACCATTCGATGTAATCAACTCTTTTTGATAGTTGTGATATTTCACTCATTAGTAAGTTAAATATCACAATATCTTCTTTATTATATTTGAAACTAAGTAAATCATCATTTTCTATTTCTTTTGTAATTGTTATTATATAGCCCCCTCTTATTTGATTGTTTAGCATTTTTTTTCTGAATTTTGATCTTACTGATCCAAAAGCATAATGGTCCCTAGCAATTTCCGAAAAATCTTCATCAAGATATAATTCCTTTATTTCCAATTTGAATCCATTATCAGAAATCGGTAGAAGAAAATCTTCAATATCTTCTTTTTTTATAGTAAAAATCACATCTTCTTCTGATATATCATCATCTTTGTAAGACTCAAATAACTTAATATAGTTTAAATTTTTCATAACTTATGTATTGGTTATATATATAAATAAATAAATAACAAGAATGAACTTTTCAATAAATTATTATCAACTCCTAGGATTAAATAATCAAGCTACAGATAAGGAGATAAAAAAATCTTATTATAGATTATCCTTCGAACATCATCCTGACCATGGAGGCGACCCATTGATTTTTGGTAGAATTACTGAGGGATATGATATATTAATGGACGCCAAAAAAAGAAAGGAATATGATTGTAGAAGTAAATGGGGGAAAGACTATGATGAATCTACTGAGTTTTTTAATTATGAATTTGATAATCCATCTACTGGTTGGGATGAAGAAAAATTAAAAGATTTTAAAAAGAAAGAAAGACTAAATGTTGTTTGTAGGATTGATGACTCATTTGATGGATCAATTGAATATGAAAGATGGGTTGTTTGTAAGAAATGTAAGGGAACTGGTAAGGATGATAAATCTAAAATTGAAATAAAAGATGAAAGTGGAAATATAGTCAAGGTTTATGACTCTGATGGTGGTTGTGATTTTTGTTTTGAAGAGAATAATTATGTTATTACTAAATCAGGAGCTGTTAAAATCAGTGAAATCAAAGTAAATGAAATGGTTTTATCATCAAATAATACTTATGAAAAAGTAACACATTTATTGAAAAGGGTTTACACTGGTAAGGTATTGGATATAAATGTTTCTGGTTTGAAAATAAATGGAATAACCGACAATCACAAATTGAATATTGCTAGATTTAAAAAAAATAAACATGGTAGAATTATTATTAATGATTATGAAATTATGGAAATTCCAGCATCCGAATTATTAATTTCTGATTATGTTATTTACCAGAATCAAATGGGATTTTCAAAAGATAAAGTAGTGCTAGAAAAAACACATAATAGAAAATCTAAAGAATTGTTGATTGATTCAAATTTTATAAAATTTATATCTTGCTATATATCAGAAGGTAACACAAGAGGTGGTAGAGTAGTCGTTTTGACTTTTCATAAGGAAAAAGATTCATCATTAATCGAGTTTATTGAAAAATATACCAAAAATCAGCTAGACTCCGAAATAAAATTTATAAGTAATGAAAAATGGGGTGATAAAGTTGCTAAAATTGAAATACATAATTCACAACTAGCTAAATTTCTTGATGATTTTTGCGGACATCTAGCAGAAAATAAATTTATTAACCCGGACATATTAGGAAAACATGATAATATTTTATTAGATACTCTACTGATGTGTGATGGATATAAAAAAAATAATTGTAGTACTTATACAACGATTTCTAAAAAATTAGCTTATCAAATATTTCACATATCTCAAAATTTAGGATATAACTCATCAATTGGTACATATAATGAATATGTAGATAAAAATGGAATTAGACATATGACTTGTTACCGTGTTTATATTACTAAATTAAAAAAAATGGGAATATCCAAAAAGGTAATTAAAGAAGGAATTTGTTTAAAAGTTAAAAGTATAGAAAAAAGAAATATTATTTCTACAAATGTTTATAATATAACCGTAAATAATACACATAAATATACAATAGATGGGCTTTTAGTAAATAATTGTGAAGGAACTGGAAAAGGATATAACGATGAGCCTTGCACATTTTGCTTTGGACAAGGTAAAGTTGGAAGTAAGCCATGTAAAACCTGCAACGGTGAAAAAAGAATATTAGGTAAGCAAAAACTAACAGGCATACTTTTTCCCAAAGATGCTAAAGATTTTAAAGTTGAATTCATGGGAAACTTCTCCAAAGATATCCCTGGAAAGGTAGGCCACTTATGGTTAGTTAAATCATCCTGACTGCGTGAAAGCTAGTAGGAAAGTACTGCTATTTAATGATATTGAGCTATCAGAATTATTTACAAATGAGGCCACTCCATAGATTGGCTTCTTAATTCTACTATCAATATTTTCCTCAGTTGTATATCTAAAGAATGGTATCATATCGGTCTCATAGAATTTAATTTTACCAAAGTGTGCATCAAAATCACTAGTTGACTTAAAGAATAATTCTAATGACTTTCTATTATAGAAGTACTCTTTCTTATTAACATCTGATGTTAGTGCGTGATTGATAACGCTTGAATTTCCTGGTAAGTCAATTGGATAGTTATCATTTAACAAATAAATAGTTGGTAATACAGAATATGTTGCTTGATAAGGAAGACCACCATAAGAATTTAGATCAAAATCAATGACTGAATATCTGAATCTTTCAATATCTCTTGTGTAAACATTATCTAATATATTTGTATTTGTATTGAAATAGGTTGATGTATCATATATTTCAAAATATCCATGGTTATTCTCATTATATCCCATGGCTGAATCTGCTCCAATTGATAGAGAAAACTGACCTGGTCCTCTATGATTTCCATCTGATCCACAAAACATTTTTCTAATGTCTATCCAATAGACTCTGAATCTTATTAAATCACCTGCCGTAACCTGAATATTAGCATTATTTATATAAAGCTTACCTATAAATGATCCATTTGGCATACTTTCATCCCAAGCAATACAACATTTGTCCTTATCTAAAGAAACTCCATTTCCACTAACACTATTGTTAGTATAATAATCTAGTTTAGTGCTAGTTACATATTGCCAATTAGATTCGAGGTATGGGTTGCTACCAGTGCCACATCTTTCAACAACACCAACAAATTTAAATGTTGACCATCCATATCTATTAAATGAGTTAGATCTATATGTCCTCTCATTACCATGAAAAGTAAATGGAACAAGGGCATTTATCGTTAATGTTGATGTATTTGGCGCTTGATAAGCATAAAATGAAAATGTTCCATAACTAGTTGTTTGACCAAAAGCGAGGTAAGATGTTGTTATGCTATTATCATATCCGCCATATTGTGTAGACATAGAGTTTACATCAAACCAATCCATCATATATACTCTCCTAATTGAAGTAGTTGTGTCTCCAAGAACATTGTTATTATTTAGTCCAGATATATTTCCGCTTGGGTAATCTCTGAGAGTTACCGGATAGATATTTATATTAGGAGATAGATTTGGATTATTATAGAATTGCCACTGGCTAGCCGTATAACTTAAATGTGAAAATCTAACACCAGCACCATGTGTAGTATCTACTCCACCTATATCTTGATAATGGAATGTATATACACTATTAGTATCAGAGAAATCCTTATTTAATGTACCAGGAGCAACAAGTGTTTTATCTGATGGATAGTCAGATGGGTTATAATATATTATTTTTTTAGTTTGCACCGCCTTAACGCCGACGTTTGTAAACGATTGTGTAGTATATTCAATTACTAGCTCTCCATCATCATTATTACCAGTGTTTGAATGGTATTCTGTTGAATTATTTGAATATGTCCATCCATTTAACATAAACTCTCCAGACCAAGGTAACCCACTTGTTTTCATTGGATATGTAAAGTATGATCCATTATTAATATAATCAACATATATCTTGTATTTAGATCCTAGTTTGTAATATTTATAATTTGAATCAAATGAATTTTTAAATACAGAATTGCTTGATAATACGTCATTTGTTGGATATCCTCTTAGGTTACCATCAGATATATTAACACCATAATCATAGTTGTATCTAATATTATCTTTAAGTAAGTTTGTCATTGAGTACGTAACAAAGTTAACATCTATCCAAGAATTATACCTAAACCTGTTAGATACGTCACTATCATTATTATCTCTAAATGTAAAGTTTTGTATTAATCCAGTATTATAACTATAGGTATTTCCGCCTGATAGGTAATAGGACTGTGTGCTTATAAATCTACCTCCATCAAATACACCATCTATCCAATGTGAGTTTTCCATTTTTGTTATGTATGGATATCCTTTGAATAGACCATAGTTCCAAATGCCCTTAAAGTACCCGTTATGAAACACACCAGATAACCAAACATTTTTAGAAACATAAATCATATGACTTGAGGAGTCTTTAACAATTCTCCTAACAGGCATATTAAGTGATATTTGAACTGTGATAGTAGTTGTATCAATAGCCAATATTCTATAGTAGTTATTTATCAGTCTTCTATTTTCATTTACATCTATACAAACAATATTACCAACCGATACTTTATCACCAATAGATAATCCATTGGTATTATTAAATGCTTGTAATTTAATGATCCATGTATTTGCGGATGTTTCCAATACTCCACCAGTGACAATATCACTAAATATAACAATATCACTTTCGGATTCACTCCATGTTGACCTCCACCCATTGTTCCAGTATCCTCCTTCCCATACACCAGATTTAAATGTTCCATTACCAAATTTCAAACTAACAGCCTCTCTATCAGATATTATATATGGAGTTAAAACTGATGGTAGACTAACACTTGCACCAGTTAATCCATATGCAAAGGGTGTGCTAAATGTAGCAAATTGATATATTTTATTATTGTAATCACCCGCATATTGAGCCGAAATAGTTTTAACACTTGCTGATTGCAAAATAAATGTAGAGCTATCTGGATTTTGATATCCAACCCTTTTAATTCCAAATTCATATGGTGGATCTGAGGATAAAGGAGTATAACTATAGTTATAAGTCACTGTGTCATCAGTAATACTTTCAATAAATGATTCATTACCAATATATACCAAGAAGTCGGTTCTACCACTACTTGAAACAGTTAGTGATACGCTGTGATTGATATCTGATTGTGTAAATACAGATGTTGTTGATCCAGCTACCATAGCATATAATATTTCAGATGCGGTATAAGATCCACCTACAATGCCACCTGATAGTGATGTACCATACAATGATGTTGTATCTCTAACTGTTACAGTTAATTCAGTTGATGAATATGTAGCGCTTGGATAATAATAGTCATTATCATTTAACATATACCATGGAACCCATTGTGTTATATAGCTTCCATAAGAATATTGATAGGTTTCAACTACATAAGCATATTGTCCTATGTTTATCTTATCACTTAATTTTTGTGCAATTGTTGATGGTGTATCACTTACATCAGCAATAACAGTCACCCAACCATATTTATATTGATAGTTACTGTAGAAGTAGGCATAAACTTTAAATTCATCCCCAACAGAAACATCGGTTCCTATTTGTAATGTATATCCTCTTAATGATCCTGGTAACGTAATTAATCCGGTGGTTATTATTTGTGGATTAGATGGTGCTCCACTAGTTAATACTAGTCCACTACCTGATGTTTCCCAATTGGTAGCAGTAGCATTTTCATCACTATATGTCCAACCACTAAAATCGGTTGGTGAAGATGATAGTAATAGTTCATTTGTATATGACCCTGTAAACGCATTTATCATATGCACTTTTCCATTTCTTAAGACATTTGATATTCTTAGTAGAATATCTCTATCTTTAGAATAAATCATATCATTGATCGTATCAAGATTTTCATAATTAAATGGTGAACCATCCCACATACCATTTTTCCATGTACCATCATTCCAATATATATTTTTAGCATATCCATATTCCCATACACCATTTATCCATCTAGCACCAGACATAGTACCGTTTAAAAATTTACCATCATACCAATCTGATACATAAAACGCACCACTATTAAACGTCCCATTCTCCCATACACAGTCAAATAGTGATAGATTAAAAGATGAATGAGTACCAAATGAAGAATCCCAAGTATTTCTATTTACATAAGGGTTAAATATTCCATTTTCAAATACTCCCTTTTTAAATTTACCATTTAACCAAGCAGAATTTTCAATTACCCCAGATGGATGATCAAATATTCCATTAACCCATAATAGATTCTTTAGTGATGCATTCTTTTGCGGTTCAACTTGCTTATTTCTTATATTAATTTCTGAGATTAATTCATCAGTTGCTGCTTTATGTTTAATATTTGTAACCCATCCATTTCTCCATAATCCATAGTATGAATTTGTAAAAGATTCAGTAAACATAGACTCGTTTTGTACGACAGAGTATGTTGATGCACCACCATTGAAGTTACCATTTAGGAAGATACCATTGTTCCATATTCTTCCTTGAAAGATACCGCCATTAAATTCACCATCAAACCATGTTGAATTTGTTGCATAATTTCCGACACCAAATTGACCTCCATTAAATTTACCATTCTCCCACCCATAATGAGTTGAGTATGTAGAGGAACTCATTGTCCATCCATAATAAGATCTAAATTTACCTTTGTTAAAATCTCCATCTTTCCATCTTGCTAGATCTGAAAAATCGCCGCCATTAAACTCACCACCATACCATATAGATTCCTTAGATGTTGATGATCCATAGCTTGTAAATACACCGCTATTGAATTTACCATCATACCAATAAATAATACCATCTCCACCAACTTGAGCATTTTCAACAATACCATCATTCCATAAGGTTTGTGTAGCACTTATTCCTACATACTTAGCCATTGTTGTATTAAGAGTAGGAATGTTTTTATCACCTAATATACCATTGTTCCATATACCACCATACCAATCAGAGTTATATAATTTACCGTTGTTAAATGTTCCATCCAACCAAACAGAATTATAGAAAATTCCATTATTAAATGTTCCTAATTTCCAGTTCTTATAGTGAGTATTTGAATCATAGTCAATTGATGTTAATGATGTATTTTTAGAATTTTGAAAATATCCATTTTCAAATGTACCATTTTCCCAATATCCAGAATCAAAAATACCTCCACCAAATGTTGGACCATTCCATATAGAATTGTTAGAAATACCAGAATTCCATATCAAATCTAATATGTGTGATTTATAGACTAATCCATTATCAATTGTATTATTATTGGTTTTAAAAATCTGATTAACTAGCCTTAGTTTCTCTGTATTAATAACTGATAAATCTCTATCATTATTATTGAATGCATCATTTGTGAATGTTGTGTTTGTAAATAAGTTTCTAACAAAAAGACCACTATTAATTTCAGATGAGTTGATTAATAACTCATTTACCGAAGCATACGTTGGTAAGTATCCTAACACCGAGTAGGTTCCACCAGATGGTAAAGTGGTAACAATCGATGAATTGATTAGTGTTAATTTCGCCTCATCAGAAGCAACACCAGAAGCTGGATAGTATTCTATATTAGATACCTTATAAACACCTGATATGTTTGTATTGACACCTGATGTGCTTGTGTGGTGTATAGAATCTATCCATACATAAGATCCATTTTTTAATTTTTTATCATCAATTGTTGGATATGGCTCATTAAGATATATAGAAATTTGATTTGCTGATACCTTTGCAATTTTTAGTTTTCCACTTTCCACTTTTATAATATTACTTGGGAAATTAACATTAGATCCACTTGTCCACTTTATGTCATTTACAACACCATTTCTAAAATCCGAATTACTTATAAATGTTTTTAAGAATAAGTTTTGTACATTATTCTTTTTGATGATATTTTGATTTATATAAGTGTATATACCACTTGCGTTATAGAATGCTAAATACTCACCTAAGTCAATATCAATGGACGCATAGTTGTTATCATTTGTAGATATAACATTAGAGAATGTTAATCCAGCAAGTGTATAAACCTCAATTTTATTTTTGTTGTCAAATTTACTTTTTAGTGAAGCGAAGCATTCTTGTGCAATTCCGGATACCTTGAAGTTCCAAAACTTATCTAATACATATCTTGTTTCGTATGGAAGTAATATTTTTTGATCAGAATCCAAAGAAGATAAGATGTAATCTTTATTTATTTTTGTAATATAAAAATTATCAAATGTGTCAAGTCTATTATAATCCATATCAGAGATGTATAATTTCAATACACCTCTGATATCTGAAGATAATGTTGTAATGTTTCCGACATTTACTGGAATATAACTCATTATATCAGCAGAAACTACTGATATTCCATTATTTATACTAGATTCACCACCACTAGAATAACTATCAAATAATTGTGAATTAAGTGTTCTTGTATTGGATAGATAAGAGTTGTCAATGATACTATCTAATGTAGTCGATTCAGTTATTTCTGAGCTATGTATGTTACAATAGTTGTATAAACCACCAATCGTAGAGACTGAATATGTATTCGATCCACCATAATAGTCATCAATGGCAGTTAATCCGGAATTTGTGACACCTATATTACAATTGATAAAATTGCCATTTATTATCTGAGCCTTATATACATTAGAATCTAAGATGTAATTATATCCAAATCCTTTATTATTAGAGAAATCAGTTGTCTGAATAGGCACTCCATTTTCAATTATTGTATAATAAGAGGCATCTAATGTAGAAGATTTTGACTTCATTAGCCCATTTATCCAATTTGCATTAACTAAGAATCCAGAATTCCATTTGGACTCTGTCCCCGTCCAATTTTCTTCTCTTAAATAAGATCCAAAAATACCATCATTGTGTGTTCCTTTAAATATACCCTGTCTAAAATTTAATTTACTTATTATAGGCTGCTTGTATTCAATATCTATATTCCAATCATTAATAGATGCAGTCCCATATTTATATATGTTTCTTTGTTTATACGTTTTGTTAGCATATGTTAGATCTTCACCAACAACATAAAACCTACCATTATTAGTTAATCCCATTGCATAATAATCACTACTAAATGTAAATGTATTATAATTAAATTGATTAGTTACGTTAGTCCATGTGATCCCAACTCTTGCCCAAAAACCTTTTGTGCTGCTCAAACCGCTATTAATACTAATACCACTAGCATCACCAAAATATGTACTATCTGAGTAGATAATATTATTAGTATATCCTTTCTCAAATTTAGAAAATCTAGAATGTGTATATGAGTCGATAAAGATTCTATTGATGTAGTCAAATTCTCTTTGTGAGGTTATGTGATATATTTTAATATAATTATCAAAGTCATCTTCTGCGTAAGAGGATGTTACCCCTTTATAGTCAATATCTAATACTAGTTTACACCTATCAGCATATAAAACTTTATATCCATCTGCATTCTTAGCATACTTTCCTTTAGCAATAAATGCCTCCGAGTCATGATATCCATTGAGTATAAACACTTTATCATTTCTTTTGATATTAGTATTAACTTCAGTATAAAAGGCTGATTTAGCAACGCCATCTATGTAGTACGGTTCTACATAATTTAATAGCCTTGCAGTGTAACTAATGGAGCTCGTCATTTAAAACAATTATTCTTTAAGTGTATATATAAAATATTAACTCATCTTTAATATTTTTATGAATATTTTTTGCCTATTAGGATTACATAAATGGATTCACTCTATTGAAAAAGATGGATATGGAAAATATGTTCCTGTTGGAACAAACGAAAACCCATCTATCAGGGTATGTGACAAATGTTGTAGGAAGGAATATATTGTAATTAGAAGCAAAAAGAAAAGATACTTGAGAAGAGACCCAAGTACCTATGATATAAGAGAATTTAAATTGAATCAGATTCTTAATAAGAAGAATTTGTTGTAGTAGTTCCTACATTGTTTAGTTTATCTACTGATCCATACCCCATTCCAAACCTATCAACATAAGTAATAAATTGTGTGATTTGAGACATATCTCTTACACCACCAGATGCTTTTATCTTCATAGATTTTCCGCTTGATCTAATGGTATCATACATAACTTTAATCTTATTTAGTTCAGCTCCAACTGCAACTTTACCAGTTGATGTTTTTATAAAGTCTGCATTACATTTTAAACATATTTTAGTAGCTTCTCTAGTTTGTTCTTCATTTAATAATCCAGATTCAACAATTACTTTTAATATAACTGGTGCTCCATTTTTATTAGTTGAAGCGTGACAAATATTTGCAAGACCAGAAACCTCATCATATAAAACATCATCATTATCTTCATTTTTATCTGATAGTAAATGATAATTTAATACCATATCAACTTCATCAGCACCATTCGCAATTACAGATTTTGTTTCATCTATTTTTGACTGAACTGAATCTTTACCACTAGGGAAAGATATAACAGTACAAACGAGTACAGATGAATCTTTAAGTGCTTCTGATGCAACTTTTACCATTTTGGGTAAAACACAAACCGATTTAACCTTTAACATTGTAGCTTTTCTACAAAGAACTAATATTTCATCTTCTGTAGCTGATTCTTCTAATAATGTATAATCAATCATTGAATTGATTTCCTCTAGTTTTTTATTTGTTAATTTTTCTGAATCATCTGCAGTATTTGGATAAAACTCCTCGTTAATAAACTGTGTATATTTTTTTAGTTTCATAATTTTATTTATTTTATAATATCTCCTTCAATATAGAAGTTTGTAGTTTTGCTATCATCATAGTCTTGTATATTATTTTTGATAAATTGAATAAATTTAGGATCAATCGATCCAAACATAAGTACTTTTAGTTCCCACTCATCACTTTGAAATTCAGAAATATTATCAATTACATCTTTAACTGGCGTTCCACCATGTTTTTCTTCAAATCTTAATGCATGGTAGTCATCATCCCCGGTTACTAATAGAATTCTAGTTTTAGCAAATTCTACACCTTCTGTATATTTTTTAAGCTTCATAGTTTATATATTAAATTTTCTATAACAAAAACACATTTTGGTTGTATAAACTTACATGGGAGCTAGCAGAGAAACATTCAACATTTGGTTAGATATTAGACAGAAAAAATGGACCAAAGTTAAAATGAGTCTAAAATTATTATTTGTTTTTAACAAAAAAAATTGGCGTCGTGAATATATTATCACAGACTCTTTTATTAGACCATTTAACAAAAAAATAGTGTGTAAAATATTTGGGCATAAATGGAGCACTGAAGAAGAAATAAGAGATGAATATGATAGATTTTATTGTTGGAAGTGTGGTAGGTGGCAAACAAAAGAAGAAAGACGAGATGATAAAATAAAAAGATTATTGAAATAGTAGAAAAAATAGATATTTATTTAATATATAAGTAATGAAATACCTCCGTTCTTTTTTCACGAGAAAATCAAAAGATGATAAAAAAAAACTATCTGATTCCTTAAGTGGGGGATCTGTTGAAGACTATGATGGGGTAATTAGAGAGGTTGAATATTTTACAACTGAGGAGATTAATATAATTAATGAAAAGATAGAGTGTGGTAATCTTTTAAGGCCTCGAACACTAATGAATAATCATTATAAGTGTAGTCTAATTAGTATTACATTTGGAGATTCCAGACCATATACTGATAATACCAATCATCACGAAATTAGAAAATTTAAGCATGGCCAAAAAAGTATTTATACACTATCTGGATATAAATACGATTCACATTTTGATAATGTAGATGACATATGTGAGGTGGTTAACAGTAGATTACTACCATCAAAAGTATATTATGCATTAGGGGTAACACCAACACAATGGAGTCAGTACGGATATGAAGATATTGAAAAACTAATACTTGAATACTCAGTTATTAGAAACAATAAAGTTAATGAATTTAGGCTAAAAGAGATTGCAGATGAACTTGAAGTTGACTTTGAATTTGCAAAAGCTCGTTTAAAATTTCTTAGGGTTAGTTTAGAGTAAACAAATATTGATATTATTGGTATAAAATAAATGATGTGGAATACTGAAAGAATTAACCTTCTATCAAATGATATTGAAAATGGAAAATCATTAAAATCAATACTTCGCGATATTTCGATTGATTCATTACTAGATATTAATTCAGGTGTTCCAATTTTTCCATTTTATTTACCAAATAATGGTAAAATTGATGTTAATATGAGGTCCGATAATGTACCTTTTCAGCTAACAGATAGTGAAATGAGAAATTATATTCTATATTATCAAAATCCAATTTTTTTATATGAGATACTTAAAAAAAATTGGCCATTTAGAGAGGGAGATAAGGAACTTATATCAACACATGAGAAGTTATGGATAGATAATTATTATAAGAATCGATTTAATTTAAATATATCCACATCAATATCAGAAACATACAAATTGTCTTTTTTTTGCGCCTTTCATTATTTGCTTTTCAATAATAATAAATCAATTATTGTATTTAGTAACTTTTCCTATCTGGGTGCTTCAGATGAAGAGGTTAATTATTTTATAAATAAGTATTATAGGATAGTGCCATTTTATCTAAAGCCTGGTATATCAATGATTAAAAATAATAGTATTTTATTTGATAATAATACTAAAATAACTATATTGAATTATGATAAATCAAAGGTATATGATGCAGATTTTGTTATAATTCCAGATTTAGATAGTATTGATAATACTGATTCTATTTTTGTTTCAATGTTATCTAAGTCAAAAACAAGGATGGTAGTATGTACTAAGAAAAATATATGTAATTCAAATTCTTTTAGTATCTTTGAGAGGTTAAGTATATTAGATTATATTAGGGAAGAAAACTTGGATAGTTTAATATATAATAAAAATAATATTTAAAATGGCATATTCGGAAAAAGTTATTGACCACTATCAGAATCCAAAAAATGTTGGGACTCTCGATAAGTCAAAATTAAATGTAGGAACTGGATTAGTCGGTGCTCCTGAATGTGGTGACGTTATGCGACTTCAAATAGAAGTTGATGATGTTGGAGTAATAACTGATGCTAAATTCAAAACATTTGGTTGTGGATCTGCTATTGCCTCATCCTCACTTGCAACAGAATGGCTTAAAGGTAAAACAATTGAGGATGCTGTAAACATTGATAATATGTCCATAGTAGAAGAATTAAATCTCCCTCCTGTTAAAATACACTGCTCAGTATTGGCTGAAGATGCCATCAAGGCTGCAATTGATGATTATTTAAAAAAGAATAACCTTCCGGGAATAGTTTGAACTGATTACTAGCAATCATAATTTTAAACTAAAAATAATCAAAAAATAAATTTAAAATTATGAAAACAAAAACAATCATATTAGAAATAAGAGCCGCTGAGGGCGGGCAAGATAGTAAACTACTAGTTGAAGATATATCAAATATTTATATCAAATCAGCTAGAAATAATAACTTTGAATATAAAGTAACTGAACAAAGAAGTGGTCTTTGTATCATCTGACTAACTGGTAACGGAGTAGATAAATATTATCAAAACGAAAGTGGATGCCATAGATGGATTCGCATACCTCCCACTGAACGGAAAGGACGAACACAAACCTCTATTATTAGTGTTGCCCTAATTGATCCAAATGATGAGTTTAAATATAAAATGGATAAATCTGGTGTAATAAAAAACTATATAAGGGGAACTGGAAATGGTGGCCAAGCTATTAATAAAACTTCAAGTTGTGTGCAACTTATACATCAAAGTACAGGCATAATGGTCAAATGTCAAGAAACAAGGGACAGAAGTAAAAATGAAGAATTAGCTTGGATAAAATTAGAGGAAAAACTTAGAGACATAGATAAGCAAAAATATGAGTCTAATCTCTATTATAAAAGATTTGATCAGATCGGATATTCCGATAGGTCAGATAAACGCCGAACGTATCGTATTAAAGATGATATTGTCACGGACCATATAACTGGAAAAAGCTGTTCATATAAAGATTTTTCTAGAGGAAAATTAGAACTAATTTGTTAATTAAAGGGAGTTTACTCCCTTTAATTTTTCAAAAAATTCCATACTATTTTTAAATCCTTTTTGTGTATTTAATATCCTTTTTGTTATACAAAGATTTTGTATATCTGCTATTATTTTATGTGATATATTATTTTTAAACCCTTCTAAAATTGATACTTTGTGATCTATTGTTGGATATTTATCATCATTATAATTTAATTCTAAATATCCTAGTATATATTCATTATCATAATAATCAAACCCATTCCATTTTTCTACTAATTCTTTTTTATTTCGTCTAGTTAAATTTCTAACTATCCTTCTATAATTTTTATATTCACTACTATCTTCAATATTTGTATATTTTTGATTATTTTTAAAATACCTCGAAACAGACAGTGATATTTTTTCTTTTATTTCTGGATTTTCCTTATATAATTGAATAACTGATTTTTGAATTTTTTCTTTGACCCATTCTTGCTTAGATGGATTTTTATCTCCTGTTTTGGATATTGAGCATTTAAGTTTGAATTCACTCGATGATCTTGACTCCTTAAATTTTAAAGATACATTCAACGATTCTTTTATTTTCAACTTATGAGCTTCTGATAAAGTTTTTCCTGCCATCATCTTTGACTTATTTATATTTGCACATTTTCTACACCCACTATTTTTTTTAATTGATTGATTTAATTTGCCTTTTGTTTTATACAATAAATCAATATTACATGATGGGCATTTTTTAGTAAACATAATCTTTTAATTATTTTTTAATATAATTTATATATTGAAAATATATACGCCCATATGGATAAAAATTCAAAAACAAAAAAAGAAAGGAGAAGGAAATATAATTCTGATAAAATATCAGTTCAGATATATAGGGAAACTCATAGTAAATTAAAAAAATATTGTGAAAGTAATCATATTATAATGAAAGACTTTTTAAATGAAATAATACTTAAAAAAATTAATTAAAAGTGAAAATAAGCATTTATGAAAATAAGAAAGTAAATAGTGGAATTTTATCAAAAAAAAGTGATAAAATTGAAATAAAAGAGGGTAGGTGGATTCAAGGTAATATATCACATCCAATGGAATATGATAGAATCTATTGCTTTGATAAGAGATATGCTTATTTTTTGTATCATTTCGGAAAGAGAACACCAAAAAGTGGAATTTTTATTTCACTAAATTGGTTTCAAAATCAATTTTTTTTATTTATGCAGAAAGATCATTGGTTATTTAATAGTGATAAAATATGGAATCTCATAACATCAATTTTATCCATTATATCAATTATCATATCAATACTTGCTTTAAAAAAATAAAAGATTATACCTGATAGAGCTATTGGCGTAATATATACTCCTATGATGATACCATATCTAGGAGAAAAATCTAAATATTCTAACTTTATAATCCCAAATATACCAACTGATATTTCAACCTATGTTGAGCCTTTTGGTGGAATGTTTGGGATTTATTTTTGCTTAGATTTAGAGCAATATACTAACACAAAATTTGTGTATAATGATATTAACCATCTAAATTATAATTTGTTTAAATATTTGAAAGATGAAAATTTCTTATGTCACCTAAAAAATATTAAAGTTGATAAAATATTTTATGAAAATGCTAAGCATAATTTATATAATTGTTCTGATTCAGAGAAGGCAATTTATTGGCTAGTTATTTTAACTTGTAGTGACTCTCAAGTTAATGTTTTGGAAAGGAATTGGAAAAATGATTCTGAATTTGAGATATTAAAAATTAAAATAGGACTTAATAAAAACTATTTTAGAAAAATAGATTCTATTAATAATCAAGATTATAAAGAAATTATAAATAAATATGATTCAGAAAATTCATTTTTTTATATAGATCCCCCCTATTATAATAAGGAATCATATTATATAAATCATGATTTTGATAATAATGATAAGCATTTAGAATTATCAGAATCTCTAAAGAGAATAAAAGGTAGATTCGCTCTAAGTTATTTATACTTTTCAAAATTAAGTGAATGGTATAAAGGATATAATTTTTATTACTTTCAAACATTTATGGGTAAAGAAACGTTAATAACCAATTTTTAATATATAAAAAAAATGTTTATGTAAATGCCTATACCAGCAGCAGGGCCTCTAAGTACAAATATAATATCGGATGAAGTTGGATACACAATGAGCTACCCACACAATCTTGCTGGTCCACTGAAATCAGATAGTAGTCCAGGCACGTTCTCGCTTACATATTTTTTTCGAAATGGTAATGTTGCAACGGCTGGAGTAACACAATCTGCTCCTTTTGGTATGAGTGCATTTTATGGACAGGAAGCTATATATCGATGTGTTACATTTACTGCTAGTGGTGCTGTTGTTGGAACTGCCACAGTTGTTAGTTATTATAAAAATTTACAGACTGTAACATTTTCTTCAGACAGAAAATCTTTCTGTATTAGGCAAAACTGGGATGGACAAATGGCAATTAGTAATGTTCTTGCCGGAACGTATTCAATTGGAACTACTTGTAGTGCAATAACTGGACAATCTGTAGTTTCTGTTAGTGGTGTATATACTTCGTATGGGGTCAGGGTTTATAATATTGGTGGGTATGATATAAATGGAAATACTGCGATTGGTAGTGTTTTGGCATTTTCTGCATCTACCTCATTGGTTGGTGGTACATTTACAAATAGATGGTGGTCAAATCCAGCATCAAATGCTACAGATGGTCGATTAAATATGACTGGATTATGGAATGATTCTAATGTTCCAGTACCAGGAACACCACAAACACAATATGTTGGAAATGGATATTTATCATTTTCGATAAATGCCACCGAATCCAGACCCTATTATGTTGGAATAGGATCAGATAACCACATGACAATTAAACTTGATGGAGCAACCTGTATTTCACAAACTGGATCCAATGTGGCTAGTAATAATGACTTTAATTTTAAATATTGGAATATATATCCTATTACATTTTCAGCTGGATTCAGATTGTTGGAACTTATAAATACTAATGAAGGTGGAGTTGGGTCAATGGGATTTGATATTTATGATAATAGTTTATCGTCTTTACAAAATGTTTTTGCGAATGCAATTCCAAATTCTTCTGCAACACCATCTGGATTAAATTTATTATATACGTCTGGAGCATTTAGAAACAGTGGTACATTTTTTCAAAACTTAGCGCTTACTTGTCCAACTATACCGACTACAACCACAACAACTACTACGACCACAACAACTACGACTACAACAACTACAAGTACGACTACGACTACGACTACGGCTGCATTGATTGGAGTTACTATAAGTGCTTGTTTTGCAAGCTCATCTGATGGTAATGGTGATGTGCAGGCATATGTATATTCTAGTTTGCCTGTTGATACGAACGTAAGTGTCACATTAAGATGGGAGGGTGACCTTAGTGGAGTAGATACCGGTACAGCAGTTATACTTTCTGGTGACTCTTGTGCTGCTGTACTGCTAACTGGATCGGCTGTAGCGGGAGAAAATGCATCATTGACTGATATAGCATTAATATCTCCATTGTCCTCATCAACACAAACCTACAATACCGGATCAGCATTCCCAAGTGGAAGTTGTATGGCATGTTTTTAGATATTTACAACTTGTTAATAATTGTTTTTAACCCAACTAATTAATTTTAATAAATTGCCAGCGTTGTGATTGTATTTATCTAGTAGAGATTCTAAGAATTGTAATCTACCTTCTTTATATTTCTCACCAGCGAAGCTATATTCATTATGAATACCCTCTTCCCACTGTAGTAAATCATCAAATCCCTTCTCAACAATACTCATATCTAATTTGTTAAACTTTTCAGATAGAGAAGTTGTAGATTTATGTGTTTTGGTATCTAAAATGGCTTGTTTGATATCTAATATATCAGGGCTGTTTTTTTCTTGACAAAGGCTGACAAAGAATTCAGCGCTCTTTTCTTCATTATTAGTTTTGGTTGGATCATATACAATATCATGAAATAAAGCAGTTAAAATAAGTTTATCATATTCTTTTTCAGATACCTTTCCTTTATAAGATTCATTGATATCAGATGTTAAAGACGATAAGTGATTTAAATTATGATAAGATCTATGTGATTCGTTCCACATTCCTAAGAGAACATTAATATCTGCTTTAATTTTCCATTTGTCCAAAATATTTTGTAAATTCATATTTTTAATTATTTTTTGTATCTATTTCCCTTTCATTAAATTATCATTCGTCCACAGAGGACGAAAATTTTCTCTGAGTATTTTTTATTTAATTTCTTTCCCTGTTTAACATAATGTAAATTATAGGAAATAGAATGATTATATTATTTCTATAGGTAATGCTATTCTTTAGTTTTTATTTTAAAACATTCTTTACATGATATTTTTTAAAATCCCATTGATCTTTTTCAAGTTTACAAATGGAACATATTCTCATTTTAAATATAATGTTTTTATTATATATTAAAATGTGTATCTCGAATCTTTTTGATTATAATAATCTTTATAACGATCCCATTTATCCTTTTTTTTCTCTTTTTCCCTTTGTTCCATTATTTTTCTCCTAATTATCTCTTCAAATTGTTCTTCTGATGGCTTAGATGGAATGTATTTAACATTTCTTTTAAGTAATACAACAAAGTCATAATAGGTAACATCATTATTTTTTTCAAAAGATATGGTTGTTCCTTCAACTTTATATTCTTCTCCACTTACAATAATAATTTCACCATCTAGTGGCTTTCTAATTGGGGTATTGGATTCAATTGAATCAACATCGGATAGAATTTCATTTAAATTATTTTCTCTATCTTTTTCTACAACATTTTCTTTTTGATATTTAAATCTTAGTCTGTACTTTATCATAGTTTATACCATATTTAATTCATGAATACTTTTGTTTTTAATTAGCCTATCTAATACGTCGACAATCAAATTAGAACACGAAATGATTTTTAGCCTATCTGATTTTTTATCGTATACAGATCCAATTGTATCAGATACAATTAACTCTGTTAATTTAGAATTTTCTAGGTTCTCCATTGCTTTACCGCTCAAAATACCATGTGTGGAAATTGCCCTAACACTTAGAGCACCATTTTCTATTAGAATTTCAGACGCTTTTTTAAGTGTACCTAGTGTATCAGCCATATCATCTACAAGTACAACATTCCGACCAGAAACTTCCCCAATTAACTCCATTGAATGAATTTCATTTGGCTTAATTCTCTTTTTATTAATAACCGCAAATGTTGCATCAGGAAATGCTTTAGCAAAATCTGTATTCTTTTTAACTGCACCATGGTCCGGTGAGCAAATTGTCAAATTTTCTAAATTTAAAGATTTAATATATTTGGTAAAAATTTTATTACCATTTAAGTGAATTACGGGTGTGTTATAGAAACCTTGTATTGAAGAAGCGTGCAGGTCGATTGTAATTAATCTAGTCATACCAGTTGCTTCTAAAATATCAGATAACATTTTAGAACCAATTGATGACCTAATATGATCTGTTTTATCTTGTCGTGAATATCCTTGAAATGGGGCAATGAGTGTGAACGATTTTGCTCCAGCTCGCTTAGCAGCGTCGATGATGAGTAAGGTTTCAATTATTGCATCTGATGAATTTGTAGTTTGAATGAAGAAGATATCTTCTTCCCGAATGGATTCTAAAAATCTTGGAAGTATTTCACCATCAGAGAATTTTTCAATTGAAAGAGTTTCGGGTTGTATACCACTGAATTTTGATTCAGTCGTGTCATCATAATATTCTTGTAATAATGTAATAATTTTTTTTGATAATACTGGATTTGAAGTACCATAATAAACTTTCATAATTGTATTTTATTTGATTATATGCTCAATCAAGGCATTTCTATAACTGCTTGTTGTTGGTCTATAAGTTCTTTTATATAAATTTATAAATTTTTTAATAGACTTATCTTTTTTGGTATGTTTAAACGATATCCATTTAAATAGTAATGAATATTTTGCTTCCATAGAGAGTGAGTCCCACCAAATTAGGTTAGGGCCATGCATTTTATTTTCTAAAGACTTATACCTATTAAGTAATTCTCTTCTTTTTCGCTCTCTTGTGCATAGATTTTTACTCATATTACAAATATACGAATTTTTTTTATACTAATGAATTTTTTCCATTAGTCAAAGGAGTTAATATTTTTTTTAACTTATTGTTTCTCATATCACTACGAATCTCATTTGCAATAGATTGAAAGTCTTTAGTGTCGGAATATCCAACTGTTCCTCCAGAATATCCAGTTGCTCCAGAATATACTGTTCCGGAATATCCGGTTGCTCCAGAATATCCAACGGCTCCAGAATATCCGGAATACCCAGTAATACTTGATGTTGTATATGTTACTGTTCCTGTTGCCACACCAGGCACTCCTTTCACCGTACCATGTTTACTTTTGTTATCTACTCTATCAATACTTAAAACTTCCCAATTTTCTAAAAATTTTGGTGTGTTTAAATATACACATTTTAGAGTACGACGATCCGAATGATCTGGCACGGCTTCTATATGAATTTCAGTGGATTGAGAATCCACTACTAATTCATATTCTTTATTACTTATAAACCCAAGTGATGATTTACCTATAAATTTAGCTTTTAATGTTATCATCTATTATTTTATTAATTTTATTTTCCCTATCCTTTGACTTTTTATAAAATGGAGTTTCCTCTCTCATAATCGAGAGATGATTTTCACCATAACATTTTTCCCAATGTTTGTGGTATAATTTTATTTGATTTTCTAAATCAATTGATTTTCCTTCTATTGTATCTTTGTAAGATTCGATAATTATTCCACTCATATCATCTGCATGATAGATATCTTTTTCATAGAACCATTGAGATAGTTCTGATCCAGTCCATAATCCCCATGCATTTCTTATGGACCTACCATCTAATTGATTAGGTGGTATATTCATTTTTATTAATTCTTGAATTGCCTCTTCTAATGTTTTAGGTATCATATTTTAAAGATTAGTACTACCAAATCCACTTTCACCACGTATGCTATCAGAAAGTGTTTCTGATTCTATTAAATCAATATGTGGAATTGGCATAATTATTAGTTGACCAACTCTATCTCCTGCAGTGTATAATGAGTGTGAGTCTTTTGCACTTTTAACTATCTTAAATCTTAGTTCAATTTCCCCTCTATATCCACTATCAATAACTCCAACCGAATTTGATAACAACATATCCTTTTTTGAGTTACTACTTCTTGGAAATAGTAAACCAACATATCCATAGGGTATTTCAATAGCAAGCCCAGTTTTGTAACTAACATAATCTTGTGTAAATTCGACTGATACAGCAGTTAGATCCATACCAGCGTCTCCTTCTTTGGCATATGAAGGTATGACAGTATCCTTGTGTAATTTTTTAACTCTAATATTCATTTTTAATAAATTTAAAAGTTATATCACTTTTTTAATATATAGTTTAAGTAAAATTTTTTATCTATTTAGAAACATTTAAAGTTGAAAAGGAATTTGATTACATAACAAATTCTGGTAAAAAATCAAAGAGAAAAAGAGTATCAACACATGTTAGACTACAGTGTAATAACTGTAATATATTATTTACAAAAGAGGCACATGACTTAAATCCCAAAAGAAGAAATAATAACTATGAGCATTTTTGTGGAAATTGTGGAAATGTCTTTAGCTTAGCCACCAAATCTTATAATAAGAAGAATCCAAATAAACATGATCATCTTATTGGATCAAAAATTATTGATAGTAATGGATATGTTTGTATATATGTGGGATCAAATTATAAATATTTAAATAAATTTACTTCTTCTGTATATGGTGGGAGAATAAGAGAGCATATTTTTTTAATGCAGGAGAAAATTGGAAGACCACTTGAAAGGGGTGAGGTTATACATCACATAGATGGTGATAAACAAAATAATGATATATCAAATCTTGATTTATGTACAGTACAAGAACATAATAATTGCCATGCAAAGGCTGAAAAAATTGTCTTTGAACTATATAAAAGGGGGATCGTTGGATACAACAAAGAAAATAAGCAATATTATCTAATTTGAAAGTTTGTGGATCCAGTTTCGCTGCCTAGTGATTATATAGACGCCAATATAGTCTCAGTCCATTTTTTTACTCCATCTAGACTATCTACTATCCAAGTTTGAACTTTTCTTTGTCTTTCTGACCTTGCGTGACGTGAAGATTGGTGATTTGTACACATTTCAATCATCCACCATCCATCCTCAAATTTATAAAAAATAATGTATCCTACATTATTTCTATCATATTTCATATCAAAACTTACACATGATTCAAACTCATCACTACGAAACCTTTTAAGCTTTTCATATCCTATGCTAGGTTCTACTAAATCAATCAAATACTTAATTTTATCAATTTCACCATCAGTTATTTCTTCTACTTTGTTATTTGATAATAGATTTTCGAATTTATCAGAATTAATATGGTTTACCAAATCACTACTTTCTGATGAAAAAGACTCCAAGTATTTACCAATTTGTGCTTCAGTTTCCTCAGGCTTACTTGATTTGCTATAAATATACAAACCAAGCTGATTGTCACCACTATAATGAATCAATTGCCATTTATATTCAAATCTATCTAATCTATTTGTTACTTTTGATATTTCTTCTAGTAGACTTTGAATAAATTTTACTTTAATAATAGTATTATTAAGGGTAGTACTACTCGATGACTCTGTATCAAATGGATATTCTGTTATAAATAAATAACCAATGAATCCATTTTCCTTATTTATTCCATAAGAAAAATATCCATTAACAGGATCAGCAGGTTCGACATTAGGACCATCTTCAAATCTCTTTAAATTTAGAGATTCTATTAATCCTTGCATTAATAATTCTACATCACTTTCTAAATCTTCAAAACCATCAAAGGATTCAAACTTTTTAATCTTCATAGATTATATATTAAATTCACAAATCAATATGAACCTATTCTTACTTTTCCATTAATTGATTTATACTTTTTTCCTCTTTCTAGAAGGGCAACAGAACCATCTAGTATATCTACTATTTTCCATTTCTGAAACCAATTTAATATTATAGTATCACCAATTTGGTACCATTTACCCTTATAGAAGAAAGAATATATATCCATATAATTACTGATTTATCTCGAAGTGCATCGCATCATAATTACGATCTTTACCATAACTCATAAACCCATGTTTATAAAATGTATCTACCATGAATTTATATTCAGGTTTTGAAAATTGGGCATTTAACCATTTGGTTTTCAATCCATTACGAGATGGATCTAAATCAATTGCGATTCCCCAAGCATGTCTTGATAGATATGTATATGCTAATTCTAAATTACCAGCTTTTAAAGCGGCTGCATGTTTGGCTTCAGTCCCTCTCATTGGTCTGACATTTGTTATTCCACCAAATAGATCTAATCCAAGGCGTTTAATTTCCTCAAGACCATAATGCGCAAGTATTTCTTCAAATACCTTTGTAAATTGTGGGGCTACTAATTTATGACAAGAAGTTGAATGAACTACTGTGTCTGGTGCCCATGCTAATCTCATTGGATAAGGAAATTTAAGTGTGGTGGATAAAGCAGGATCACCAGGCTTTCCATACTTATCCATAATTTGTTTTACTGTTAACATAAAAATTATTATTTTTTTTTTATATATCAAAACTTCTTATCTTTGTGTGATGTATAACAGTATGTTGTGTTGTAAAATATAATTGCATTTTTGATACCAGTCTTGACTGGGTAGGTTTCTATTGAAAAAAAATTATATTTTATGAACTATACAACAAATATAGATGAGCTCATTTCCATTAGAAATGAGGCAAGGAAAAATAAAAATTGGAAAGCCGCTGATGAAATTAGGGACTATTTAGATTCCCAAAATGTTTTTATCTTTGATCATCCCAATAATATACAAGAGGTTCTTCACCTCCCCGAATCCTATTTTAATCATAGTTATTTTTATAATATTGACGGTGTTCAATGGGGTGAAAATAGAATCCAAAAAATAGAACGACTGTATAATATTAAATTTAAAAACAAAAGACATTTTGTTGAGTGGAATATTCGTCAAGAGAGATTAGCAGAAAGTAGATTTGAAGCCTGGTTGTATTCAACTTTAAAGTCGTCCTAATAAATTTTTTTAATTTAAGAAAAATTCATATCTTTGTAAAACAAATCAGAATTTTCTAATATATAAACAACAATGAAGTTTATTTCAACATATTCACTCTTATTATCAGCTCTGCGAAAGTGCTGATAGTGGTATGCTTATAACTAATTGAAACCCTCGGCACTTGTGTCGAGGGTTTTTTTATTGCTAAAAAATCAAAATAAAAAATATGAATTACAATCCGAAAGAAATAGAATCAAAATGGCAGAAAGTATGGGAAGAAAATCAATCTTTTAAATCAAATGATAAAGATGATAAAAAATATGTCGTCCCTATGTTCCCTTATCCAAGTGGTAATATTCACATGGGTCATATGAGGAATTATACAATATCAGATGCAATTGCCAGATATTGGAGAAACAAAGGATATAATGTTTGTCACCCAATAGGATTTGATTCCTTTGGAATGCCAGCAGAAACAGCCGCAATTACAAGAGGTGTTCATCCAATGGAGTGGACAAGATCTAACATTCAAAATATGAAAGATGAAATGAAAAGAATGGGTATTTCTTTTGATTGGTCGAAAGAAGTATCTACTTGTGAAGTTGATTATTGGAAACACGAGCAAAAATTCTTTATTGATATGTGGAAAGCCGGCTTTGTTGAAAGAAGAACTGGTATAGTAAATTGGGACCCTGTTGATCAATCTGTTATTGCAAATGAACAAGTTATAGATGGAAGGGGATGGCGTTCAGGCGCAATTATTGAGAAAAAAGAAATGACACAATATTATTTTAAGACAACTATGTTTGCAGATGATATGTATGAGTCAATTAAAGAGGTAGATGATTATTGGCCTGAGGTTGTAACTAAACAACAAAGGCAATTTATTAAAAATGGAATACAAAAAGATGGTATAAATATACCATTTTCAGACTGGTGTATATCAAGACAAAGATATTGGGGAACTCCAATTCCAATGGTACATTGTGACAAATGTGGAGTTGTTCCAGATGAAAGTATACCAGTGATTGCTCCACATGATGTTGTATTTGATGGTCATGGAAACCCAATTGCAAATCATCCAACATGGAAAAATTGTAAGTGTCCGAGTTGTGGGTCTGATGCAACAAGGGAAACTGATACAATGGATACTTTTGTTCAATCAAGTTGGTATTTTATTAGATATATTTCTGATATTATTGATAGTAAATTTGATTATGATATCATTAAGAAATGGTTTCCAATAGACTACTATATTGGTGGTTCTGAACACGCAATTGCTCATATGATTTATTCCAGATTTTTCTGGAGAATATTTAAAAAGATGGGTTATATACCAGATGATGTTGCAACTGATCCATTCAAAAATGTTATTACTCAGGGAATGGTCAAGAAGGATGGTAAAAAAATGTCTAAGAGTGCGGGTAATGGAGTATCACCTAAAGAAATAATTGAGACATGGGGAGCTGATACTTGTCGTATGTATATAATATTTGCCGCACCACCTGAACAGGATATGGATTGGTCTGATCAAAACATTGTTGGTTCTGCACGATTTATGAATAGGTTTTGGAGCGGACAATTCAGAAATGTAGAACATATTGTTGATAAAAAATCAGAAGAAATAGCTATTCAAAAGATAGAAATGATGAAGAAAAAAATAATTAATGTATATGAAAAAACATATAAATTCAATACAATAGTTGCAGGTGCAATGGAAGTTCATAATGCGATTAGTCGTCAAACAAATCCTGATATTTATAAAGAAGGCTATAGGGTTATAATCGAAGCAATTTCTCCGATATGTCCCCATATTTGTGAAGAAATAAAACAATCGTTTATTAGAGAAAAATAAGTAAAAAAAAGCTTGTAAATTCAGGATTTTTTCGTATCTTTGTGTAACAAATGAGGTAGATATAGAGGATTGATACTTTCATAATTCATTGATAATCAATATGGTAAAAATCACATAACACGTTGATTATCAGACATAAAAAAGATTTGGTGAGTATCGAAACTATTCGTATCTTTGTGTAACAAATCAATCAAAATCATCTAAAAACTTATTACTATGGCAACAAAAAATCTCTTTGATAAAGCAAAAAAATCAGCAACTCCTAAGACTACAAAAGCGAAAGACGAGAAAGTTCGGGTTCGTGTGAAAGACGCTGACTTCTTTGAAAAAATCCAAACTCTTGAAACTCTTCAAGAAAATATGAAGCGGGATAAGGCTCAGGCTGACATGATTGCCGATGAAATCAAGGAAATCGGTAAAGTAGAGTGGGCTAACGTGTATAACAAAACAGGCAAGAATCCTGGTTCGATTATGTTAGAAGCAAAAGATGGTGCTGACACTGCTCAAACTATGTTTGTTCCTTCTGACAAGTACATCACTATCAACGAAGATCGTGCTAACTACCTTGTTGAAACTTTTGGTGAAACTGCTGTTGAAGAAAAAACAACCTTCGCATTCGATAATGAAATGGTTGATAAATATGGTGAAGTTCTGTCTGGTCTGATTGAGTCTTGTGATGAAATCAGTGATGAAGATAAAGAAAAAATCATCAAAGCCGTTACTGCTTATTCTGTAGCGAAAGGTACAATCGACAAACTGAAAGACTACAGTGAAGATACCGATATGGAAATTGTAAGTATCGTTGAAGAAGTTAAGCCTGTAATCGCACTGAAAAATGTCGAAGTAATCAAGGGATAATAATAAATTTCTGGACTCAAATGAGTCCTTTTTTATTTTATGAAAAAATAATTTTTGTAATAAAAAAACATTTTGTATATTTGTATAAATAAATGAATTAAATATGAGTGATATTTCAACAAAACTGGGAGTTCTTCCCGAAGATTTAGCAAGTAAGATGAACAATCTTACTGAACGCGAACGTCTTTACTTTCAAATTATGTGGCCTAAATCAGGGGTACTTTATATTACCTCTAAACCAGGTATCGCTAAATCTGCTATCTCACGTTCAATCGCTGAGAAGATGGGTTTCCGGTACATGGATATTCGTCTTTCAATGGTTGATGAAACTGACGTAGGTCTTTATCCTTCTGTAAGTGATACTGCTGGTGTTAAATGTCTTGACTTCGTGGTTCCTCGTTGGGCTATTGAAGCGAACAAGCAACCAACAATTATTCACTTTGAAGAATTGAACCGTGCATCTCTTCCTGTAAGAAATGCCGCTCTTCAAATTCTTCTTGAACGTCAAATCGGTACCGAATTTAGGTTCAATGATACCGTATTAATGATGTCGTCTGGTAACTTGGGTGATGAAGATGGTACTGATGTCGAAGAATTTGACAACGCTCTTAATAACCGTCTTATTCACTTCTCACATACTTTAGGTGCTGATGAATGGATTGATAATTTCGCTAAAGAAAGGGTACATAGCACTGTTGTTTCTTACATCAGAGCGTATCCTGAAAAGCTGTATCAAAATCCTACTGAAAACACTAAGGCTTATGCTACGCCTCGTTCATGGACTTTCTTGAGTGACTTTATCTGTAAGAATTTCGGTAAGGATGCTTCTCCAAAAGTATTCCTTCCTGTTCTGAGAAATATCGCACACTCATTTATTGGTAACGGTGCTCAACGTTTCTTACAATACTGTGAAGAAATGATCAATATCACAATCCAAGATATTATCGACCGTTACGACGCAGTGGTAAAAGAGTTGGATAAATACAACCGTGATAAAAACTCCGAGTTGATCCAATCTCTGAAGGAATACGATATCAAGAAGTTTACCGAAAAACAACTTGATAACGTCACTAAGTTCTTGAAAAGAGTGGGTGATGATGAACTGACAGCTTATCTGTTACACGTTTTGGATAACGTTCCTGACGTATCTGATCCGAAGATTAAGAAGTTTATGATTTCGTTCAAAGATGTTCTCGTTAATATCAAACGAATCAACAAACCAACTAAATAATCTTTAGTTATAAGCTTAAACCCCTCTTCGGAGGGGTTTTTTTTATAAACATTATAACAAAACAAAGATATAATGAATAAAATTTCTTATATTTATGACAATACAGATGAACATAAAAAATGAGTTAGGTGATTTTTACTCAGAAAAAATGCAAGTTACATCTGATCAATATATGGAGTTAGTGGAGGTGTCTAAGAAATTTTATATAGAAGAAGCAGGATTTGAGATGTGGTTAGAAAATGGTTTCATGGTAATGTCTTCTGATATGGCACGAAGAAGTATATTATCAATAAATATATTAGAATACGATAAAGAAGAAGATGACAAACAAACAAACAATGAGGACAAGATTTAAAAAATTTGGTGGGGAGTTTATCCCTGATATAGTTGAGTACTTAAGATCTTATATAGAAAAGGATCCTAATGTAACTATTAGTGTTGGTTGCGACTCTATTCAGAGACGCAGAAAAACTGTCTACGCAGTCACTATTATGTTATATAATGGTGATATTAAAAATGGTGCTCACGTTATTTTCTTTAGAGAAAATCTTACTAAGGTAAGAGATAATTTTGATAGACTTCAAAAGGAATCAGAGTATGCTCTTTCTGTAGCCGAGATGCTTAATGAAGAACTTGAACCTTTCTTTGAAAGAAGAGACTTAGTTGATAAAGAAAGAAAAAGGTATAAGTTTCACATAGCTAAATGTGAAGGTAAATATGATTATGTTTCGTTACATAACGAAGATTCCTTTATTAATAACCTTCCTTTAAGTGAGGTTGAGAGAACTATGCCTTTCAAACTAGTAGATATTCATGTCGATTATAATCCATTTGAAGGACACATTGACAAGAAGGGTAATGCTAAGAACAAATCAAATATGTCTTATAGATCTATGGTTCCTTGGTTAAGGAGCTTAGGTTACCGGGTATTTGCTAAGCCTTTAGGTTTTGCGAGCACAAGTGCTGCTGATTTATTATTACAAGATTAAATATAAATAATGTTTATTATAGGAAGCCATTCAACAATAGATAAAAAATTTGAATTTAGTAATGAATATGTTTCTATGCAAGTGGATTACGATGATGTCAATCATATTGAAGTAGATGTTGCTATAGAGTACATAAAAGAAATTCTGGATAAAAACTGGAATAATAAACTATTCGAACAAAGGTTAAAAGAAAGAAATATATGAAAAAAATTAAAGTAAAAATATTAGGACTATCATATAGTCAAAGTCAAATTGGATCATATGTATTGGTTCTTTCTGAAATTAAAGGTGAGAAGCGAAAACTTCCAATGATTATTAAGCCAAATGAAGCTCAATATATCGCACTTAAAATGGAGAATATAGAAACTCCTCGACCATTGACTCAAGATTTATTTAAGTCGTTTACAGATTCTCTTGGTGCGGAAGTAAGTGAGGTTTATATACATGCTATTGTAGAAGGTATATTTTACGCTAAGGCTATATTAACTAATGCAATAGATAGTTATGAAATCAATTGTGGAGTTGGTGATGCTATATCACTAGCACTTATTTACAAATGTCCAATTTTAGTTTCGTCAGCAGTTATGGGATCCGCTGGTATCTATATGTCTGATGATGGTGAGATATCAAAAGAAAACCAAGAGAAGAATCATTCAGATAGAGAAATTACACCTGGCGTAACAATTGAAAATCTTGAGAAAATGCTTGAAAAGGCAGTTGAAAATGAAGAATATGAAATTGCTACTCAATTAAGAGATAGAATTAATCAATTAAAGTCTGGGGTTTAATATATAGATTATGGGACACAGAATTAAAAAATTTAACGAATTAACAAATGAGCTTCAAAAAACTATTAAAGAAGCCAAAGATAAATTGTTAAATGCTATTCTAACTGATACAGAAATATCTAAAGTAGAAAAACTTTGTTTAATAAGTGAAAATGATCTATTTAAAACAAATAGTTGGATATGTGACCCATTTCATGATGAATATTTTAAAGAATATGAAAGTCAATTAGCTAAAAAGGGGGTAACAAATCCATGTATTGATAGTTGGGTGCATAATAGAGATCCCTTTTCCAACAATGGAACCGTGCTATTCAGGTTTCTGCGACATGAAACTGTTAATTTAGCGGAAATACTTGAGTACATGGATGAAGATGATAATGATGAGTTAATTACCATTTACACGAATAGAAGAACAAGTGATACACTTAAAATATCAAAATATGAATTTGTAGATACTATCTATGATTGGTGTATAAAAAATAAGTGTATCGCATTTGAAATAGATTGGTAAATAAAATAAATCGCAACTTTTAATACCATTCTTTATATAATTAAAAATAATTGTATTATAGTGCGGATTAAAAAGTTCAATGAATCATACAATAAAGATATTTCATATTACTTATCAAAATTTACAGAAGTACATGGTGATAAATATGACTATCCTGATGTAGAAAAATTTTTTAAAAATAGTCAGTCTAAAATTAATATACATTGTAAAAAATGTGGTAATATATTTAATCAGTCTATATCACATCATATATGGTCTAAATCTGGATGTAGAAATTGCTATGGAAATGCTCCTAATACAATTGATAAAATACTAAATAGGTCAGAAAAAATACACGGAGTTGGTCGATATTCATATCCAAATATTACCAATGAAAAAATTTCAGCATTTAGTAAAATTACAATATTGTGTAATAACTGTGGTAATTTATTTAAACAATCCGTTGCTGCTCATCTAAATAAAAAAAATGGGTGTAATAGATGTGTTAAAAGTAAAGTAGAAAATCTAATAGAAAACTACCTAATATCAAATAACATTGAATATGTTTCACAACATACATTTGATGGATGTGTATATAAGAGAAACTTATATTTTGACTTCTTCATTCCTAAATATAATTTATGTATAGAGTATGATGGTGAACAACATTTCAAATCAAGAAGAGACAGAGGTAGTCATAGTTTAGAACTACAAAGTATTAAAGATAATATTAAGAATCAATTTTGTCTTAAAAATTCCATAAATTTAGAAAGAATTATATATACAGACAACCTTTCAAAAAAACTTAAGGAAATTTTAAATAAATATGGGTGTAAAGAAATTAAAAGTCTAAATGATGTTTCTATTTTATTTAATAAAAAGGCATCAAAATTTTGTTCCAAGTGTAAAAAAGAAAAAATTCTAGATGACTTTAACAAATCATCTAGAATGATAGATGGGTATAAATCATATTGTAGAGAATGCTCATCTGAAATGGGCAAAAAATACTATGATACAAAAAATAAAAATAAAAAATGATTAGCTACATTGGTGGAAAAAGCAGAATAGCTCCACAATTAATAATACCAAATATACCTAGTGATATTGAAATATATGTTGAACCATTTTCGGGTATGTTTTGGACCTTTTTTAAAATGGATTTGTCCAAATTTAATAAGGTAAAGACGATAGTTTATAATGATTTTAACCCATTGAATGTAAATTTATTCAACTGTGTTAGAAATTATGATAAATTTCATAGTATACTCAAAGATTATAATTCTCAAGATAGAGAATTATTTAATATTTCACAAAAAGAGATATTTGATAAAGATATAATTTTGAATATGAATACCCCAGATTATCATATAGCATCAAAATATGCATTGGTGTTGTCTCAAGTTTTCTCTGGGACAAATCCTGAGAAAGGTAAATTTATTGACCTAAAAGGTAAATATAAATCCAAATTCGACTCATTTAAAAACAAATTAACAAATCCAAAATGGCAGGCCTATTTCGATAAAATAACTGTTGTTGAAAATATGGATTTTGAAGATGTTATTAAGAAATATGATTCAAAGAAATCTTATTTTTATTGTGATCCTCCTTACTATAATACTGAAAATTACTACGCTAACCATGATTTTGGATTAGAAACTCATGAAAGATTAGCAAATTGTCTTACATCTATGAAAGGTAAATTTTCATTAAGTTATTATGACTTTCCACAACTATCTGAATGGTTTCCAAAGGATGAATATACTTGGAAAGAAAGAGAGTTCGCTAAAGCAGCAATGGCTAAAGCTGGAAAAGCACAAACTAAAGCAGTAGAGCTTCTTATAATGAACTATTAAAATGATACACTGTCATATTTGTTATACTGAAAATGTTGATCCAGAATGGGTTTGTGATAGATGTGAACAACATTATTGTGAGGATTGTTCTTATACATTTAGTCTTCATTATCAACATCAGGGAAACAGGTGTTATCAATGTGCTGATCAAAGTAGAAGAGAAAAATTACCAAATATAGATATATTAAGGGATAGGAAAATAAAAATATGGGCAAACCTTTTTTTATAAAAATTTTCAAAATCTATGAAGATAAAAGATATATTAAAAGGTATAAGAAATAAAAGGAATAGATTAAGAGTAGGATATGTTTATGCTCCTTATGTGACAGTTCAAAGTATATCGGTGATAACAAATTTTCCGAAAAAATCATTATCTTTGAAATATTCAACAAATGATATTAATTCAAACTACTTCTCAAAAATTACGATTGAAAAATGAATCTACTCTGTAAAATGGGATATCATAAGTGGAAATACGACACACAACGTATGGTAATAAATCCGATGGAGGGTGAAAACTGGGGATTGGATGATATTGAAATGGATTGTACTATTCGATTATGTGATAAATGTTGTAAAAAAGAAATTAATCGATATAGAGGTGAATGGAGAAAAACAAAATTTTACACTAAAGAAGAAAAGAGAGATATGAAGTTAAAAATTTTAATAGGAAAAGACGTATAAAAAATAAATAGATAAAATGAAAGTAAATCAACATGAAATTTAAACCAGGTGATTTAGTTATTAAAAATACTGGTGGTAATAAAATGAGAATAGTTGAGTGTAAAGACGACGGTACAGTTGACTGTGTTTGGGCGACAGAAAGTTTACATGAAGGACTATTCAATGAGAATGATTTAGTTTCTATGAATGATTATAAATCAGCTATCATAAACGAAAAACGTGATGATTTAATCAATACAATACTAGGTAAATAGTTATCTAATATTATATTTTAAAGATTAGTTACTCCAATTAAACTCCTTAGCAACTTTAGATAATTCACTATCTGGCTCGTATTCCAAGACGGAAAATTTTGGATTATAATATCCACAAATTTCAGATTTATCTTTAAAGAATAATTTATATAAACTATTCTTTTCATCCCATATAGAGTCGATATTATTATCACTTATAAATTTTTTAAAATCCTCACTGTTTATAAAATGACTACCAGATCTATATCTATCTATATACGATTCAGATATTATTTTTAACAATTTATTAGATGATTTTTTCATCATAGACTCTACTACCTGATACTTTTCATAGGCTTCTTTAGAATCAATTTTACTTGTATGATTTTCTAAAAATATTTTCAAGCTTTCTTCATCATATCCCCATTTTTCTAAAATATTATTGATTTTATTTTCTTCTTTAATATTTAAATCTTCTATATTGATTGATTCAATTTTTTCCTCAATGGATCTCCAATCCCTATTTGTTGATTTTAAAGATTCAAGTGCTTTCACAATATCTTTATTAGATTTTTGTGAAAGTAAGTCTGTTAAAGCTTCTACAAACATTTCTTTACCAACGATTCTAGTAGGAATCATAATCTCTGGTCTAGCAACACCAAATGAACGAATGCTTAAAAAATCATCCATCAATTTCATTATTGAATTTTTAAATTCATTAACTTCTAATTCTTCATTAGTTATTTTTACTGGGACTGGCTCTTGTCCAACTTTTGCTCCCGATACGATTGTAAATTTCCTCATGCCTTATATATTAAATTTAATTAATTAAAAATCCCCATTAAAGGGGATTTTATTTAAAGTGTTTGTTTATAAGATTGAACATCATTTCGTATTGATTCAGATGTTCTCCTTAACATTTGCATTATTTTCCTAACTCTTGTTCCTGCAGTTCTATTTCCTTTCACAAAAAATCTTTCAAATTCTTCTTCCAACTTATATTTCTTACCGTCAATTTCCACTTCTTCAGTAATTATTTTCCTAAGTTCATCGTACTTATCCATGTAGTCCATATAATTATTTTATTTTTATATATTGAAGATATAAATCTACCTAGTTATTTTTTAGTTGATTTAGTTGCTCTTTTCTTTGTTACTCCTCCGGCCTTTCTTTCTACTCCGACTCCTTTTGCTGCTGGTTTTTTAGCAGTTTTTCTTGCAACACTAGCCGCTTTCCTAGCCTCGACCTTGGCTGCACTAGACGCATTTACAGCCTTTTTAGTTTCTGCTTTTTTATTTATATCCTTTTCATTCTTCTTATATTCTTCTTGTTGATATTCTTCTTTTAGCTTTTTAGCCTGTTCTTCAGATAGCCCAATATACCAATATGGGATTGATTTATCCCACTTAGCAACTTTAACACTAATTGATTTTAAATCAACATTTTTATCATTTTGTATATCAGTAAAGGCTTGACTAACAATTAAACTTGTATATTTAGATAAATAGTTTTTCATACCTGCAAGTGAGTATATTCCTCTTTCATTTGCAATGCCTTTCATCTCAACATTCGGTCTTTTCTTGAACATCTCAAGTAATTCGTCTACAACCTCTTTTTTATTTGTTCTAGCCTCGTTTAATAAAAAATCGGAGAATTTTTGAACTTCCATAAAATAATTTTTATTTTCTTTATATATTAATAATTAATAACCAGAATTTCTTGGCTCTCACCCATATTTTTCTTCCTGGCCACTTTTTCATAGTCATGTTTTATATTAACCACCTTATATTTACTTAATCTATCCATAAATGGATTTTCTATGCCTTTGTGTACGGATACGCCACTTAATGCAAATCTGATACCCTGCTTATCTAGTATATCCAATGTATCATATAGATACTTTTCACTATCTTTAGACCAATAGTTATTGTATCCAGCTTCTGTTATTCCATAATATGGTGGATCTAAATAGATAAAATCTTCCTTAGTTAACTTATAAATTGAAAAGAAATTACTAAAATGATAGTTAGTAAAGGTTATATCCTTATTCCTCAATACATTACTATAATCCCTAATTTTCTTAATAGTATTGTCATTAATGGTTCTTTTGCCAAAGGTTTGATTAAATTTAAATTTTTGATTAAATCTCATCATATTATTGGTACATGAACTAACTAATGCGAAAAATAAGTAAGGATCAAATGTCTTATTAAATTCCTCCCTCACAGAAGCATATTGTTCCGGTGATGTTTTATCTATCTTATAAGATAATATCTTTTCAATCTCTTCTTCTATATTATCATCTTTAGTTGCTTTATATAGATTATCATAGAATTTAATTAGTGGACTTAATATGTCATTAGAAACCGTCTTATTGTAATCGGTATTGATACTAACTGATAATCCACCAGCAAAAACATCATAAAAAATTTGAACACTATCTTTGGATGGAAAATGTTCAATTAATTGTGTCATTATTTTATCTTTACTTCCACTATAATTTAAAGGGCTCTTCAATATCATTCTAAAATATCATTTATTTTTTTATTTCTAACTTGATTTTTTGCTAATGCTTTTTTTCTATCAAATGTTTCATGACAAATTGAGCAACTAAACTCATAAAATAAAACAGCATAGTCCACCCTATCAGTTAAATATACTCTACCGCTCATTATTTTATGTTAAAATGACTTTTAATTATTTCTTTGGCTATATCTTTAGATTTCAAGAAATATTTAGCACTACCACTAGTTCTTAATATACCCAGTGATGATAAGACCTTTACAAAGTCATTAGCATCCTTTTGTAATATATTATTACCATTTAACTTAGATAATTCAATGATAGATTTTGTGCTTGGTGCTTTATCATTGATTTTAGTATCAACATTATAAATAAGATCAATGATAGAATCATAAAGAATCCATTTTTGATAATTAGGATCTCTTTCGATTTTCGCTCTGAACTCATTATATGTTCTAATTTTATAATATCTATTAAAATAAACACCAGCAAGAATTACAAATTCAACCAATGTTGAAATAATGACAAAAAATAAAGTATTATTTTTATTTTCATTTTTTTTCTCACCACTTGACTCATTTATTTTAGACTCATACTCTTTTATTTTAAAATCTAGTTCGGCCTTAATTCTATTTATAGTTGTATCATTACTAACCAAATCAGTTCTTAATTGATCCCTTTCAATTTTTAAATCTCTTACTCTATTACGTTGTTGAGGAGTTAAGGGTTGAACCGCCTCTAGTGAAGTTTGTTCTTGATCTTTTTGTTCAATTTTACCTTTTATTATTTTAGAATCTTTTTCAATATCTTGAATTTTAATATTATAAATATTACTTAAACTATCTTCATATTTTTTAACATCTTGCTCAGCAATTACCTGTATTTGTTTTTCTTTAGTAGCAAATTCCTTAGCACCTGTAATAGATGCGTAAAATGATATACTAACAATTGCAAATGATAATAACATCAATGGATAGATATTTTTATGTACAAATGTCTTTAATTTAATAGCTTGTGAACTAAATTTTTGAAATATATCTCTTTTAAGTGATTCTAATCCACTTAATAATATAATAGACGCAATAAATACAACAAATGGATTATTAGTTATTGCTCCTTCTAGTATTTTAGATAGGAAAAAATAAGCTAAGAATATAGAAGAGATGTGTCCAAAAATAGAAAGGCCGAACATTACGGCATTAATATTTTTATACTCCTTTCCGAAGCTTTCCTCCTTAATAGAATCTTCTAATTTTTTATATTCATTTATATTCATTTTATTTTATTATTTTTTTTTACCAAGAATCCTCTCCATAAATGTAAGCTTCCGATTTCTCTCTTTATCTAATCTAGATTCTAGGTCTTTTTTAACTGAATTATATTCAATTTTAATACTATTCAACTCATTTTCAACTTTATTTAGCATCATAGTTGATTCATCTAACTGACTCTTTAACTGTTCATTCTTTGCGTAAATAGCTCTATAGAAGTTTTTATATTTTAATAATAAAAATCGAGACTCATCTTGATTTAGTCCCTCATTAAAATCTGAGGTCATTAAATAGTCTAATATGTCCTTTTCGGTTAAAAAGTCGTTTATCATAGTTACTATATATTTATTTTATTAAAATCCCATTTCCATAGATTTACCCTTAGTTTTTTTATTTTTCAACACCTCTATTATTCTTGGATTATGAAATTTATTCTTTTGTCCTAAATACTTACAAATTTCATCTACTGTAGACTTTTCTAATCTATCAACTTCTATAACATCAATTAGATTATTACACTCCAATAGAGTTGGGTCTATTTCATGTTCATCTGGTGTGTTTAATATTGTGACTATATGAAGACTATCCATATCAGAGGAAACCCCATCTACCATTTGTAATAGGTTATTAGTAAATATATTAGACTTGGTATAAGCGTGTGAGAAGAATATTTCACAATCATCTATTACAAGTATAGAATTTCTATATCTCTTAATTATATTTTTAAATTCATTACTATTTATAGTAACATCAATCATATTAGCAGGAACAAAAATACACAATTTATCAATATTTGAAGCAATATGTGTAATTAATGTTGTTTTACCTGATCCTCTTTCACCATATATAATACTCAATCCCTTTTTAGCATTTTTAATTGATTTTGTCAATCTTTTCGATTTTTTCATAACACTACTATTATAATAGAGATCAATATTATCATAATCGAAGTCTATTGGATCAATTGGTTCCAATTGCAATCCATCAGGAGTTAGTGTAAGTATATTAAATTTTTGCTGTACTCCATCTTGATAGTCAACTATAAAGGGTGATAGTGATTCTATTAAATTATTTGATTCTTTTTCAAATTCAGATTTGTAATAGATTGAGATATCTGTAATTACTCCTAATTCCGATGTTTTATCATACTCAACAAATGATAAATATATACCATCATTTATCTTTACTAATGATTTTTCGTTAATTATAGAATCATCACCAGTTGGTATTATTTCTTTGGATAAAGTTTTTGAAATTGATATTTTATTTACAAACTCAACAAATTCCTTTATTTTATAAGTACTATAAATTGATATTTTATTTGGAATACCATCAAAATCAGCGGCACAAAAGAGATAATCGTTTATTGATGGATCATCTTTATTTATATTTAAATTTAATTTATTATTAATCATGTAAAAAAAGTTATTTTTATTTTTTAATATATATGGAAAAATTCACCGTCCTAAAAATGAAAAATGATGTGGAGTCTATTTTAGCAATAAATCGTTATTTACTAAATAGTAAAAATGATATTAAAAAGAAAGAATTAGTAAGAGGATATTTAACTTCAAAACTAAATTCGATGCTAGAAAGTCCAAAAAAGGAAGTAGTAACTAGTCTTTTTAATATACCATTAACTCTACTTTCACTTTAGATTTGAGGCCCTTGTCCAAGGTCAATGATTGGACCACTAACTCCGGGAATAGCGGAAACGTTATTATCAAATTTACCAGCAGCTTTTTCTCTCTCTATTAGTTCCGCAAGGAAATTTTCTTTAGCTTTTTCCAACTTTTTTTGTTGTACTTTAATTGATTCGTTTCTTTTAGCAACCCTCTTTCTATGCTCTTTTTTATTTTTACCCATTGTATATTGTTTTTTATATTATAAAGATAATACTAACAGAAGTTTATATGTTTTAAACGGAATTTTCATTGAAAATCACCGTATATTTACTTTTTATTTCTTCTAAGTAATCTTCACTTACGTTAGGAACAAGTGTTCCATCGGGTAAATAAACATCATATATATAACTTATCAATTCAATGTTGGCTGTTCTTACCTGAGTAATCATTGGATCAATACTATTTAAAAACTCTACACTATCATTCTCATCAAATCCATCATCGGTTATTTCGGGTATTTTATACCCCTTTTCCATATTAGCTAATCTTTCTGTTAATTCATCAATTTCATCTTGTTTATCTTTTATTTCCTTAGCTGTTCCATTTGGTCTACGGTGTTTTCCAAATCCCTTCAACCAATTTAAATCCGCTTTAGCTGATTCAAGTTGCTTTTTAAGTGATGATATTTGTGATGATAGATTACTTGGCTTAACTTTTTTCTTTAGCTTTCCAACTAATCCACTGGCAATACTTTTTAACGATTTTACTGCACCGAAAATAGATATTAATATAGTTAGGGCTAAGTTAAGTGGAGTTGTAATGACATCAAACTTATTCTTAGGAAGTAAGTATGTTAAATTTTTAAGTGGATCTAAATACTGTATAACATCCATTAACTTATCTACAATTTTAGATATTGCATCTACAATTAACATAACTAATGATATTGCTGCTGGTACATTAAAAGATGGTGGAGAAACTAAAACTGCTGCTCCAGATATTGCGGTTGATATTTGTACAGATATTTTTATAAGATCCTGTATTAAATCCTTTTGTGATTTAACCATCAACATAGCCGCCTGCCTAGTATCATCTTTCATTTTCTTTACTTGGTCATAATATTGACTGGTTTTTGGTAATGGGTATATATGATTATCACGGCCAAACTTTGCTAATTGTTCTTTTTCATTTGCAATTGAAGCGGTTAGTCCGCTTATTCTACCATCAATCATCATTTCAGCATCTTCCTTACTAAGACTCGGAGTTTTCGCCCTAATTATATTCTTTGCTATTTCATTATCTGGAAGGAAATTAGAAGCAATATCAAAGTTGATACCGTAAATAGATTCTTTTAATTTATTAATGTTATTTTCTAATTGAGTAGCCATTTAAGATTTATATCTTTTGGATATATATTTATTCCACTAGTTTACAATCAAATTTTTTAAATTGAAACCATAATTTTAGGTGTTGTATGATAACATCCGTCAGTTATCTGTATTTTAAGGTCATGTTCCCTACAATAAGCATTGCATAATTCATAATCCTCATTTTCATCCAAACTAGAGAAGAATCTATTACCATCATTATCATAATAAACCTCAAAATCTTGATTATAATAGTGATTAACGTATTTAATGATATAATCAGCAGCCATCATATCACTATTAAAGCAATGTACTAAGTTATATACATCATCTATAAAGTCACTATTTCTTACTATAACACAATATATTGTAGGATCATTATCCCACTTTTTAATCATTTCTTCAGATGAAGATTCATTAAATCTCTTTATCTTCATCGGTAGTAGGTATGTTTTTTTCAGACACTCTAAAATTAAAGTCATCTGCTAGTTCAAATTTATACTTAGCTGATAATTTAGAGCTTATATCACCACCACTAAATCTAACTATAATATTAAAATTAATAAGTGGTTTGTCATCCATTTCTAAATTTACTTTAATAGTAAAATCATTATTTTCTTCTTCTTCATCAACTAACATCTTAACATGATAATCAAAACTAACTTTTAAATCATCATATACCTGTCTAAAAAAGTCTCTTGATGGTATTTGATTAAATACATTTCCATTATTTCCCAAGTAATATGTCATTCTTTCAGAACATCCTAGTTTTTCAACTAATGTTTTGACTAATTTCATTTTAACATTACCATCAGCTAATTTGAAACCATTATCTAGCTTTTTAATGTCATCTAAGTTGTTTTTAGTTATTGATTCAGTTAATAGATGCTCCAGTATCTTAGAATTTAATATAAATACTTTTGTTTCCATCCATTCATTATAAACTCTTTCAACATCCATGAAGCAATTATCACGATTTTTCCAAATTTCACTCATTAAATCATGAAAATTAAGAATGTTTTTGTTAAACTCTTTGATAAATTCACCCAAGTGTTTAAACCTAGGATCTCTGTGTTTTATTTCAAAATATCTGAACCAATCTAAGGAATCTATTCTATCCTCGTCTATAAATTTTTCAATATGGATTTGAATATTCTTATTTGCATTGTCATATATAGTTCTAACCCATTGTTGAACTAACTTATTCCATTTCTGAATATACTCTGGTCCATATAACTTATCTATTTCATTTCCAATTAAATCATCTGCAAATGTATTAAAGCTTGCAGTTTTATTCACAGTAATATTCTTATTTAAATAAAATGAATATTGTCTACCATCAGTTAGTTCTAAAACAATATCTTCAGTATGGTCCTGATCTTTATTTGGACCTATCCAATATACTGCAACTACCATATCCTCGGTCACTTTACCATCTGGTAAAAGTTTATCTATAATGTTTCTTGCTAGTATTCTAGCATTAACCAATTTATTCCAATCTTCTTCAATATTAAAACTAACCTCATCAAAAAATCCATTTAGTTTAGAAATTTCATTATCAACTACACATTTATTATCAACAAATTGACCTAGATGTAATCTATTTTTAGCCAAAACCATATTTTTCAAATCTGTTAGAAAAACTCTTGAACTCTCACTGTATCTAGCTTTTAATCCTTTATCTAATATACCATCTAGAAAAGAATTATTTATCAACAGCATACTTACACAAATTTCATGTATTATATTTGTTGGCTTATAGTAGCTCTTTTCAACTGATTCCAATAATAAAAAATCTAAATATTTCTTAATCATAATGATATTCTTGCGTCTTTTTTAATATGTGACTCTTCTTCCTTTTTATCGTGACTATATATACTTTTAACTTTATTGTATATCTTTCTTCCTTGATTCCAACTCACATCCATTTTAACATCATCAACTTCAAGAATATAATGGCCTATTGGACTTCCCATTATATTAATATCGTACCTAATAGATATGTTAAATCCCTTCACATTGAATCGGAATTTAGAATATGATTCGTCATTGATGATATCTGATGATTTTAATTCATCAAGATTCTTTAATATTTTTTGCGCAATATCAGAATCTTTATTCCAAAAAGCATATTCTTTAATATATTTCATCTTATTCAAATTTAGTTAATTCATATACTTGACCATGATAATTACATTCTGAACAAGCAAAATTTCCGGAATAACAATCAGAGTCGAATATATCCGAATCACATTTTGGACAAACTCCAACTAAATTATCATCCCCACTTGATTCTTTAATTTTAGTAATTTTACTTAGCCCTTGCTTTTGAAAGTCATCAAAATTCATCACTCTTTTCCCTTTTGGCTCTGCTGATGTTGTGTAGTCTTGCTTCTTAGAGAAGGTACTCCTTAATGATTTTAGGTCTAATTTTCTTTCTCTACTTTTCTTACCTGTTCTAGCACCATGATTTTTACCCATTTCTTTTGCAGGTGTTTTTTGATACATTTTATCAGGACCAGGAAATGGATTAGAAATATCCCCTGATCCGATTGTTCCTCCGTTTCCAGACCAATTATTACCAATAGTTGATCCAGCATAAGATGATGGTTGTGCAGCAGTTACTGCTCCCATCCCACCAATACCAGCATTAGCAAAAGCTACTCCCCCAGATCCAACATCACCACCACTAACAGCACCCGCTGGACCACCCGTAGCACTTGTATCTTCAATTATAGAGTAGATATATTCCTTCTCTTTTTTATCAATAATTTGATTGATTTGTTTAGTAGATTTTTTCTCAAGAATCATTTGAGTTCTTAATTCTACTAACTCTTCTATGGTTAATTGATTTAATTTCATATCCTATATATAAAAATATTATCTTCAAAAAGCAATCTATTTTTATATATAACCTTATGTTGGACATAAAGAAGTTAGAGATAAATAAATTATTTAAAGAGTTTGAATATGTTAAATCTGATTATGAATATAAATCAGAAATAGTAAGAGAAGCCGATGTAGAATTTTTAAAAAGTATAGATACTATACTAAATAAAAGCGAAGAATTAAAATCAATCTACCATGATAAGGTAGATATAAAAATAAAAGACAAAATTGAAAAAAGAACACAAGATATTCATATTGAAGAAAGTGATGATGGTAGATTCGAAGTTGAGATCAGTATTGAGGAAAATAATCATCAAACGAATATTAGACCAAATAAAATAAAAAAATTATATCGTCAAATAGTTAAGATCACACACCCCGATAAAGTAGAACAAGAAAGACTGAACACACTTTATATAGAAGCATCTAAATTTTATAACGAAAATGATATAATTGGAATTTATAAAATATGTGATGAGCTATCCATACCATACGAGGTAGAAGATGATGATATCTTACTGGTAAAAGAAAATATTTCAATTTTTAAAGATAGAATTTCTTTCTTAGAAAATACCTTCACTTGGAAGTGGTTTAATGAAAATGATGACAATAAAGTTGAATTAGTTTTAAAATATATAAGGAGTCAAATCATTGGTATTAAAAATTAAATATATACCTTATGAGTAAAATAAATAAATACGAAGATTTTAAAAATGTTAATGAATCCATGACTAATGATTCAGTACAAGATCTAATACAAAAAGCCAAAAGAATGGTTTCTAAAGATCAAATCCAAAAATTCATTCAGGATAATCAATCAGAGGTTGAAAGAGTTAAAGATTTATTAACAGATGAAAATGGTGGTATAGATTATAATAAGGTCTCTAAGTTTATTCAAAAAAATATCTAATTATGCACGTTATATATTCGGTACATATCGTAGATACCATAAATCTTAAAGACGCGAAAAGTAAAATAAATGGTAAGTTATTGAATGAGACCATCTCGGAACTATTTTATGATATGGGTGGTAAATTACTAGCTATTTATAATTATGGTGCAATAAGTTTTGCTAATTATGATAAATCCAGCTCTGATGAGATAGTGAAATTAGTTAAATCTATATCCGAAGATACCGCTGAATATAATGTTACCGATGAAGAAATAAAAATTGATGTTTATAATACTGAAACAGAAGAAGAAGAAGAAAAATATGGCAAATTTTCATTTGAAGACAATATATTATATGTACCTGAAAAGATGTTTGTAGACAAAAACATGTTTAGAATAGTTATGTTTAATTTATCACAAACTGTAACTATGGATTACTATAGTTATATCGGTGATAGTCTATTAAATAATACTAAAAAATTAACCAAAGAATTAGAATTAAAAGGTAAAATAGATATATCAAAATCAGAAATGATGAAATTTATTGGTAAAAGCTTAAATGCAAAAACCAATGTTGTTGACACACTATACATTTTTGATTCACCAGATTTAACATGGGAAAATCCCGATATAGATGAATTACATAAATTTTTGGTATATGAATTTGATTTAAAATCTAGATTTAGAGAGCTAGAATACTCATTCAAAATTGTAGATGATAATCTACAAACATTCAAAGACATCTATCAACATAAGGAATCGTATGTCATGGAAACAATTGTTATTATACTTATCTTGATTGAGGTTATTAAATCTTTTACTGAATAATTATTATACCTCTTCTAAACATTGAATCAATCCTTCAAAAGTATCACATTTATAAAATCTATAGGATAATTGGTCATATACATAATACCATTCATCATCAATTTTTCTAACTGCAAATTGAGAATTCATCATTAATGAAGAAACCAGTCCATTGCAATTTTTATTACAATAACGAATCCATTTGTCGATTTCTATCATATGGTTGCCCCTTAGTCCTTGTCCAAATAGACTTTTTAATTTTTCTATTTCCATTTTTGTGAATCCGTCCAGCTTTTTGGGGCCGTTCCAATCTGTACCTGATACTATATTATCATCTCCAGCAAACTTCTCCCATTCCTCAACTTCTATTTCATGGTATAGTTTATTAAAACTTTCAAATAATTTAATTTTCATCTCTCTTCCCTAAATATTTAAATAGTATATATTGAAGCTCCGGAGTATTTTCTTCCCATACTCGAATAGGATCCTCCATCAACTTATCATTCCATATTTCAACTTGACCAATTCTGTCAAGATTTCTTATTATTGAAACGTCTTCTGGTATATCAACAGCCTTTTCAGCTTTTTGATATCTATCATATATATCCATTCCTGATAACATGCTCTTAAAGGCAGCCGTTTTATCCATTGATATTGCAATGGGGTGTTTGATCCATTTTATATTTTTATATAAGAATTTTTGATTTTTTGAATAAAAAAATCTATCAACTAATAGTATTCTATGATAATAGAAATCAAAATCATATTTACTTATTACAATAACATCATTAAATCTATTATTTGTTTTAAGATAAATATCTATTTTATCTGCTAAACCAGGTGTAATATCATATTCTATATATAAGAAAAATTCACCACTATCTTTTTTTGATAAATATTTTTCATCAACTTCAGATAGTAAGTAATCTAAGTATTCCTCAGCATTAAATGATTCATTAAACCTTCTTACCCTCATATTAATATTCTAATTTTAAAGTTTTCCCTTCATGAATTATCTCAACACCACTAAAAACACTTCTCTCATACTTATCATCATCATTCCTCTTTCTATGTTTTAAGTTCTTAATATCTTTATATAATTGACTATCATTAGTAATTGTATCTTTAAGATACAAATATATTGTTTCTTTTCTACCATAATATCCTGATGATCCATGCACATGATTAAAACTTGAATATTCCACATTATATTTATCTTTTAATACTGTTTTTATTATATTAGGATCTATACTTACACTACCATGATTTGATGTAAGTGCATCTAATAATGAAAAGTTATTATCAATAAAAAAAACCTTTATATGAATTTCATTATCCCATATCTGAATTCCCCATTTATATCCAAGGTGATCGATTCTTTTAAGCGGGGTTTTTAGTCTATTTAAAATATCCTTTTGTTCATCATATCCCTTAACTAAATTTTCAAAATCTGCAAATCCATTTGCATTTTGCACACACTCATCTTTATAAATAGTTATTCTAATATATTTCTGATCGCTGCTTAGATTACCGACCGTGCGGATTTCACAAGTAGGGTATTCTTCTCCATCCTCAAGTTTTTGCCTTTCGTCTAGGAATTCTGTAAATATATCCTCAATCTCTTCAAACTGTTCAGTCGAATCAGACTCAAATATTTTTTTTAAATATTTCATATTACTCTACTTCTTTTTATATGTCTGTTTGTGTAACTACAAAGAGGTTGGGTATTTGTATATTTCACTAACTCAAGTAATTCTTCCGTTGTACTAGCAGTTGACAATGGAATAATATGATCTATATCCCACCCATAATTTAAATCTCCATTATATTTCCCATAGTTTTCCCAATTCATCCATGGTTCAAATTTTGATTCTAAATATTTTCTATATTCACTAAAAGAACAACCTAATATATCTACTGATGATTTGTTATTTTTATTTTTTAAAGATAATCTTATATAGTTTCTAACATTCCCACTTAATCTAAAAATGATATCTCTTTCTCTTCTTTTTTTCTGATTTATTTTTGAAAAATTCTTTTGATAGTCCTTTCTTGATTGTTTACTATTTGAAATTTTTTGATACTCTTTTACCTTGTCTTTATTTAATTCCTTCCACTTTATATCATATTCAGTATAGTATTTTTGATTTTCAATTCTAAAATTCTTTTCTTTTTGTTTCACATAATCTTTTTTCCTATATTCTTTTCTCCATTCATTAAAACAATATTTGCACATATGATATAATCCATCAGCATTTTCTTTTTGTTTTTTAAAATAGGTGATGTCCTTTTCAATATTACAAATACTACAAATTTTACTTTTAATCAAAACTTCATGTATAGTGTTATTTCTTCTTTTATTTATGCATTCTCTACATCTTGAATTAAATCCATCTTTTTCTCTTTTGTCCTTATTAAAATAAGTTAAACTTTTACTCAAGTTACATCCTTTACATAATTTCATAATTATATTATACTTAATTTAAATTTATTATCATTTATGAATTTTTCAAACTCATCCTTTCTAAAGTATTTTTTAAATTTATCACTCGATTTTTCAGCATTTTGTAATATCCATTCATTACTATTACTAGATACAAATATATACTTCTCTCCATTATCATCTACTTCAATTGTTTTTGATGATAGTTTATCATAGAATTTCTTGATGTCATCATTTACCTTATATAACTTACTATTTTCCCATTTATTTAATGTTTCATTCCAACTTTGAATTAATAAGTAATTTGGATTTTCTAATTCATTACTTTCAATATTGTAAATTAGCATAAATCGGCAAGGCTTATTTACAAAAGTTTCAAAATCATCTGATGATTGAACTCCAGATTTTTTAAGGCCAATACTTGAGAGTGAGTTAATAAATTCTATATTATCAGAAAGATATTCCAGATCTAATTTATCAATATAATCATCCTTTGGTAACTTGAAAGTATCAAATATATCTACTTCTTGTGCCCCAACAGATCCCAATAAGGCATCATACCATATACTTAGAGATTCATTAATATCAATATTAACAATGGATAGATCAAACTTTAATGACTCGGAAAATTTTTTATATCCCTTAATATATTTCATAAGGATATATATTAAAATATTATATGACTTTATCTAGCTCTTCTAATTTAGACAAATCTAAATAAAAAATATATAGTAATATATTCCAAGTGCTATTAGAAGACTTTGCCAACTCATTTTTTCATCTAAATATAAATATGGATATTAATCTTTAATATGTTGATAAATGCCGTCCTCTCTTATTGTCCATTTCCGTTGTTTAAGTATTTCCATCTTATCATTAGATGATTTAGCCATATCCTCATAGGTAAATCCAGCTTTATAGGCAGCTGCATATAAGGCCAATAAACAATCTACATATTCCATAATATCAGATGATTCTTCTATAGCCTCATCTGCTTCTTCTTTTAATTTTCTAAGATGTTCGATTGGTCCTGCTTGTGGGAAAACCTTTAATGATAGGTCTCCAAGTGATTCATAAATATCTTTATTCATTTGTTATCTCGTCTATTTTATTATCCCTAATTGTTATCCTATAAAACTCTTCCACTTTATCCATTGTTTCTTTTATACCTAGAACGTTTTTAATTATAAAATTGTAATCCGCAGTAATATTCATCGCCCTATTTCCATTAGTCATTTTGACATAATCATCAACAAAATACTTTTTAGCTTCTTCGATATTTACTTTCTTATTTAAGAGATTAAAAAATCTATTAAAAGATTCTATATAATCACTTGATAATATTAAGTACACCTCTTTTTCAAATAATTTAAAACTATAAGCACTAATACTAATATTAACCTCTGGAATTTCATTGTTTAACATATGACTTATATACATGACTTATAATAGAGTTTTAAACATTGATGATTATTATAGATATAATACATGTATGAAAACAGAAAAAATTGTAATTGTAGGTAAATCCGGATCAGGAAAAGATCATTTACTGAGAGGATTGATTAAAAAAGAACTCAAATATCAACCCAAGATAACAACCCGTCCCAAAAGAAAATTAGAAAAACAAGGTATAGAATATAGCTTCTTAAGTAATCAAAATTTTAACAAAATGTTAGAATCTAATGAAATTAAGGTTTATCAGCACTTCGTTATAGACAATAGTGATTGGTATTATTCTATTAGTAATCAAAACTTTGAAAATAATCAATTATTTATAATGACTCCTCATGAAATATCTACCTTAAACAAGGAAGATAGGAAAAAATGTTTCGTGGTTTATTTGGACATAGATGAATCTATAAGAAGAGCTCGAATCACAAAAAGGAATGATGATAATGACTCTATTAATCGAAGAATGGAAGCTGATGAAGCAGACTTTAAATATTTTGTTGATTATGATTTAAAAATCACAGATCCAGACTTTGAAACTGATATGGTTTATGATCTTATGAACTAACTTTCCTTAACATTGCTTTAAAGATAGTACTCATTCGTTTGCTCTCTATTGGATCGCACTGTAAAAATATCCTATGTGAGTAATCGCCTTCTTTTTGTTTTTCAAAACACAAATCATATATTGGTATGCATTTATCAGAAAGAGGTTGTTTGGTTCTAGTGCAGTCCGAGTTAAGGAAATATCTTTCTATTTCAATAGAAAAGCCAGCATCTATCATCTCTAGTGCAATATCGCTGATATCCTCATCAGAAATAGGATGGTATGAACTATAATCAGCTGATTCATTAAATCTTTTAATACGCATTATGGTTCTTTATATGTTTTGCCCCCATCATGAAATATTAACCCTTTCAACTGTCCATTAATAGAATTACAAACTTCTTCACTGTGTTGTATTGTATTTTCTAATATAGAAAGCATAATATTTAAAATAGAATAGACTTTTAGTAGATTATTTTCTGATTTATAAAATTGACTACTACAAATACCTTCTATTAAATCTATGGTTAAAGAGATAGTATCATTATTTTTAGATTTCATCTTTTCAATGATTATTTCTGGTATACCAGCATCCTTCATTTCCCTTTCATATTCATATACAATATTATTAGTTAAAGAAAGAAAATTTTTCCATAACTCAGAATCATCCATAGTTTCAAATTTCTTAGAAGTAATAAAATCCATAAGACTTTCCTTATGTTTCTTTAAATATATAGATAGGTATTTTCGAAATACGACAGTTCTATAATCAGTTGAAAAGTGAAATGTTGGAATTCTAGAATACATCCAAAAATCCACATAGTTAAATATGTCATGATTTTCTATATCAGATGGAGTAACATCCACATTTAATCCCTTTCCCTTTTTTTTCATAAAGTATTCAATATATTTTTCAGAAACTTTAGTAGCCATTTTATTGAAAAAGGAAGATTTCAATAAATAATATAAAATTGATATTAAAAATACTACTATTCCACTTTTAATTCCATACTTTTCTAATAAAGAAATTATATCACCAACTCCCATAATACGAATTATTTTTTACATAGTATATATAAATGAAAAAATATACTTTTTTAATGCGAGATATGAATTTTAATATATATAAACAACATAATAAAAAATTAATAACAGATGAAATTTGTAGAAATTTCTTTCAGTAAAATAAAAGCTGAGATCGAATCATTTTTAAGACAAGAGCATTCCAAAGCAGACTTATTATATTCATCCAGTTCACCCTATGGACAAATATTATCGGTAATTGAGAATCTTTTTCAATTGTCCTTTTTATATCTAAAAAACTCAATAAAACAATTTGATATAACAGACCCAACATCTGTCAACGAAAGAGTTATTAAAAATGCCGCAATTTATGTAGGTCATATCCCAACAAGACCTATAAGTGCAACAGGGACAATTAAAATATCTATACGAACAAATGCTGATGTTGAAAAAGATGTTCCGGGTGGTAGAATAACCTTTTCAAATAGACAATTACTTAAAAATAAAACTAACGGATTAGACTATTCAATAAACCTAGGATCAGATAAACAAACATATAAAATAACCACTTCATCACTAATGTTTTTACCTATAATACAAGGTAAGTGGGAAAGAAAAACATTCACAGGAGATGGGACGGAAAATCAAACTCTTCAAGTTACAATTAGGTCTAAACAACAAGGTGTAGAAAATTTTAATTATGAGGTGCTTGTAGATGGAGAATTTATAACTATTAAAAAACATATTTATGATATGCTTCCTGATGAAAAAGCTTGTGTAGTTAGAACCGGATTTAATGGTGGTATAGATATAATATTTGGAAATAGTGGATTTGGATTTATTCCTAAAATTGCATCATTGATAGAAGTTAATTACATTGTTAGTGATGGTGGAGTTGGTTCTATTTTCAGAAGAACTCCTAATGACTGGACATTTGTTGATCCAGCTATTGATGGATATGGTGAAACTATTGACATTCCAAAAATATTTGATGTTCAAATCTATACAGATATTAACTTTGGCGCTGATGCCGAAAATGTGCAGTTTACAAAAAATATACTACCTATTGCAAGTAATAATTTTGTGCTAGGTCTTCCACAACAATATGCCTATCATATAAAAAGACTAGGAGTATTCTCACACGTAAATGCCTATGAAGATAATGGTGTAATATATATTGTAGCAACGCCTAATATTAAATTATTCAAAAATCAAAACTCTAATTACTTCACAATTGATATCAGAGCTTTTGATTTAGACTCATATGAAATAAGTAAAGTAGACAAATACCTTAAAACAGGCGGAAACTTAATGCTAACTCAAAAATATCAAATATCATCTCCATCACTTGCTTATTATGTTATCAATGTATTCATAATGACTTGGTCTGATGCTATTGATGAGAATGTTAACTCTCAAATAGTTGACACTATTTCTGAATACTTTTTAGATTTAAACAAGATAGATAGAATTCCAAAAAGTGAAATAATAAGTAAATTAAGCACTATACAAGATATACATTCTGTTGATATATCTTTTGTTTGTAGAGAGAATGAAGATTATCATAGGCAAGCAATGTTAGATGACCAGAATAGGAGAAATCAATTCGCGGCTCAAGATTCTTTAAATTTAGATAGACCTTCTTCTACATATGATTCTAAAAAGATGATCGGTATAGATTCTACTTTAGGTGATATAGTGTTTAACCCAAGTGATATTCCTATTATTAGAGGTGGTTGGTATGATAGAAATAACATTTACTACTCTGATGATATTGAAAGCAGTGGATTAAAGTCAGTTAATATAATTAAGAAGGGTACAGTAGATATTAAAAATAAAAGTCAAGTCTAATGCTTAATTGGAGTTCATTTAATGAGTCGAAATCCGTAGTAATATACAAAAAAAAGCCGGATTACCCCTCTAGCAATCATGAGCTAAATCTTGAGTTACTGCAAGATTACTTTCTAAGTATAGAAGACTTGGGGTATAAGTTACTTTTCGAATTAGCAGTTTATCAAAACAATGAGTGGATGAGTATAAGTTATTGTAATAATGAAACAGTGAATGGAGTTGGATTTTATGTTCATGTTGAAGATATTCTTAACGATTCAAAATGGGAAATGCCAGACCTAGAAAGCTTTTCAAAACTAATATCAGAAATAACTGGTATATGTAAAAGAATAACAATAAATTATAAATGTGAATTATCGGCAAGTATTGATGACTGGTCCATAAACATTTTTTTTATAAAGTCAGGGACATTATATGATGCCTGTTATATTAGTTATAAGTTTCTAATGGATTACGCCTCAGAAATATTCAGTACTATTAACTTTCTATTAAACTCAAAAGAATTAGATGAATCAGACATATACTTTATAAAAAAAATCGACTTTATCGAAAGAAACAAAAATTATTTTATTGAACTTATCATAAAGGATGAATATATAAAAAATTCAATCTCTGCAAATACTTTTAAATCAATGTTTGAAGAAAATATGGATGATATATATGATACACATTATAAATTCGATTCAATTAGCAAAGAGGGAAACAAATATATAATAAAGAACTTCATCTCATCCGATATAAAATTTCAATATTAAATATGTTATACGAAGAAAGACAATTACCTGAATTATATTATATGAAACATCGTCATGATAATGATACTGACTATGTTGATTATGAAAAAAATGTATTAGATAAATCCTTATCTCCCTATTTATTTAATAATGATTTAATGAATTCTTTTCTTAAAAAATTAAGAAAACTAGTTTCAATTTTATTTGATCAACATAATGTAATTAAGAATTTTAAAAATTATATGGTAGATAAATATTATTTTAAAAACAAAAGCTAATATATATTATAAAAGTTATATGATATTAACCAAAGAGCTCGAAATAAAAGTACAAGCCCCAACACTTAAATACTATAGAACACTGAAATATGATGTTTCAATAGGTGACATAATTATAGTACCCATAAAAAACATAAGGAAATCATCAAATTTAAAAATAATGGTTTCTTGTGATGAGTGTGGAATATCCAAAGAGTGTATATATAAAGCATATAATAAACAAATATCTAAATCAATAGATAATAAATATCGTTGTATCAAATGCTCAATTCCTCATAAAATGATGATTAAATATGGTGTAGATCATTATTCAAAAACGGAAAAATTTAAACAGAAATATAAGAATACTTGTTTAGAAAAATATGGTGGACATTATAATAAGCTAGATGAATTTAAGGAAAAAATATTTAGCACAAATTTAGAAAGATATGGGAGTGAATATGTTATGCAAAATAGTGAAGTAAAAGATAAGCAGCAGCAAAAAATGATTGATTTATATGGATATACCTGCCCATTAAAAAACCCAAAAATCATTGAAAAGTCTAATAATACAATGATGATGAAATATGGGTCAACCTATAGCATGCAAATTAGTGAAATTAAAGATAAAATCATAAAAAATTCATCAGATACTAAAATAAAAAAAATATTATTAAACTCAAGTATTATTGATGTTGACTATATAAAAAATCTATATAAAGTAAATTGTGAAAGATGTAATAGTATTTATGAAATATCACCACATATGTATTCTATGAGGAAGAAATACAATACCACTATGTGTACCAATTGTAATAAAATAGGAAAATCTGGACATCAAACCTTACTATATGACTTCATTAGGGAAAATTATGATAAAAATATCATATTAAATACTCGTAGTGTTATAGGTCCTTTAGAATTAGATGTCTATCTACCAGATATAAATATAGCTTTTGAATTTAATGGTCTATATTGGCATTCTGAAATATATGTTGATAAGGATTATCATAAATTAAAATCAGATATGTGTAGAAAAATTGGAATACAACTAATACACATATGGGAAGATGATTGGATATATAAAAGAAATATAGTTAAGTCAATGATTTTAAATAAAATAGGAAAAACAAAAAATCGAATATATGCTAGGAAATGTGAGATTAAGGAAATAGATGATGTTAAATTAGTAAAAAATTTCCTAGAAGAAAATCACCTTCAAGGATTTATCGGATCAAATATAAAAATTGGACTATTTTATGATAAGGATTTGGTTAGTTTGATGACCTTTGGAGGACTCAGAAAATCACTTGGACAAACAGGTAAAGAAGGATATTATGAGATGTTGAGGTTGTGTACTGTTCTAAATACAAATATTATTGGAGGTCCTTCTAAACTATTTAAATATTTCCTGAATAATTATAACCCCAAAGAAATTATTAGTTATGCTGATATATCACATTCTATTGGCGGTGTTTATAGAAAAATTGGATTTAATTTTCTATCATATACTTCACCAAACTACTATTATATAGTAGATGGGGTTAGACAACATAGATATAAGTTTAGAAAGGATAGATTAGTAGAGGATGGTGAAAATATAGATAAATCAGAAAGCGAAATAATGGCTAATCGCGGAATATTTAGAATATATAACTCTGGTAATATTAAATTTACATATAAAAACTAAAAACCATTATATTTTTTTAATATATAATTTAAATAAAATCAATAAGAACATATGATTAAGAAGAATGGAGAGACAGGGAAGGATGTTAAAAGTTCCTTTAAGAGGTTTTCAGATATAAATAAGGGTACAAAGGTTTCTGCAACAGAAGATGACCCTTCTTTAGAAGTTATTCCTGAAGAGGAAAAGGATTTACCTGCTAATCCAAATCTTCCTGTTGAATCAACAAAGAGGCAGAAAAATAGTTCTACTAGAAGTTTCAAACCACTTGCTGATAAACAAAACTACGACAAAGAAGAATCTAATGATTCTATAGATGAAGTTAGTGAAGATCATAAAGTTAAATTATATGGTAAAGTTGCTAAACTTCCTAAAGGAACAAAGGCATCTAAAGGATTTAATTTCTTAGAAAATGTTAAAATATCAAAAAATTCCATTTGGTATATCATGGTTGAAAGAGATAATGAATTACAGATGGTTAAGTATAATTATAAAAAAGGTGTTGATCTTAATAAATTCATAAATGAGTTAAAATCATATTACATATCTAAAAATAAAGGGAACAAAATAATTTGTGAGCATATATCAAAAATTGCAATTGATGGTAATGATAAGTACTCCATGATTCGAAATATACCTCTTCTTGAACTTGATGGTAAAAAACTAATAACTAAAATTACAGAAGATCTAATAAAGCTTCTAAGTAAATAATGTCAAAAAAAGTATGTATAGACCACCGGTTCAATAAATTTTTACCTTGAAAAAACACACCTTTGGTGTGTTTTTTATAGTAAACTATCAATTTTCTTATCTCTCTCAAGTGAACTCAGATATAATTTATATTCATCTTCATAATAAATCTTATTAGCAAGTTCCATAACTGATTCAAACGCATCTTGTGGATGCGTCATTCCACCAAATTTACCGGATTTAATATCCTCACATTTAATTGAAGTAAGTATAGCAAGAGCAGCTAATAACATCTTGCCTTCATCAGTTTCTTGGCTAAATTTTGCAAATTCTATATTTATCATAAACTTTCTAATACATATTTAACCCTATCTTCTAACTTAATATCTGATAAGTCGGTATATTCTATATTTTCAATATCTAAATATGAACGAATACATCTGTCTAATTTTATAATTTGATCTTTATCTTGAAATCTAATCCCGTCTTCTGTATTATCTAATATTGGATTAACATAATAAATACTACTCCAATAGTTAATTGTTTTAAGTATTTCCTTTTGCATATGATTTATGGTGGCTATCTCTTTATTAGTTAACTTACTTGAAAATAAAGATCTAAAATAGAAATAATTTAATAATGAACTAGAATCACAAATAACATAATCTTTAGTACCAAGATACATTCTTTCACGGTTTAATTGCTTATAGAATATGATCATTTGATCTAATGGTGAGTCCGGAACCCCATATTCAGCTATGAAGTCAGTTGCTGCCTCTGTAACAAATATAGAGTTCTTACCAGTCCTTTTCAGTTCTGAATGGATCTGAGAAGCCAAGGTGGACTTTCCAGAACTTGGAGCACCCATTATAGATATCAACCTAGATTTCATTTACTTAAAGAATTGTGCGTTGGAATTTATTTTTTGAATATCTTCTGGTGAGAATAAATTTGGACTCTTTCTTACTACATCCATTAGTTCAGTATAGTTAGCTCTCGCCTCATCTATTCTACCTGTATAGTAACAAGCCGCTGCGTGAGCTTCTAATATTCTCCAAACATATAATGACTCATCAATAAAGAGTAATCTTTGTGGATAAGGATTCTTATTAAAGAAATTAACCTTACAGAATTTAGAGTATAAGTAAGCCATGTGCCATTCACCAACACTTAGATAATGATCAATTATTAATTTAATAGACTCTGCTCTTAAGTTATCCATAGAATAAGCTTTGAGTAAAGCTTGATGTGTTTCATTCCATGGCATCTCCATCATTTTCATAATAGAACCAATTCTTAATTGAGAGTAATACCTCTCTTCTTCATATCCATCAGTTCTATTTACCCTTTCTTGATAATATTTTAAAGCTCTTCTCCATCTCTCTTCATTCTCTTCACGATTGTTTGGAACAGATGCTGAATCATGATATGATTGAGCAGTATAAAAAATCCATCTTGGATCACGATTAGTTTTATTAATATAGTCTTCAAGAATAGTCGCGTGACTTTTATATTTTTCAGAAATGTCACTCTTCCAGGATCCACCATCCATCTTAACAATTACTTCAACACCTTCCATTAATCCAGATGTAACTTGTTCTTTGCCATCGTAGATGATAAATTCGTGAACAGGTCCATAAAATTTAAATGGCTTATCCAAACGATAAAATTCATTCCTTGTATATTTCATTGCTCCAATAGAAGTGTTGAACATATATAAGTCCTTATCGCATTTTTCTTTATTGAAAGTTGGACCAACTACAAGTTGTTCATCAAAATCTAACCATACTCCATAGTAAGTATGTCCATCTTTTTTACTAAGAAAAATTTCTCTAGCTTTATCTAAAGAATGGTTTCTTGAATTTTCAAAATTATCAAAGGGTCTAGGTATAACATGAGTTTCAATTCCATTATCCTTTCCCCATTTTTCAACAATTTGTATTGAGTCATCTGTTGAACCCGTATCAACTACAACAATACCATCTACAAAATTTTTTATAGAATTTAACATCCTTTCAGCTACGTGAGCCTCATTTTTCATAATTTGAGTTAATATAATCTTAACAGCCATTTTAAATCTTATTTTTTATTTATATGAATCCTTAAAATTAAGTTTAGAAATCATATTTATTTATATCCATGTTTACCTCTTTAACTGAATACTCAGTAGTAGTTTTTTGATAACCATCTATTTCAATTATCATATCTTTGGTGACCTTTACTCTAATATTTTCAAAATTGTCAAATATTAATTGACATGCATTATAGACTTTTTCTTCCATTTCAAACATTTCCATATCACTATCAAAAGACATATCAATTGTTATATTAAACTGTGATGGCATATTGTTCAATAATTTTTTTAAGATATTCACCATATCCACTTTTATGCATGGAGTCTGATATCTTTTCTAGTTGCCACTCATTTATAAATCCATTTCTATAGGCAACTTCTTCTATACATCCTATTTTATTACCTTGACGCTTTTCAATCACACGAACAAATTCACTAGCATCACTTAAAGAATCAAATGTTCCAGTATCTAACCAAGCAGTGCCTCTATCTAAAACCGATACTTTTAATTTACCTTGTTGTAAATACGCCTTATTAACATCTGTTATTTCATATTCACCTCTTGCAGATGGCTCAAGATTTTTTGCAATCTCAATTACACTATTATCATAAAAATATAAACCAGGAACAGCATAATTAGATTTTGGCTTTTTTGGCTTTTCCTCAATAGACTTAACCTTCATATTTTTATCAAAATCAACCACCCCATATCTTTGTGGATCGGAAACATGATAGGCAAAAACGCATCCACCATCAACATCAGTTAGTTTTTTTAATTGGCCTTCCATTTCTGCACCATAGAAAATATTATCACCTAATATTAAAGCAACACTATCACTACCTATGAATGATTCACCAATAGTAAAAGCATGAGCTAATCCATCTGGCACATGCTGAATAGCATATTCAAATTTACATCCCAATTGACTACCATCACCTAATAATCTTTTGAAGTTTTCATTATCTTGTGGTGTAGTTTAATAAGTATCTCACGAATACCCGCCATCATCAATGTAGATAATGGGTAATATATCATTGGCTTATCATAAATAGGCATTAATTGCTTACTTATTGCCATTGTTATGGGATAAAGCCTGGTGCCACTACCTGCAGCAAGTATAATTCCTTTCATTATTTTTTAAATTCTGTTTTATCATTTGATATGTAAAAGTTATCGAATTTGTAATGTTTATCATAGATATCTCTTATTTGTTTAAATGTTACATCTTCAATAATATCACTAACTGAAAATTCTTTTGGATCGATCCACTTTCTTACACTCATGTATCGGTTAATCTTTTCTTTTTTCTTTTGTATAATGTATCCTTCTTTAATTGTATCAAATCTTTCCTTTAGTAAATATTTGCTAGGATTGTTGATAATTTTCTTCACACAATCCACAACTTGTTCTACATTCTTATTAGAAGTTTGTGTAGAAATAGCCGATAATCCTTGCTTATTTACTCTAGATAGATAGCAATGAACATAATAAACAAGACCTCTCTTTTCTCTAATTTCACTATAAAGTGGAGATTGCAATCCACCACCGATCATTTCATTAATAATTTTGATGTAACCAAAATCTTCATTAATAACAGGAGATAAAATTGAGATAGATGTCTTGTCCTTAAAATCATTATTTAACTCTAAAGGAACATCATGACTACCGTATTCTAACTTCTTATCAATTTTTAAATCAGAAAATACGACACCATCATGTTTAAATTTTTTCTTATTTGATACGTTAATGATCTTTGTTGGATTCATATATTGTAATTCAAAAAATTTGATACAATCCATGAATTTTAAATTTTCTAGATCGGATCTTAATCCAATTGCATCATAATCACCAAATAATTTTCTCGACAAATTCAACATATGTGAGTTTGTCTGGTCATTAAATGTGTCTGAGTATTCTTCAAGAATAATTTGCCTTTCATTTTCAAATTGCTTCTTAGTAATATTAAACTCAGCCATTCTATCTACTAAGATAGTTCTATATTTAGATAAGTTTTCTTCTAATCCTGTAAAATAAAAAACGATTTCATTAGAAGATGTATAAGCGTTCCAATCAATTCCTTCCCTATCAAAATCATCTCTAAGATCATCAAACAATTTACACATTAGATGTTCCATAAGATGACTAATTCCATACCATCCTGGTTTTTCAATATTAGTTGATCCCTCATAGACAATATAAAATCCAGAAAAATCTGTTGGGCTTTTTAAATTTATAATCATAAAAAAATATATTTTGTTTTTTATAGTCCTAAATTTAAAAATTGTTTACTTAAAAAATTAGATACAGAAACTACATATGTTTATATATAACATATGGAAAAATGGTATGTATATAAACACATAAGAATAGATAAAAATCAAGTTTTTTATATTGGAATAGGATCATCTCCGAATTTTGCAAGAGCTTATAGTAAAGATGACAGAAATGATATATGGAAAAAAATAACAAATAAAACGGATTACAAGGTTGAAATTTTATATGAAAATATTTCATTTGATGATGCAAAAGATAAAGAAATTCAACTTATTAAAGAATATGGAAAAATTAAAAATGGTGGAACCTTATCCAATATGACAGATGGGGGTGATGGTATATCTGGTTATATACATACGGATGAAACAAAAAAAGTTATAAAAGAAAAAAGAAAATATCAAGTTTTTTCACAAGAAACAAAAGATATATGGTCCAAAAATAGAATGGGTAACAAAAAGGCTTTTGGTAAAAAACACTCACCTGAAAAAAATAAAAATAAATCAATAAATCAAAGAGGTAAATTTGGTGGAATAATAATTAGGACAGATGAAAAAGGAAACTCCATAGAATTCATGGGAATAAAAAATGCTGCTGAATCAATAGGTGTAAGTTATAAAGATATATGGTATGCTTGTATTAAAAGACACGGTAAGATATATAAAGGATTCTATTGGATGTATAAAGATACAAGGCAACTAAAAAACAATGATGTAATAACAGAAGAATTCTTATATCAAGAGTATGTTGTTGGTAAAAAATCTGGTGATAAGATAGGAAAGGAATTAAATTGTTCCGGAAATAAAATATATAGACTATTAAAGAAATATAACCTAATGTGATTAAAATAAAATATTTAGAATTTTTAAAAGAACACAAATTTTGGGGCAAATCTATTTCAGAATTTTTAAGTTGGTTAGATTCAAAATCTAACAAATATTTCACAATTTTAGATTGTGAAAGCACAGGATTGCCAAGTGATCCATATGATATACAATTAACACAAGTTTCTTGCTTAGTTGTAAAATATAATTCTAAAACAAATACATTCGAAGAGATTGATTCCTTTGATAAAAAAATTAAATTAACATCAGATACTATTTCACTGATGAAGAATCCTAATTCCAGGATAGCAAAAGTTTTATCATTTAATCACTATGGTAAATCTGGATTAAAATATCATGAAGAAAAGAATGTACTATCTGAGTTTTTTGATTTTATTTCACAATATGACAGGCCGATGTTAGTAATTCAAAATGCTGAATTTGATATGAGGTACCTTAATATTAGAAATCCAATAGTCAAATTTGATAATGAGGTTTTAGATACAAAACAAGTTTTACAACTATTTTATTTACCAACTTTACAGAAATTGGCTGAAACAGATGAACAAAGTGCTAACACAGTTAGTAAAATTGGAACATCCGAGAGAGATAATGGACTAATTTCTTCATCTATGGGTAAAATCGGCCCAGCACTTGGTATTAATATGACAGGATACCATGATGCACTTACTGATTGTAGATTGGCAATGCAGATGCTACAAAAAATAGTTGATTTCTTAAAAGAGAATAAAGAAGTTGATATAAAGAAATATCAAGGTGAAAGAATAAATACTAAGAGACAGTAGCTTTAATATCACCTGTAGTAACAACTCTAGCTTTTAATTCAAATTTTAATAACATATTTACTATAATATCATCAAATTGACTTTGAGATAATGAGAGTAATTTTTCCTTCTCTATAGGTGTGCCATGTCTTTCGCTAGAATATAAAGATCTTCTAGAAGGTGATAATTCTTTTAATTCACTAAATAGATTATCAGAGTCAATGTATATCTCATTAATATCTTTATCAAAAAAGAAGTTTTTTATTATTTTTTCTTTTTGTTCTTCAGTAAAATCTAAACTATACATACTAGTTACTCTGCCGAAGATACATAAATGAATGTATTTAAAAGATGTTAAAATAAAATCTTTAATACTTTTCATATTTTGTAAAATAGCTAACTTGCCATATCTAGTTTTATGCCATCCATATGAAAATCTAATAACAAATTCATTGATCTCTGGATCCGGGTCATCCATTTGGCGAAGATCCCATTCATATCCTTGTAAAGGAAACTCTTCATTTGTTATCTTATATAAATAATAATCAATAGCTGCTGTTCTACTAATATTTTCCCTTTCTATTTTTTCTGTGAAATTTGAAACACCATCAACCAACTGATTAACATTTTCTAAGTCCCATCCATTTTCAGACATATATTCATTTATCTCACTAAAATCTATCTCTGGGTCTAAATCACCTCTATTTTCTTGAGAAACATAACTATAACTACTATATGCTCTACTATTTGAATTATGACTAAGGTAATCTTGGCAATCTATTAAAGTTTCACAAAAAATTTTGAAAGCTCTTTCACTAGATAACTTAATAGTAATACTCTCAAAGAAAGATTGGTATTTTTTAATCATATTCTATATATTAATTAAAACTTTCTGTTTTTTAAATATTTAATAAAATTAAAATTATCTTCTAGATTATCAATCATATTCATAGTTATTCTTATATCCGCTATATCATTTAAACCCAAACCATTTTGAAAAATGTGTTCCGAAGCATCTTTTGAATGATTACTAATAACAGTTTTGTTGTGAATACCACTTACATTAAAAAATTTATGTAAAATTAACCCAGTTTTTAAACCAACATTATCATTATCACAAAAGATAACAATTGATTTTGGCTTCTTTTCTAATAATTTATATAACTGAATACCTGACCACATTGCACTTGATACAGAGGCAGATTTTAATCCAATGCTCCTAAGTGCCATCATATCAAATAACCCCTCTGTTATCCAAACTTCCTCACCTGAAATATCATCTAACCCCCATACATCAATATCAGGACATGAAAGTGAATATTTTAACTTACCTATATCTGATAACTTCCTGATTGCACAATTTATTAATTTATCATTTTTAAATAATGGAATTATTATACCCCCTCCTTCTATTCCATCTTCTAGAATAGGCTTTAGAACCGGATGACAAGTGGCGTTTAAAACTTCTAAATCTTTATAATCGGTAATTGATGATAATCCACCTATATACCATTGATCTATGATATTTTGTTTTATTCCTCTATTTAGAAGATATTCTAGTTCTGTGCCAGACAAATTTAGATGAGATGATTTAACTACATTAGTTAAATTTTGTATGGCAATAGGTGTTACATTAATGTCTTCACAATTTTCATCTACTTCATCTCTATTAATTTCAACAAATTTTTGACTATTAAATATTTTCTTATAGTGGTCTAATTTATTCTCAATATCGTTAAGCTTAAATGCATCTATATTGGTAGGAATGAAGTTTTTAACAACTCCATTGACACTTCTATTATTATAAAGTATAAATGATAATTCCTCTATTGTGTACATAATAGTGATATAAAATATAATTATGTATGTTTATTGAATTGTAATTTTTAATTGACTTTCTCCCTTATTAATGTATTCACTATCTGATACAAATATTTCCTTTTTTGTGAAATTTTTTAAACGATTAATGATATGTATAGAATTAGTAAGTAACTTAGCATACTCTGGAATATTTATATAATTTTTAATAAAAATATTCATTGATTGATCTCTAAATTCGTATTCAATTTCATACCCCTCATCTAAATAACTCAACAGGCAATCTTCCATTTCATAAAATCTAGGAAATCCTTCCATTGCTACACTTATTAATTGAAATAATTGTATTAAGGTTTCTCTTAATTTATAATAAATTCCATCCTCTTCTAATTTACCCTTTACCTCTTTGTAGATTTTATCAATATTATCTTCTTCCAACTCTATAGATAGCCCAATTTCAGGTAAAATAAGTTCTATCTTTCCTATATTTAGTAATATGTCAGACTGAATATTAACAGAAAACCACCTAAACGATAAAACTTCCTTTATCATATCCCTTGTTATAAGTTCTTGATTTTCAGACTCATTAAATTTACTCCACTTTAGTATCATATACTATATATTAATTTTGTTTATTTAGGAAATATTTCGTATCTTTGTGTATAAATTATTGACTATGATTAAAGTAGGATTAACAGGTAATGTTTGCTCAGGATATGAGAAAGTAGGATTACACTTTAAATCACTCGGTGTTCCTGTTTTTGATGCGGATATTGCATTAAAATTTCTGATCAACTACCGTGAGGATATTATCCGTAATATTAAAATTCAATTCGGTGAAGGTATTTATGAAAAAGGTGCCATCAATCCAAATAAATTTAATACAACTGAAAAATTTGATAGATTAATTTCTGTTGCTGAATTAGAACTGATGCGTCTTTATGAGTCTTGGAGATTTTATAATAAAGATGCTTCATATACAATTTTCAAATCAAGTATTCTTTTTGAAAGAAAATTAAATGATAGCATGAACTACATCATTTCTACTTTTAGACCAAGGGACGAAAGAGCCTTAAGCTTAACAAAACTTGGTATGAAAATGGCTGAAGCATACGATGTTGTTGAATCTGAAATGGACGAACTTTTAAAGAATCAACGATCAGAATGGATTATTCATAACTATAGTGATTCATTATCATTGATTAGCCAAGTTAAACAAATACACGAAAAAATTGAAGCAAAGTCTATTAAAAAGCTTCTAGATAATGCAGATTTTGGAACAGTTAGGAATATTTTTACTTAACCTTTATCATAAAGTTTTTGCCTTGAGTGAACTTTTCCTCAAGGCAATCTAATGCTTTAGCGACTATTGCCCTATCTAAGTCATTAAAATGTGGTTTATCAAAGGAAGATTGAACTGCACTTATCAATATATTTACTGCAGTTGTGGGGTCAATATCTTTCTCTAAGATATCTTTTACCTCTTGAAGTTTATCCATATTATTATATATCAACATTTTTTGTTTGTTTTTAAATAATTTTGTATCTTTGTAATTATGATTAAAGACTTTACAGGAAAAATCTACTCAATTAATGGGACTAATGATACAGGTGTAACTAGTTTGAATGAACTATTAGTTACTATAACCTTTATCTTATATAAGCCCGGAACACAAAAACTCGCACTTGTAAAAGCAATTAAATTCGTTACAGGATTAGGATTGAAAGATTCTAAAGATATTGTGGATGAATCATCAGATCATCCTGTTATGTTTAGGCAAAGGCTAACTTTAGGTCAACTTGATGAATTTAGAAATAATCTATCAAGTACAGATGCTGAGTATGATTTGGATGATCGTGAAAGAATTCGTAATAAAAAGCTAATTGATTTAGGAGTTTGTGATAAATCAGACTTAGTTGAAGAATTGACCAATATGAATATACAAAAAGTATTCATTGGTGGATTTTCTACAAATAAATTACGCGATATCCTCATGGAAGCATATTCACACATTGATGAGGATAAATTAATGGAAATTTACAGTAATTTCGAATATGATAATGATCACTTTAAAACTTATAATACTTATAACCCACCACTAAAACTTGATTAATATATGAAAGTACTTTGTATTAAAAATAACTCTAAGTTAGTTAAAGGGGCTACTTATGATGTCTTATCTATAAATACCCTTCAGCCAACAAACGGACCAACTGTTAGAACATCTGTTGGACTTTTTAGTGCTAACTACTTTAAATCAGTAGATAATAGCGACCTACCACAGATAAATTGGGAATCACCAGAATACACAAATAGTAAAAATGAAAATTCATCCTATATTAAAGACGTAAGAGGTCTCAAAAAAGGTGATATTGTAGTTTGTAAATGGGGGAGCAGTAAATTTTTTGAAAAGGGTAAGATGTATAAAATTAGTGATATTTTATACAAAGTAGAACAAAAAACAAACTATAACGGGCAACCATATAATAACATTGAGCAAAAAATAAAAATTGAGGGATATAACAGATGGTTAATGATTTATCGCTTTAGGGAATGTAACGCTCAAGAAAAAAGAAATATATCATTGAGTGGATTATTTGATGAAGAAGTAAAAACCGTTGACTTAACAACCATCAAAAAATCAAGAAAAATTGACCGATTAGAAGATAGTGAAAAAAATCGTGTATTGCTATCTACACTTTTATCAGGTATTGTAGATCCATCTAGAAACACCTTATCAGCAACTGAGTGGGCGGCTCAAAAGAAGGGTAAAAATTATGATATAACCGAAAAAGATTTTAAACCATTACTTAATAAAAAATTAAGTGATATAATTAAAATGTTTGATTAATGACTTTTGAAAATACATTTTAAAATAAACTATTATCCACCATTTGAATATAAAACCTCAATGGTGGATTTTATTTTAGAAAAACTTAATACATACAACGCTGACCCAGGATTTAAATTCGATCCTGTAAGACATCTATACACATACAACGGTGATAAATTCATTTCAGTAACACAATTCATTTCTTTATTTCACCAAGATTTTGATGATGATTATTGGTCAAAGTATAAGTCTGAAGAAACTGGCAAGTCACAGGAAGAAATATTAGCAGAGTGGAAGATTTTAAATGATAGAGCCAATGTTATTGGATCATCTACACACAATTGGATAGAAAATTACTTCAATAAAGTCTATCAAGAGATTCCAACAGATATAGATATAGTAGATAGAATAAACAAATTCAATGTTGCTTATGTTAAATATTTATATAAGTTAACCCCAATAAAATTTGAACAACGGATTTTCTCTAAAAAATGGAAAATAGCCGGAATGATTGATTCCTTATTTCTGTATAAAGATAAGGTTATAATGATAGATTGGAAAACCAATAAACTATTTACAGATGATGATCACTACAAAGGTAAATTTGAAAAGTTACTACCACCATTTGATAATTATTGGAAAAATCATTATAATGAATATTCTATTCAAGTTTCATTATATAGATTGATACTTAGAGAAATTGGCATTGATGTGAAAGCTTGTTATTTACTACATATTGGTCCCGATGGTGAGGCAAAGATGCATACAGCTAGAGACTTCACATCAATATTAGAAACACATTTAAATAGTTTAGTTTAACGAGAAGTCGTTGTTGTAGTTGTAGTTGTACTAGTTGTGGTTGTTGTAGTTGTAGGGGCATAGTTTAACAAAAATCCAATTGATGATTGATATTTACTTAATAACGATGCAGTTGGACTTCCAGAAAATGTACTACCAGTTGCGCTAAAAGCTCTCAATTCTAAAACATTATTATTCGTTTCAGTTTCTATTATTCTGCCTATGTTATATCCATATCGGTAAACATATTGTCCCATTTGAATCACATTTACAGAATCACAAAACTTCTTTAAGTCTTCCTGAAATTTTGAATTAGTTTGAAATCTAATCTGATCAAATGTTTTCTTTTTAACATAATCAACATTTGATATATCAATAGTATCAATTGAATATTTTCTTAATAATGTATCTTGAAATGTAGAATATAGTCCATCTTTAAAAAGTTCATCAACATACTGATAGTATTCAATTCTACCGAGCTCTCCTTTTTTAGCAATGGCGTCTATCTTAGAATAGATTTTATTGACTTTTTTAATATTCATCTTATTACTGATTTTGTTCTGGTGTTGGTGTCTTCTCACCCTCTGGTCTAATTAATGCATCAACTTCAGCTATCTTATCTCTTTGGGCAGTTTGTAAAAAGTCTGTATAATTTTTAACTGCTTTTAGTTTATCCTTATCATTTTTGATGTTCTTTAAATTATTTGTGATTTCTTCAGCAGTTTTATCCTGCTCTTGTGGAGCAGCACCCAAAATATCTTCATATTTTTTCTTAAAGTTAGTACCGTCTTCTGCTTTAAATCCAACATTACCTTGATCATCAAGTGTGTCAATTACTTTAGTTCCGACTCTATCTTTTTGTTCTTCGGGTTTCTTGTTTTCATCAAATCCATCCATTTTATACATTACCTTTACCTTCTTATCAAAGAATTCTTTTAATTTTTCATAATTCATTGTAGCAACTTGACCACCTCCTTTTTTAATTGCTTCATCATATATTTTCTTCATTTCTTCCTCAGTTAATTCCTTATCTAACTGCATTGACATGTCTTTTTGAAAACTATCAAAGAATTTAAAAGATGTATCCTGAGCCACTTTTAATTGTTGTGCATCAGCTTTTCCTTTAACCGCATTATTAATGGCTTCTGTATATTTAGTAGATCCGAATTTATAATTTGGATCTGATAATAATCCATAAATTCCTTTCCATCCAGCTTCTTTATTACCAATTAAGATAGATTTGGCAACTGCTGCTGCGGCAGATGATTTTCCCTTATCACCTATTGCCGAACCAAAATCTTTTCCTATACCTTCTGCCAATTGAGTTAAACTACTCTTAAATTGTTCCATTATACCGATAACATCTGAAACATTTGTAATATTTTTATCACGAAGTCCCTTCTGAGCAGAATCAATCGCTTGATTTAAATTACTCATTACAATTCCCTTAATAGAATTTGGATCGTCTTCTTTAAAAGATTTTTTGATATCATCTACCAAATCCTTAAATGGTGCAGAAAAAGTTTGAAAAAGCTTTCCTAAAGCTCCCTTTACTAACTTTCCAATAAATTCCTCATTTATCATTTCATGATTTTTATGAGATTCATATGTTTTGATATATTTCATTATAGTTTTTTATTTCTATATATTAAAATGAAAAACTACAATTTATAATAATATTTATTAAATCATTTTCATTATACACTAAAGCTCGAACCACATCCACAAACGCGGGAAGCATTGGGGTTAATCCATTCAAAACCTTTACCATTTAATCCATCCGAATAGGTAAGTTCAGTGCCCCATAAGTATAGAATACTTTTTTTATCACAGACAATATTAATAGCACCGTTATCAAATATTTCATCGTGTTCATTTATCTTATCATCAAAATCCATTTTATATGATAATCCTGAGCAACCACCACCAGTAACACTAACTCTCAAATTGTGTGTATCGGGAGTAATACCATCACTCATCATTAATTCAATAACATGGTCCATCGCTTTTTCACTAATAGTAATCATAATAATATCATATCTAATTTTTTATCTCTCGTGTATGAGTAGAATTTACTATAGGTCTCACTTTTAAATTTTGATGTAAATTTCTTTTCATATGAAACTTTATATTTATAATTTTTCTTTTCTTTTTTAGTAGAAAAGTCGAAATATCGATTTTCTGATATCTCAACAACTACACAGTTATAAAATACGAAATGTCTTTCGGAATGTTTTGAATATTCTATAGTTGATGGTATTTCACATTTCTCCTCAAGAATAAAGTGAAACATATTATCCTCATATGAAGATCCTATTATATTAAGCTTAGTAGTCATATTCATCATCCTCATCATCATCCTCATCTTCATAGTCTTCATCTTCGTAATACTCTTCATAGTCTGGGTATTCAATAACATCATTATCCTTGAAGAAGAGGAGTAAGTCTTTTTTTTCTTTTAAATTTAATCCAGTATTTTTTAATTTTATAACTTCATCACCTTTGAAAAAGGAAAATTCAATTTTAGCATCATTTTCTAGATCTTTTAATTTTTCAAAAATTAAATCTTTTTCGTGACATTCGTCTAAGCTATAGTACTTACATAGTTTCATTTGAATAATTATATTTTTTTCATCTTTCTATATATTAATGTATTTGATAAAATTGGTTTATCTTCATTATCCTCCCATTTAGCAGATATAACTAATTCACCCCCTATCAAACTGACGCTAAAATACTTATTTTTTCCTATGCGAAATGTTGCATATGTATCTTCTATTTTTATTGGTTCGACTTCTATCTCGTCATCTCCATCAAAATTTTTCATTGATTTCACAAAATCAAATCTCTCATTACCTTTATAATATTCTTTTTTTAAGAGTTTTAAAAATGGATCATGAATCTTTAAAACCTCATTTTTTCTAACACCAAATACATCCTTCCATTTGAATCCCAATGTTATATGTAAGTCCATTTCTGGAAGACCAAATATCTTTCTTAGCTCCTGCAAATCATCAGACTTAACTACGACAAAATATGTCCTATTTTCATTTCTTTCAGCTGTTCCAACCCCCATTAAATTAATTTCAAATTCAGTATCAAAGTATTTTTCTAATGAATTAATAAATTTATCAAATCCAACTTCTTTTGATATTTTGTTATATTCCATAACATTGATGACAGTTATATGATGCTTACCATGGTCCCTATTAGACTGATTGGTTATATAGGTATCATAATCATCTTCTAATATTTCTTCTAATTGAGATAGGTAAGGTGTTACTATATCAGTATAGATATTAACTCCTATATAATTATTACCGACTATATCTTTTAAATATTCTAATCTTACTTTCATTTTCCTTTAAATTTTAATTTACCGACTACTAAGGCAGGAGTAGTATACAATAATTTTTTTAATTTACCTATATATCTTTTATCAGATATTAATATTTCAAAATCTAGAGATTCACTATCTTTTGATAGACCAATATAAGCGGATTCGAATCCATAGTCTTTACCCATACCCTCTATTTCAGCTATTGCGTATTTGCTAATATCAACGGTTTTAAATTTTCGTTTTGAGTCTGATCTAAAACTATCTAATACATAGTCAACTGCTGCTAATATACTATTAAATTTTTCTTCCTTTCCATTATAATTTCCAACTACAGATACCTTAGTTATCTTTCTTCGTATATCTCCTATAAAATTGGTTAATCTGTGATCAGCTAAATCCTTTGTTAAGGCCGACGCAACTTTACTAGCACTAAATAACTCATTGAACTTTTTAATTTTCATAGGATTATATATTTAATTAAAATCCATTATTTTTTAACCAAACGATAAAATCATGAGCATATAAATGTTTTTTACCTTCATATTTGCTATCGGTTCCTTTTATTCCATATAAACCATACCCTGGATCAGAAAGTTTCATTTTTTTATGTTCTTCTATTACTCTTTCCTTTAATGACCTATCCCTAGTATTATTAGCTGAAATTATATTAAAATTTCTTTCATCAATATTAAAATCACATACTTTAGTCCATGTTTTTGTTAGAACCGACATTTGTTTATTTAAACTATAAAAGTCTTTTCCACTTGTATTATTTGGGTGTTTTCTACCAAGAGGTTCCGGCTTTTGAGTACATATAATATAATCTTTAGTTTCCATAACTATCGCCCTTGACCCAACTTGAAATCCTAGACTTTCTAAGTATTCATCATTTAATTGTTTATCTTCTTCATAGTTATACTTATCATTGACCATCATTCTAATATTTAACACCTTGTCTGAATATTCTAATTTACCATTATCACAATAGACTGTAATAGTTTTTATTTCTTTTATTCCTTTTAACCTGTTCATAACTTGTTGAATATCAGAATAGAAACTAGCAGATTTTAAAAACTCAATGTGATTCGAATACCCAACTGGTAATCCATATCCTTTAAGTGACATGGTAAAGTAGTAGTTGTTATCAGCATAATCGTTAGTTTTGGTATCATTTAGATATAAATTGTAAGTTCCCTGAGCAAATTCACTACGAGGAGGTGCTTTACTCAAACTATCAGTTACATATAAAAAAGCATCTTCAATTTCGGATAATAAGGCATATTTATCTATTTCCTTTGGTATATCATATTCACCAACTCCATATTTATTCAGGAATTTTTTTGCAAATTCTACATTTCCTTCTCTTTCCTTCTCTTCCTCTTCATGTTCCATAATATCTTTACATATTTCAATAGCTCCATCTATATAAGATTGGTCAAATTTAGTTATACCAAGCCTTGTTCTTTTTTCATCACTTAACATAGCATATATGTTTGATGAAGAAGATATTGGGTAATAAGCATGATATGGTTCTTTGTATTCTTCTGGTTGTTTACCAGTTCTCTCTGCATATAGATTTTTAATTATTTGATCAATATCTATATCTAAATCATCATCATCTTCCACATCGTCAGATATCAAATTTTGGTCTTTTATTTTACCCAAAAACATACTTTTCCATTTTTCTTTTTCAGCTTTTTCTTTGTCCTCTCTTTCCTTTTTAAGCTTAGAAATATGTTGATTTGCCGCATCAATAGTCATGGCAACTTGGGGTATATTTAATATTCTATTTACAACCTCTTGTATTTGTGGGGCAAATTTTGCATTTTGCCAATCTCCATATCCTGCCAGGTCTTGGTCTGCACCACCTGCTTCTTCTATGATAAATCCATCTTTATTCCATCCATACCCTGTTCCTATAGTACATAATAGGTTATCTGATATGGATCTTCTATTAGAATAAAGAGATTTATATTTATAATTAGGATCTAGTTTAATTTCAACCCAATCTTCAAGTGTTTTGTTAATCTTTAACATCTTCTTTTCTAGTTCACTCAGTGGTTTGCCATTTTTAATTAAATTAAAAAATGTTTTACTGTCTTTAACATTATCTCTACCATTGGTAACATGCATCGCCCACGCATCATAGATTAGATTTTCTATTTCATTGTTTTGGGGATTACACATTTCAATTTTATATTTAGGATTATCTTCACAATCCCAATAACCGGTTTCCTCACCATCTTCATCTGTAGTTGTAGCTCCATCTCTAAGAATGCCATCACCTCCCCAACAAACTCTACCATCATACCATAAGGTATTATACATATATCCTAGCTTGGCTAATTGTGGTAAATTCTCTGATTGAGTTAGGTACTCTTGATTTTCCCTAATACAAATAAGTATAGGATCAATTACATTTTCCTCAAATTTGAAATGTTTGTCATTGACGAAACTTTCATATGTTTTAACTATTTTCTTTGCCATTTTATAACCCATTATTTTTTAGCCATAATAAAAAATCTGTTGCATAAAGGTCTTTAGTACCTTCTTTTTTACTTTTGTTTATACCATATGTCCCATAAGACTTATCTGATAATTTCATTTTTTTGTGTTCTTGAAAAATTTGGTGAATAAAATTTTCCAATTTTTTATCTGAAATCTTATATTCATTTTCATTATACAATAAATTAAATCCCCTCTCGTCTATTGTAAGATCAAATAATTTATTCCATTTTTTATCACATATTTCAAGTGATTTCACTTGAGGTTCTATATTATTTACTACATAAATATTATATGAATTTAATTTCATACCGATAAATGTATCTGATATTTCAAATCCTTTTTTTGATAATTCATTTTCCCTTTTTAACCTTTTACTATACCCATGATTATCATTGACTATCATCTTTATTTCTATATTTGCATCTAAATCATCTAAATCAACTTCCTCACTTTCAGGAATAATAGAAAAAAACAAACTTTAGATCCTTTATTAATCGAAGTCGATGTAATACATTTTTAATATCGTTATAAAATGCAGCCCCACTAAGTGATTCAATATCATTTGAAAATCCAAAAGGCAATTTATCAATATCACCTAATTTTAGATAAAAGTAATAATTATTATCATCATATGCCTCATTTATATATAATGTATATTCCCCAGCTTTCATTTCTGAGGTATAGAAAGATTTAGTTCTCTTAAAAGAATCGGTTAAATAGAGAAAACAATCTTCTATTTCACTCAACAACTTATATTTAAATAAATCTCTAACTTTTTTAATTTTAGCCATGTTTATTAATTATTTTTTATTTATAACATTCGTTTAAATTTTTCTATTTCTAATCTTTTAATTTCTGCACCTAGCTGGGCGCCTTGAAATCCCTTATCCATTAACTTTTTTGAATCAACAGATGGTTTATATTTTAAAAATGCCATATGAATCTTATCTGATATGTTATTAACTTTATACCAGTCTAGTATCACATCATCAGAAACCCTAGCGATTTGTTTTTTCTTGTAAAGGTCAATTACATTATTAATATCTAAATTAATTAGGGATATCAAGAATACAATTTTTCTTGCCATATCTACTTCAATCTTAAATTTTTGAACAAGTTTATTTAACAATTTATCTGGGTTGTTATTAATTAGTATATTAGATAAATAAACTTCTAAAAATTTAGAGTCTTTAATATCTTCATTGATATTAACTCCTGGTAAAATTTGAGGCCACATATTATATTCATTTAATAGTGTTAAATAAATAGAAAAATTTTTACATTGGGCAAACGATTTTTTAACTTCATCCCATATTCTTTCTGCTGATACATCTTCTTTTGGACCAACACCTATTAGTCTATTATCTGATTTTATAGCATCTGAAGTCTGTTTGTCAATTTTTCCATTTGATCTGGCAGTAAATCTAAAAATACGGCAAATTCTTAATCTATCTTCCTTGAATCTCTCAATGGGATTTCCAACTGCTTTAATAACATTATTTTTTATATCATTAACACCACCAACAATATCTACAATTTCCTTTTTTTCTATATTATAAAATAAAGCATTAATAGTAAGATCCCTTCTCATACAATCGTCCTCTATCGTTATATGATTACCCATTTCGACCTTTTGATCATTCCCTTTTGTATCCCTACCCATAGATATATCCTTTCTATAAGATGCAATTTCATAGCCATTTGGCTCATCTTTTGTATAGACTCTTATCACACCAAAATTTTTACCTTGCTCATCAGATACATTAAATTCGTTTAATATTTTTTTGGACTCACTCGGCAATGCGTTTGTAACTAAATCATAATCCTTTGGTGTTTTACCTTGTAGAAAATCCCTGACAGCCCCACCTACAACAAATATATTTTTTCCATTTTTTATATACTGATTTGAGATATTAATTATATCATATGGTAAGGGCATTTCTATTTTAATAGAATTATTTTCTAGTAAAAAATCTTTATAATTTTTAATTTTTTTCATTTATTTTATCTATTATTATTTTTCCTATATTTTCCCTACATTTATATATTTCATTCTCCCACAAAAATAATGATTTTATATTATTATCTGATAGGTATTTTTCCTTTTTTTTATCCCTTTCTTTATTTTTTAGCTGAATTTCATTTAGAGTCAGAAATATATTTGGATTCCCATGCCAATAATCTCCCTGACATTCTATCACAAAGTTGTAATCTATAAGATAAAAGTCAAATATAAATCTATTACATCTATAGTTTTTGATAAATTTAATATTTAGGTCTATTAATTTTTCTCTTATTATAATTTCTATTTTGGTATCTTTTTTTGCCTTATTTGACGCTAATGATAGATCACCTATTCTTTTATCTTTTTCCTCATTAGATAGTGACTTCCAAATATTAGACCTTATTTTAGATAGTTTTATTGCAGATTCCATCAATCTAACATCATTATATTTCGTCTTTCCTTTAGACCATGGTTCCTTTCCATACATGCCATTATTTTTACCAGAAGTATCTAATAACCCCTTCTTATACATTTCCTTTTTTGTTGAAGATATTTTTTTTGATGATTCCATTAAAATATCACAGTCGAATTTCGTTTTTCCTTTAGACCAAGACTCCTTTCCATACATACCATTTCCTGATCCACTATATAATCTAGATTTTATATTTGATGTTTGCTCTTTGGTGTGTTTTAGTTTAAGTTTTTTAATCTTTATTTTAATGGCTGTTTTTGTTCGATTGGGGTATTTTAAGATATAATCATTAAAAAATTCAGATATAGAAAGTCCCATTTCTAAATATAAATATTTTAAATAAATAATTTCATCTTCTGACCAATATATTCTCATAAACTATATATTAAATTTCATTACCGGAAAAGTCGAATAGTTCTAAATGGATCTTTTATTTAAAATATACGTAAAAATTTAATATATATATTAAATGGATAATTCTGAAATAATAGTTAGGAAATTTGAGAGCTTCAATGATAATACTTGGGAAGAGGATTTACTTTCACTATATGATATTTTTTGTGAATTAGAAGATACTAAAATATGTCGGATTGATTACCAAGGGGGGTATAGAACATCCAGTGGAAGTAATAGTTATACTTGCTTTTTAAAAAATGAGAAAATAGAAGGCGACAAAGATCATATTAATTATATGATCAGAGTCAATTCTAAATCCTTATTAAGAGTTAGTTTACTCGAAATAGAATATAAAGGAGGATATTCACCATTTAGCCAAACAAATGCTCCTTCTTTTTATGCGGAAGATGCAGATATATTTCTTCAAATAATGAGATATGTGGATGCTGCTAAAAAAAGAATGCCTAAGTACAATCTTGGAATAACATTGGATGAAAATGTAGTTTACCTTGACTTTTTGGAAAACAGATAATAATATATAGAATATGCCAACTTATCCACTAACAGAAATAGAAAAAAAAGCTTGGGACTTTGCTGAAAAAGCTCACTATGGAGTATTTAGAAAATTTCGTAATGCAACCTATTTTGATGGACACGTTAGAAAAGTCTTTGGATTAGTTAAACAATATGACACGACCCCTGAGGTTGGCGCAGCTGCCTTACTACACGATTGTGTAGAAGATGTTGATGATATTACATATGAAACAATACTAAGTGAGTTTGGTAAAGAAATTGCAGATTTAGTTAAAGAATTAACATCATGTGAAGAGTATATAGATGTAATGGGTAAGCCTGATTATCTACTAGATAAAATGGTAACTATGTCCGACAAGGCATTGATTATCAAGTTATGTGATAGATGGCAGAATGTATCTGATTCGTTTAGTCAGCAAGAGTCATTTAGGGATAAGTACTATAAAGAAACTAGATATATTATGAATGGATTAAAATCCAATCGTCAATTAAATCAGGTTCATAAGAGGATAATTGAGCAAATTGAGGGAATATTAGGCAACTTAAAATCAAGGTATAAATATGAATCTAAACATGTTTTAATGTTTGAAGATTTTAAGCAAAAAAATGTAACAATAGAAGATATTATTAAATGTATAGAAGGGGGTGGGGTTATTTATGCTACTACGATTAATGATTTCCCAGATAATGATCCAGAAATACCCTTAAATCCTCTTAGTATTGATGATGAAGGAACAATCACAGTAGAATTAGATGGTAGTAATCATGAGGTAGAGCTAAAAAATGTTGATAAAATAGAATGGAAAAATATAAATGAGAGAATGTACTTTAGTGATGGAATGCAGAGCGTACTAATCTATTTGTCTAATCAAAAAAAGGATAAGGTAGCTAATTTTATATGGTCTATTCAATCATATGATTACTATAAAGATACGGAGATCATAAATTACATTGGTCTTGATAAGCTGGATAATATGATTAGTTATTTACCAACTAATAAGAGAACAGAAGAGGATTTGGATGGAAATTTTAATAGTACTCAAAAGGTATCCATCAGAGTTGGTAGAGCAATTAAAAGAATATATGAAATTCTTAAGCCAAAGTTGAACTATAAGAAATCAACCAATGCTAGGATTTTTAAACATCAAGATAGATATCTTATTAATATACCGGAAAAAATATCAAATGAGATTATTACATTCTCAAATGATAGTCATATAAAAAATAGTGAATGTATTATCAAGGGAACGGATTTTAAAATAGAAGGTCAAGTTTATGATATAAATCAATTTTGGACTGAATTTGAGACAATAGATATTATTGTTTCACAAAATGTAACAAAGGACTTTCCAATACTAAGAAGATATTATGATATAAGCGAAATAAAAAAGTATAAAATGGATATTCCAGTTGAAATTGAGATAAAAAATGATTTTGAATTAAGTGATTCTGATATAGAAAAATTTGTCAATGAATACATATCATATGTTAAGTACAGCAAATCTGATGAGACATCTACTATCAAAGAGGTCAAAGGTGAAGACATAAGAGTATGGTATAGTAAAGAGAACTATCAGTCAGAGATGGGAAAGTTGGGAAATTCGTGTATGTCTCATGAGGAATGTGGTGAATATTTTGATATTTATACAAATAATCCAGATTCCATTTCTTTATTAATACTAACTAATAAGAATAATAAATTGGTTGGAAGAGCTCTTCTATGGAAATTAGATAGTGGTGAATTTTTCATGGATAGAGTATACACATCAAATGATTCGGATGATAATATCTTTATCAATTATGCTATTGAAAAGGGATATTTATATAGAGATACTCCAGCAAGTGGATTTAAATATTTTATAAACTCAAAAGAAGTAGACCCCGGCACTATTTCAGTAACATTAGATGAGGTACATTTTAATAATTATCCGTTTATAGACACACTTTGCTATCTTGATGGTTATAAGCTAAATAACACGAAGGGTGAAAGAACATTTAAGGACACTGACGGACATTGGAGTGAGTACTATGAGAGTGAAAATGATTATGATTAAACAAAGTCAAAAAAATTTATATACAAATTATGGCAGCATTTGAATTACTTACCCAATCAGGAGGACTGGTTGAGATGAGTGTAAATAGATCCGGAATGAGTGGGACAAGTCTTTATTTTCATATTGATCAAAGTGCAAATATCAGAAATGGAGAAAGTGAGGCATCTATATTATTAACCACAAAGGAGTGCAAAGATATCATAGGTGCTTTAAATGATTTCATAAAATTCATGGAAAATAAAGACTATGTATTTACAAGTGAAAGTGTTGTTCGATTAATAGCAACACCAGAAATGCAAAAAGCCCTAACTGATTTGGGATATCACACTCATAAAAATGAAGAAATAAAAAAAGAGGACTAAATTAGTCCTCTTTGGCGTTACCGCTATATTGGTTCCTGACTGTTAATCTTCTTTTTCAATAAGGATTTGTTTTACCTTATTGTTTGTTCTTGAGATAGGTACTTTTGTACCAATTGAAATCAGAAGTACATTGCCTTTAATCTTAGACAGGTCTAAGTGGTCACAGTATCCATCAGTCAATACGAGTGTATTGAATTGATTGAAGTGTTCAGCCACATAGTTAATAGCTGGTTGAAGAACAGTACCCCCTAATCCTTTGATAGGAATAGATTCTAAGTGTCTCTTAGATTTGATATTCTGAACCCATTTTACTTGTGTATCTGCTTCGATCAAGTTTACTTCAATATCATTACGATAGATGTAAGACAATACACGTTCAAATGTACCACCCATAGAACCAGATGTATCAAGGATACAGTTGATCTTCGTCTTGATCTTACGATTGCCTTTTAGACCTTGAATTTGACGACGGTTAGGTTTGGTAACAGTCTTTTGTTTCTTAGTTCCGAAGATAAGATTTGATACTGAACGTTTGATATGTTTTAAATAATCTTTTCTCTTCTTACGAAGTTTGTTAAGGGTTTGTTCAATATTACCACCTTGAAGGCCACGTGCCTGGAGTCTTTCCATAGCATCTTTAACCATTGATTCTCGCATTTCTTCTGGAACTTCATCACCCATGTGTACGTCCATGTATTGACCTTCATTATTTTCTATATTATCAAAGATTTGATCAAGAGAATATGTGTCAATAGTTCCTTTTTCATTTTTAGGGTCTTTACCGTAAGCACCGTATGAAGGGTTGCCTTGTGAGTCTTTACCACTCTCACCACCAGTTCCATTACAATCTGGACAAGGTTCGCCTTTACCATGTTGGTGTCCACCTGATTGTTGACCACCACCTTGTGATTGGTCTTGTGATTGTTGGTCACCTTGACCCTGACCTTCACCTTGTTCGCCTTGGCCTTCACCTTTTTCTTTTCCTTGACCACCTTCTGATGGACCTTGTTGTCCGGGTTGATTACCTTTACCGCTCTGAGGTTTCTGACCTGTTCCGTTACAAGTAGAACATTTACCGTTCTTTTGCTGCTTTTTACGATGTTCTTCTTGTTTATCACGAAGCCACTCATAAACTTCTTCAAAGATAAGTTTTCCTTTGTATTCTTTAGGAATAAACAAAGCCATGTTACGTCCTGAGTCATCCTTAGGAATTTCAACGAAAGTGTTAGGAATATCTTCCCAAATGATATGATTGATAATCATATCTTGAGCAATGTTAGAAAGTTTGTGGTCGTACTGACCAGTGATAGTACGTTTTGGGTGATTCCAAAGTAAGTGGAAGTCCTCATGAAGAGTAATAAAGTTTACTTCTTTTTGAGAAAGTTTTTCTAGGAATTCAGAATTGTAATAAAACTGCATTCCTTTTGTGGTCATATTAACGCCACAAGTGGGAAGACTTTTACTCTCATGGAAAGTAACAAAAAGGTTGAAGTTACCGTAGTAGGGTAAGTTCACCTTAGTATCAATCAACATAACTTGGATTGATTCCATTAACTTTTCGTGAATGTTTTTTAATTGAGTCATTTTTATCTTTTATTTTAAATATATCACAAAGATATGAAAAGTTTTGATTATAACCAAAACTTTATTAAAGTATTTATTTGATAACTAATTGTAAATCAATCAATTATTTCCAGTCTTTTAAATTTTTTTTCATTTGTAAGGAATTTTTTCAAATATACAAAATTTTTGGCAAATAAAAAAGGGTGACTTTTACATCACCCTTTCATTTAGGCTTTTTCATAATGAGAGAAACTCATGTTGAAATCTCCTCGACCAGAAGTATTGCTTCTATGTGTTGTCATATATCCAAACATATTAGATACTGGAACTTTTCCACTAATATACTTGATGTTTCCTTTGGTATCAACCTCAGATATGACTCCCTTTCTTCTACTGAAATCACTAATTACCAACCCCATGAATTCTTCAGGTGTTATAATAGTTATTTTCATTATAGGTTCTAATAAATCAACGCCACATTGCTCTAATACAGAACGATAGGCTTCCTTCGCTACCAATTCAAATGAATAAGAGTCTGAGTCAACATTATGGAAACTACCATCAAATAATCTAACCTTCATAGATTCAACAGGATATCCATAAACCCCACTCGACATTGAAGTTTTAAATCCCTTTTCAATTGCAGGAATATATTCTTTTGGAATACTACCACCAACAATTTCATTTATAAATTGCAATCCTTCAACACCTTCGTCAACCGGACCAATTTCAAATTCTATATCTGCAAACTTTCCTCTACCACCAGTTTGCTTACTTAAGACTTCTCTGTGAGTAACTGATCTCTTCAATCTTTCTCTATGTGCCACTTTCGGAGCACCTTTATTAACCTCGACGTTAAAATCAGTCTTAAGTCTATCAACGATAACTTCCAAGTGAAGCTCTCCCATACCACTAAGAATAGTTTGACCTAGTTCCTCGTCACTTCTGACGATTAACGTAGGATCCTCTTCTGTTAATTTATATAAAGCCATTGATATCTTATCAAAGTCAGCCTTTGTCTTAGGCTCAATAGCAATTGATATAACCGGATCAGGAAAATTCATAGATTCTAATTGAACAGGATTGTTTGGGTCACATATAGTATCACCAGTTTTATAATCTTTAGATCCAACTATAGCTACGATATCTCCAGCAAATGCTTCAGGAATACTATTCTTCACTTGAGCATGCATCTGATATATACGAGATACCCTTTCAACTTTATCACTATTAGAGTTAAGGACATAATCTCCTACTTTTAACTTACCAGAATATAATCTGACAAATGTTAATTTACCATGAGTGTCGGATATTATCTTAAACACCAACCCACTAAAAGGATCAGAATCGTTATTACCTTTGTCCACTGGACTAGGAAGAATATCTACAACATAGTCAAGTAAAGATTGAACACCTTTATTTTTAAACGCAGACCCACAAAGAACAGGAACAATAGAATTAGATAAACATCCTTTTCTAAGTGCATCAAGAATATCTTGATTGGTTATCTCTTGTTCATATAAATACTTTTCCATCAGTGATAAATCTATATTAGATAAAGATTCTATCATGATATGACGATACTGATTAGACATTTCTTGATATTCATCAGGTATATCTAAATATTCAATATATTCACCATTTTCACCATTTTGTATAACAGCCTTCATTTTAATTAGATCAATTATACCAGTGAAATTATCTTCAGCACCAATTGGAAGTTGAATAGCGATTGGATTAGCATTCAATTTATCTTTAATCTGTTTTACAACATTTAGATAATCAGATCCAATTCTATCCATTTTATTAACGAATGCAATACGGCTTACACCATACTCATTAGCTAATCTCCAGTTAGTTTCAGATTGAGGTTCAACACCATCAACCGCAGAGAATAAGAAAACTAATCCATCTAACACACGAAGAGATCTATTCACCTCAACAGTAAAGTCAACGTGACCTGGGGTATCAATGATATTAACTTTATTGTCATTCCAATAGCAAGTAGTCGCTGCTGAGGTAATAGTTATACCTCTTTCTTTTTCTTGCTTAGTATAATCCATGGACGTGTCACCATCATGTACTTCACCCATTTTGTGATTTACACCTGTGTAATAAAGTATTCTTTCAGTTAAAGTAGTTTTTCCTGAATCAATGTGCGCAACTATCCCAATATTTCTCGTTTTAAGAGTTTTCATAATTTTGTTTTTGTGTTTTTAGACACAATAATCCTGAGGCCCAACCTTTCGGTTATAGTGTTACAGTAAATTTTTTGAAAATAGGATTCCGAGCCAATCATCGGGGATTTTGATGATTGGATTATACAACAGCGCGTATTCTTCGATTCGTTTTCATTTTTAAAGAGAAAGTGGTCATTTTTAACCACTTTTATAATATGTATATATTAAATTATTTTTCCTAAGTTTACAAAGATACGAATATTTTTGAAAATAACAAATTATTTTTTGACTATTTGTTCAACACCATCAAGGGTATTCTAAAATATCAAATCCTTTATCACCATTACTTAATTTACATGTAAATACTATAAACCAATTAATATCAGATCATTTTGACTATGACTGTCATCATAGTCAAGATATTCTTGCGCGAAATTTTTTTAAATATTTCATAGTGATTTTATAGATTGATTTAGCACTTCAATTGGACTTAACTCTGCATTCACTTCACAAAGCTTTCCACTTCTTTCATAAAAATCAACTAGTGGTTTGGTTTGTTCTTCAAATTCTTTAAATCTCCTTTCTATTACCTCATCACTCATATCATCTTTTCTATTTTCCTTCTCAGCTCTTTTTTTTATTCTTTCTTTAGCTGTCTTTTCCGATAGCTTAAGATATATAACAGATTTTAAATCAATATTGATTTCCTCTAATAGTGACTCTAACTGATGTGCTTGATTTATAGTTCTTGGAAAACCATCTAAGATAATATTCTTACTTGAATCCTTTTTTATTTCATCTTTAAGTAGTCTAAAAATAATGTTATCTGGAACAAGTGTTCCCTGTGCCCTATAGACACTTTTTAATTCTGGATCATTTGAATTTCTAATTAAATCACCAGTGGATATATGAACAAAGTTATCTATTGGAATTAATGCTTTAGCAAGTGTTCCTTTACCCGACCCAGGAGACCCAACTAATGAAACACAATATTTTTTGAAAAATGGTTTAATATATTTCATATATTTAAGTTTCGACTAATTTTAATAAAATTAACTGATTCCGAATAATATCCGTTTGACTCACCCAACCATCTTAAAGTAACATATCCTTTAATTGTAGCCAAATTATAAAATGTCCATGTGTATGAGTCATTGCCATACCCCACATTATCTGGCTCATCACCTACATCCTCAGAAGACTTAAGTATTGGATTACCAATTAAATCTTCTAGATCTCCTACAATATCATATAATCGAACATACTCACAACAGTCTTGATCGTGATACATACAATAATTATTACCACTTTCACAATAAAATGCAATTTCTGTACTATTCCTATTTATTACAATGTCAAAAATCGTTTCACCAATTAAAGATGATACCTCACATCTTCCTAATTTTCTATAAACTAGTGAATGTTGGTGCCCAATAAATTCGTCATTAGATTTTGATTCGTAATATTTTATATATTTCACAGCATTATATCTTGACTTTTATGATATCACCAACAAATGATACATATTCAACTCCAATTGATTTCAACTCAGTATCTAAATTAAACTTCTCAGATGCCCTTAACTCTTTTTTAAAGACTAAGGTCTTTTCAGGTTTGTCACCATCCAAGTTAGCTTTAGATTCTTCTACTAACTTTTCTTCAATTTGGAATTTCTTAAGAATATCAGATACTTTCTCTGTCAGTGTTTTTTCTGATAATTCTTTTGGTCTCCATCTGCTTCCCTTCCATTCACCTTCATATGATTTTTGAAATTCAATTTCCTTTCCTGTGTTATTTGAAAAATAAGCATCTAGAATATATGGTGAATTTTCGGAATAAACCCAACCATCTTCATCAATTATATCTTTTACTATATCCCAATAGTTAAATTTTCCATTTGGGTCAGAATAGGCCCTTTCAAATCTATTATCAAATTCTACTGATTCATTTACTAATTGAATATCTTCATTTGATTCTAAAGATTCAAAGTAAGCTGAGTCCATTTTCTTTTTAGATAAGATTTCAAATATATCATTAGCAGCATTTTCGATATTTGATTTACGTTCAATTTTATCAGAAGACTCATTGATTGGATTTACATAATAAGACCATTTAACAACATTGTTATTAAGTTCAGGCTTAGAAATTTCTACCTTAACTTGTGCTTTTTTAGAAGATGCAACTACCTCAAAAAAATAGTTACCCTTATTTGATTTTTCTGAAATTCTTACAGATTCAAATAAATTTTTTAAATCATAATCGATTTTATTGATGTTTTCTTTTATCATATCTTTATTTCTTTTTTATTATTTCTTTTTTAAGCTCAGTGGATATCCATATATATTTTTCATCATTTACGACATCTCCAATTTCTAATAATATGTCCTCCAAATAATCTTCTTTTTCGTTATTACCACAAGACAAAAAATCATTAACATATCCATTTAAATTGGGATTTTTTAATGAATATAGGTACTCTATAACATTTTTATTTTCTTTTATCATAAAAAATTCATTGAATTTAATAACACTTTCTGCATACAAAGGCAGTCCATCATGTTTAGTTTTGGCGAAAGATTTTAAATTTTTTAATCCGTTCTTTTTATTTTTCTTTGTAAACGATTTTGCAATATCTCTTATACTGTCAGGACAATTATCTGCTTTTCCAGTAGCGCAAGCATAGGCATACCCCATAAGTTTTCTTTGTTGCACAGAAACTGCTTTTTTTCTTTTTGCTTTACTCATAAAGATATATATTAAAAAGATAAAATTGCATTTTAAATGCTCTCTATCTAACATCTCTTTATGATATATTTATGATAGATTCAATGTGTGATCGTTTTCTATTTTCAAGTGTGGTAAATCTTTTCTCTTGTTCTTTATCAAAGTAAAGGGTCATTTCACGAGCGTGAATATGTGGAATATAAACTTCATAATATAAATTTCGATCACCGGTGTCAATTAGAGTGAACCCGTTTTCATTACTACTTGATTGTAAAACAACTAGAAGAGATCCTCGTTGAATAGATCTTTTAATATAAATAGATTTATAAAAACTATAGTTTAATTGAGTTGATTTATCTTTTAATAGAATATCCCAATTTATGATAGATTTTTCCTGTAAGGTACTCAATTCGGTCTTTTCACTATTGATTGTAAAGTCTATCTTTTTAAACATCTTATTTAGTCTAAGTACTTTCCTAAGTAAGTAAAATTTTAGTACTCTTATATTTCTAAACTTAAGTTTATATAAGGCTATTAGAAATAGGGAGTATCCTAAAAAATAATAACCCAATGGTATCATATACCATTGGGGATCATTAGATCTAAATAAGTGTTCTATTCCTGAGGTAAGAAAGGATAAAACGCCTGAAATAATAGTTATTATTAAGAATAGAATAATCTGCATGTTAATTATAGTACGAATTAAAAAAGTTTATTTTATTACATCATCAATCTTAATATCACGAAGAACCTCAACAGGAAGACTAAGATCATCATTTAATTTGATAATATTAAATCCACCTGGAATATTAATCACAACATCACAACCACCTCTAACTTGATGTTGAATATAATCCGATAAATCGAATTTGGTATTATATATAGCAGTATTAGTTTGATTATAGATAACTGCCGCGATTCCAATAGTTCCCCTAAAATTCGGAATTAAAACTCCTCCTACAATTTCGCATTCAGTCATTTCGTCACCTTTTTCTTCTTGTAATTTTTGATACTCTTTTAATGTCATAACCGATCCGAATCCAGTTGAACTTAGATATCTAACAATTTTTTTATCATTTTGATGAATTTCAAATGAGGTTTCATCATCTGTTATTTCAAATTTAGTACCAACGTCCTGATAATCACCAAGAATTACTATATCTGTAGGTGTGCCGAATTCAACAAGACTTTTAAATTTTTCTTCCGTACCTTCTTCTAGTTTATTAATTAGTTTTTCTTCGTTTTGTTTTTCAGCAGACTCGTTGGTGTCGTCACTTCCATACATAGCAAAGTAGGAATTACTACCACACATTTTATCAAATTCCGGATCTTGTGAAAATCCGTACTTAATCATTTTATCAACAATATCATGCCATTTAAGATCCCCGTTATAGACCAATTTTTCATTATCAAGAGAAGTCCCAATTTTCTGCAATGATAATTTAATATCGTCAGGTAAACTATTGTAGTCAGTAATTTCAGCCAGTACATCTATGCTTTTAGCACCAATTCTGATTTGATATTCACCCGCCTCAAACAACTTCATAAAAGCATCAGCATTAATACTTTTGAGTTTAGATACCTTATCATAAATTAATTTGGCAGTTGCTTCGTCTAATACAATTTTTTCATTTAATTGTTCAGATACAAAAAAGTAATATCCATTAGGTTCTGTAGGCGGCTGAAGTGAATCAATCCTTGATTCTAATACTCGAATATCAGTTTTTGCGGTTTCAATCTTCCCTTCAGCTTGAACTTTTTCATACTGATACCTTTTCAACTCTTGGGTTTGTTGGTCAAGCCTGTTTTTTAATTCGTTTAGTTTTTCTTCTTTCATTTTAGCAAAAGATTCTTCCATAGCCTTCTGTGCATCAGATTTAATTTCTTCATCTGACTCTCCCTCAAACTCACGATTGATTTCTTCATCATTTTCGGATGAAAGTAAAGTTTCAGCGAGTGATTGTTCTCCCTCATCAAACATTGATAGAAGGTCGCTTAATTTTGAATTCTGCTCATCAGAAACCTCAATAGTATCTTCATCATCAAAAATAGATGCTAATTTAGAAATGGGAGTTTGATATTCAACCGCGAGATAGAGGCTGATTTCTTTATCTTTAATTTTCTGAACTGATTTAAATGGAAGTTCAGTAACAACCATATTGTTGTTAAACATACTGATTGTTTTTTCAGAAATCACATCTAAAAGACGTTCTCTTTGTTCAACAGTAGTTTTATTTGTATCAACTTCATCAAAGTTAACAGTTCCTTCATCACAAATAGTTAATTTGAGTGTGATACCATCCATATCCAATCCGGATAAGTGCTTAGCTTCAATAAGTGCTTCATCTGCGTGAAATTGAATGTTTCCACGTCCACCAACAAATTCAAGAAACTTTTCCTTTGGTTTGAATTGACCAATTACCTTTTCTTTCGGTTGATCTTGTACTTGTTCTGTGTTTACATTATCCATATTTTTAGTTTTATTTTTACAAAGATACGATTATAAATTCACATCTTAAAATTTATAAGTTATTGATTATCAATTATTTCGTCAATACCAATCTCTCTTCTCTTAATAAGAGCTTCTTCATCACTTAAGGGAGGTGGTATTTTTTCGCCTTTGGAATTAATAAGATTTTGTACTTTAATAAATTTATCACCAGTTTCTTTACCAAGCTCTATCATATCCGTGTCTGCTATTTCAAAATCATCACCAGATAAGTCAGGAAGACAATCATATATAATTTGTAATTCCGGTCCAAATTTTTCAAAGTTCTTCATAACAACTGGATCATCATCATCATAAGAGTCAGTGGATAAAACTAAAAGAAGAAGCAATTCTTTTCTACTTAGCTGCTTCATCTTTTCCACTTGACTAATTACATTAAAATTTTGATAAATGTCAATAAATAAGTCACTTACTTCTTTATTCATTTTCTAATAGTTTTGATATTACGTAATCACGGTATTCTTTTGGAACATCTTTGGATCCAATAGTTTTACCTGCTTCACCAGTGACGGAACCTAATTCAAATGCCTTACGGAAAAATGCCTCAAAAATGGTATCATTCTCAAGTTCTTTAGCTGCCATTGCTCGGTTGATTGCTTTAGTTTCATCAGTAATTAAATTAGCCTGACGATAAGCCAGTTGTTCCTCAACTTTCTTATCACCACCGGCTTTTGTAATTATATCCTTAACGCGAGTATAATTTTTTAAAAATTCTTTCTCTGATTGACCTTTGATTTTTTTTGATCTTGTTGCCATAATGTTTATTTAAATTAATTTTAACGCAATTTGGTCGCAATTTTTCATCTTATAAAGATACGAAGATTTTTTAATAAATGAAAAAATCTTTTAGATGTGAGACATCTTCACAGATAATTGATATATCGAGGCTTCTTCTGAAATCGGGATTATATTTATATCTATTGGTATTTTTTAGGAAATTTAAAATTGTATTCATTTCGGATGTAGAATCAGTGACCTTATCATACACTGTTATTTCTTGTATATAGTCAGTGGTGTCTGAAAAAAATTGATATTCCTTTACATTAAAAACTGTACCAAGCGTTATATCTACATCTAATTCTGACCTATTGATAATACCAAATGTTAGGTTTTGTGTTATATAACCAACTTTATCGTTTTCTATTTCACATATAATATATTTTGTTCCATAGTCAAATAGCCGATAATGAATTAATCCTTTATCAACTAATATGTATCTATTTTCAAACAAAAATTTACTATTCATCAAAATCTGCTAAAGGTGTATCTTGAAGTAATCTTTTTCTATCCTTATTTCTCGCCTTCTTTGTATCTGTAGAAGTATACATAGTGGAGGGAACCATATAAGTTTGATTTAGATCAACTGGCTGACGATAAGACTCTAATTTGAAATTATCATTTGCTAATTCTTTAACTATTGATAACATGTGTTGTCTAATGTCTAAACTATTTAGCACATCTAGAGCATATCCGTATTTGTGTGCCATATAGTTTATAAAAGACATAGGAATATAAAGATATCCGTTGTCTTTGACATTATACCAAAAGTCTAAATTAACAGCAAGTTCTTTTGGAACAAGTATTGATAATTCTGTTTTAATTGTTTCTAACATATTTATATTTTTAAAAAGATGATGAGCGTGCCCGCGATTCTGTTTTATTCTATCATTTATCTCACCTTGCGGTGGCCTTTCGGCTGCCCTAACCCGACCATTATTGAGAAACCGACACTCTAGGTCTGTACAGGTTGCTACTTCTTTGGTATAACGACTTATTAGGTCTTCCAAATTAGGTTTTGTAGTCGCGAAGTTCCTCTAGTTTTCACCAGCGATAGATCCTCTTTCATCTTGATAATATTTCGAGATTAAATTCTCGTCGATTACGTTCTTTGTAATTATCAATAAATTTTCTTAATAAAGGATGAATATGCTTATATTCAATCGGTGTGACATCATCAATTTTTCCTATATATTCTTCAAAGACATAGAAAAGATTCTCAGGAGTGACCTTCATTGTATTAATCATACATAGATAGTTTAACACCCTTTCCTTTTTTGGATCTATTGTTTCATTACTTCTATTCCATTTTGCCATCCAGGCTAGCTTTAATGACATTGCTTCAAAGTCTCTCAAAACAACTCCTTGCCACCAATCGGAAAATTCATCATTCCGAACAATTGGGTCAAATCCAATCATAGATTGATATTTTTCCCAAATATAACTTATATGAGAATTAACAAGGTATGAATCTTTGACAACCTTGTGAAATAATAAAGAAAATGCTATTATGTTATTTGTCTTACTCATTTAAATACAAAGATACGAAAAATACAAACAAGAAACAAAAAATTGAATATATACCTTAAAATTAGAGAAAAAATGGTTATTAAGCATAAAGTTATTAAGGATTTTCAATTATTAACTCCAGATAAGAAAATTGTTATTTTAAAGTCCGGATCCATCATTGAAGAATATAAACTCATAACTAAATCAGACACACTTGAAATTGAAAAGGATATTATTGATAATAATCCTGAGTTCTTTTTAACTTTGGACTGGAAGCAAGAGTTAATCTCATATATGAGAACTAATAAGATGCCAACACCAGCTATTTTGGGTAAGAAGCTAATTCCATTTATCGAGGAAATGTTTGTTATCGGTTCTCAAGAAAAGGTCGGATCCAACGATATAGAAAGGGAGTTTAAAACTAAACTTAAGTCACTAAATGACAGAGAACTTGATTTGGAAAAAGAATACAGAGCGAAATTGAAATCTCTAAGTGAAAAAGAATCAGATTATGAAGTTAAGACTCAAAAGTTGGATAAGAGAGAATCTGATATTGAAAATGATTATAATGATATAAGTAAAAGAGAATCTGATATTAGAAAAAAATTATCTGAATTAAGAGATAAAGAAGAATCCCTAAGAGATTTAGAATTTGAGTTAGGTAAGAAGGAGAGAAATATGGATAAAATTCTTCTAGAATCCGAAAAGACAATTGATGATAGACAAAAGGATATGAATGATAAATTAGAGCAAAAGCTTAAAGATTTAGATAAGAGAGAATCCGAATTTAACAATAAACTGGAAAATTTGAATAAAAAGGAAAAGGAACTCTATTCGAATTTTGATGATAAAGTTAAAGAATATCAAGATACTTATAAAGAAAAAATGATTGAATTGTCAAGAAAGGAAGCAGAAATAGAATCAATTAACTTATCAAAGATCAAAGAGATCGAAAGAAAGGTAGTTGATTATTACAATGATGTTCCTTGGCATCATAATGATATGGGCACTTTTAAGAAAAGAATTGAAGATATTATTAATGAATTTAAAAATATTTAATTAATATATACTATATGAAACATCTAAAATCGTATAGTCAGCACAATGAAGGAATCGGAAGTTCTCTATTAAAAGCAGGATTAGCCGGATCTTTATTATTTAATTCTCCTGAGGTTAAATCTCAACCAAATAATCCAGTTACTACTCTAAGTAAAGATACGTCAGGTAGATCTGAAGTTAAGATGGTGAATCATCTATATAATTTAAGATTAGAGAAATCTAATGATACATCATTAAATGCTATTTTGGACGAAATAAAAGGAAATTTAAATACAAAAGATTCCACTAAATTTATTGACTTATTTAATAAATTATCTTCATACTTGGAATCACAATATGGATATAAAATCGAAGCCAGAAAAATTGAGGATTTAGATGGTGAAGAATTAAAAAGGGATCCAGGTAAGTTTAATCTTTTTGAGATATTGGGGTGGTTAGGCTCTATTTGTTTAGCTTTATGTGGAGTTCCACAGGCTATAATGTCTTATAAAGACAGGCACTCACATGGCATATCGTGGGGATTTTTGATATTATGGGCGTTTGGAGAACTTTTTGCACTTGCTTATGTATATGATAAGTTAGACCTACCTCTATTATTAAATTATGCTGTAAATATTTTAATTGTCGGAGTTATTTTATACTTTAAAGTTAGACCTGAGGTTGATCCAGAATAACATCTATCTTTTTATCTCTGAAGTATGCAGCAATAGTTTTCATCTCATATCTCGGAAATTTACCTCCAGTAAAATTACTATGAATTTTATCGAAATTTTCGACAGTAAAATTAGTATATGTTTTCCTATAAAGGGAATCTCTTAAATGGGTTAAAAATGAATTTTGTGGATCGTATTCAGATACAATAGAATATACATATTTAATGTATTCAAATTTTTGTTCATTTGTCATTTAATATATTAATTTTTAATTCGCGATTGGTTGCTAATAGCAAGTTGTAAATTTTGTGAACTCCATCCATGTCCAATGGATACTTGAAATGATGACTAAAATATAAATTTTCAAAGTTTGTATAAAAAGCATATATAGAAGGGAAAAAATCATTCATAGTTTCCTTTGAAAATTTAGAATCAGCAGTAATTGATCCTTTACCAAAGGTCATAGTTAGTAGTCCTACATCACCAGGGTTTCTATCTCCAATGAATGACTTGCTTAAGAACTTTTTGTCTACTGTAAACGATGGTAAATATTCATCTATATTTGAAACACTCTGCGGAAGTGGTTCAAATATATTAACCTCATACCCATCAACTAATTTATCCTCTGTATCAATATCAGTTGGATCATATTCAAAGTCAGACCAATATTGTTCATCATGATTAACAGAAAATAAATCAAGTGGTACTGATGATACTTTAGTTGGTCTGAGTACTAACATTAATTTTAATTCTTCTTTCATATTTCGTATTCAAAGTTTTTACCAGATAATTTATCTTTTAGCCTAATCATACTGAGTAACTTTTGTGTTGGAATTGAATCATCGGTTATTTTACTTTTTGTAAGTAATTCAAATTTATTACTTATGAAAAAATTAATATCATCAATTCTTTTTTGTGCAAAAAATATCATATGCTCCCTAAATTTTTCACGCATCTTATCACTCTTCTTTGTATTTTCAATTCTTTCTAATAAAATATTACGAATTTCGGCAACAGTTTTCTTTTCGCAGATAGCGGTTCTAATTTTATTATCAATAAAGTTATTTATAACACTAGACTTCATCATTTTAGTATTTTCATTTTATAGAGTAAAAATATAATCAATCCCATTAAACCACCACCAACATGGCCAAAGTGTGCAGTTCCATCACCGTGTAACATAAACCCACTAAATACCTCAAATAGAAACATAATCGCTATTAAATATTTCGCTTTAATTCCAATCGGAATAAGGAAGAAATATAGCTTTTGGTTTGGATTAAGAAGTGTAAACATCATAAGAACTCCCCATATAGAACCACTTGCTCCCACAAGCGGAATATTACCAGAATCCACCATCATACTATGTAACACACCACTAGCTACTCCACACATCAAATAATATATCCAGAATCGTTTAACACCATATACATCTTCGACTAATGGCCCAAACGAAAGAAGAACTAACATATTAAATGCAATATGTATGAATCCAGCATGAAGAAATTGATAGGTTATAAGTTGCCAAGGATAGAATAGATTGCTATCATTGAGATCATACATTGGAAGAAGTGATGGACTCGATGGTGTTCCTACAAAAAATGCAGGCAACATCAGTGTAAATAAAAATACAATGATGTTCAAATAAAAAATTGTTTTTGTAGCTTTAGCCGATTGAAACATTAGTTTAAAATTTTAGTTAATTGATTATCTCTGTTAATTTGATTTGTAATATTTTCAAATAGAAAACTATTCTTTTCATAGAACTCAACACTTGTACCAAATGGATGTAATTTTCCATTAAATAAACAAACATTTGTCCTTTTAAATATTGGTAGATTAAAACTATGTGTTACTCTATACCATACCAATAGGTGTCTATAATCAGACAAATTTGTAGTAATATCAGGAAAATATAATATCATACCACAAAGATACGAAAATTATTTTAAACATCTTTAACCTGGCTGAGAAATTTCTCAGCATCTATAGCCGCCATACATCCTGTACCAGCAGCGGTTATCGCTTGTCTGTAAATTTTATCTTGAACATCACCACACGCAAAAACACCTGGTATGTTTGTTTTGGTGGATCCTAGCATAGTTATGATATATCCATCATCATCAATATCTAATTGATTAGTAAATAATTCTGTATTAGGTTTGTGACCAATTGCTATAAACACACCATCACATACAATATTACCCTGATTTGTAGATATGCCTGTTAGATCACCATCCCCAAGAAACTCAATAACTTGCGTATTGTATTTAATATCAATTGTAGAATTGATGACTCTTTGATACATTATTTTTGATGCTCTCATTCTATCAGATCTAACTAGCATGACAACTTTACTACAAATATTAGATAGATATAAGGCTTCTTCACAAGCGGTATCTCCACCACCAATAACTACCACCTTTTTATTTTTGAAGAAAAATCCATCACAGGTAGCACAAGCAGATACCCCCCTTCCATAATACTTCTTCTCTGAATCTATACCCAACCATTTGGCCTCAGCACCAGTTGATATAATAACACTATCTGTTATCCAATCCTGATTATCTTCATCTGTCAACACAAATGGATAGATATCAAGTTTAGCTTTAATTATCATTTTATATGATATTTCTGTTCCGAATCTTTCTGCTTGTAGTCTAATGTCCTCCATTAACTCTGGCCCGGTTACCGGATTTCTATATCCCGGAAAATTCTCAACATCACCGGTGTCCATTAGTTGCCCACCATGTTTCAATCCAGCAAACATTAGTGGACTTAATCCTGCTCTTGAGGCATAAATAGCTGCCGTGTATCCGGCTGGACCACTACCTATGATAATAACCTTTCTCTTCATTATTTTAATTTCTTTTTTAATTCTGACAAATCATTGATATACATATCCTTAGGATCAACAGCATTTAGGATTTCAATTTCTTCCTTTTTGATTTTAAAATCTTCTTTTAGCTTCTCATACATTTCCTTTGTTAATGACCAAATCGGCATTCTTAGTAAATAATCGAAACTGTCATCAATCTTGTCTAATCCAAAGGCTTCTATATCTTTGACAATCTTCTCCTTAGCTACATTTTTAACCTCTAATTTGCCATCCAAAATTGCTTTGATGAACCTTCCGCGATTAGATAGAATTTTTAATTCATGCTTTAGTTTATCTAATAGGTAATCTTTTCTTTTATCGTAATAAGATAATCTAAATATAACGAAATATTTAATAATATCGTCAGGACTATCAAAGATTTTTAATTTGCCATTCTCATCAAGTGTAGAATAGATTTCTGTTTCAAATTCTTCTAATTTTAAAATCTTGATCAACTTCTCCTCATCATATTTTGATAAGGTTTCTCTTGTAAATCTAATCGTATAATCAATATTATCTTTACTATTATCATCATAGGATACTATGATTTTCTTTTCAATTAACTCATCTAAGATTGATTCATACTTTTCAAATGTCATTGATGGTGGCAATTCAGATATTTTAACAGTTGTTGTATTTGTTATTTGTAATTTTCCTCTAATTATCCACCTTTTTTTATTTTCAGTATCTTGATTATAATCACCATTAAAAGAAGGTATATATGGTTTTATTTCAGATATTTTTTTGCCTTTTAATAAAAGTTCGCAAGCATTTATAATATCTAATGGATTTCTATTTAATATATTAGAAGAAAATCCAACGGCAATTCCAGAAGACCCATTAATTAAAATGGTTGGAATAATTGGCAGGAAATAATTTGGTTCTATTTCTTCACCTTCTTCTTCTTTGTATTCTAATAATTCAAAGTCTTTATAAAGTAGTCTAAAATTTTTATTTAATTTGGTTCCGATATATCTAGGGGCTCCTGGTTCGGGCGATCTAAGTGAACCGAATTGACCATCCTCTTCAAGAAGAGGCATATTATTTTTAAATTTCTGAGCCATATTAATTATGGCATTTGATAATGAATTATCACCGTGATGATAATAACAATCCGAGGCAACTTTTCCTGATAATTGAAAAACCTTAAGAGGCTTTTCGGATCCTGTTTTCCAAACCTGATTTGATATGTGAATAATCTTTCTTTGTGTGGGTTTTAGTCCATCAATTACTGATGGTATGGCTCTATTTTCAATAACATATAGTGAGAACTCTTTATATTCATCTGATAAGAACTCTGTGATTGTTTTTTCAGTCTTCATAGTTTTATATATACAAAAAATAGATTATTGTTTTAAATGAAATACCTTAAAAAGTTTAATGAATCCTTATCTGAAATTGAGCTAGTGAAAGGGATAAAAGTCGAATCAGAACATGGAAACATCTATGAAGAGATAGATTCTTATTTAGAATCTTTCAATATTGGAATGCCTTGGTCCAAAATTGAATTCTATGGAAAAATAGCAGAATCCCACTTAAAAGAGATTCCTGATTATTATACAAGATTAGAAAAAATGGAAAGAGAATGAAATATTTAAGAAAATATAATGAAAATCGCGGATATGAATTACTAAAAGATCCCGGCGTTGACGATTATAGACATGATAAATTAATGTCTGTTAGTAATAGAACCATACAGCAAGTTAGTGATATAGTTGGAATTGATAAATTTGTAATAGATGAAATTGTTTATAGGGGGATCGACGATGAAATGAAGAAAAGCCTGCTTTGGTCCATAGCTGCCAGGTATCTACAAAAATATAAATTTATTAGAACACGTATATACCCCTTAGATATTGAAATATATGAATATGAAGACGAATGGTTTGAATTGTCATGCACAAATTTACGTGATATTGCATCTGGTCCACTAATATATTGGTGTGATCAAATGGAAGGAATGACTAATTTCCTAAATGATATAAAGAATAATGCAATAAACGAAGGAATTTTCTCAAAAGCTGCAGAATTATTAAGATATAATAGGAAGGCAGATCAATTAATCAAAAAGTATATTAAAATGATATATGATGATTATAATAAAAACAAAGATTTATTCCGGGTATCTATAGTCGAGGATTCAGAATATATTGATTTTAAATATATGATAACAACAGGAGATCTAAATAATGTCCAATTGGGAAATCGGGATGAGAATGCCATAACAATAGAATTGACTTTTATTGAAAACACATTTAAGTGGAGTAGTGATACCACACAGGCAAGACTTGAAGTTAGAAAATTTAAATCATATCAAGGAGACCTTTTAATTGTTGGAAGAAATATAAAGACTGGCGAGATCATTGAAAATGAAAACGGGATTAAGAGTAAGGATGCAATATCTTATGTTAATACCCCATCTGGTGAGGTGAGTAAAATAATTAAATTTTTTATAAGAGAATTTAAGTCAAAATATCCAACAATGAGCAAGTATTATGGAGCGAGGTCTATACTAAAAATTGATACCAAATTAAGAGATAAAATGGAGTCCGATTCTGATAAAAAAAGGATGTATGATAGAGAGAAATATGAAGAAGAAAGAGAGAGAAAAAAACAATTTATTCTTTCTAAATTAGACACAATGAAAATGAAAGAGGAAGATATTATTGATTTTTTTATAGAAGTTGAGGATGAAGTTGATATTCAAATATCCCATGAAAGGAGCATATACATTGATAGAACTATATATACTGCTAAGATATTTAAATCACTAAAAGATCCAATAGTAGATGAATTTTCATTAGATGGATTATTAAATAAAAATAAATTAGAATTTGACGAGAGTGATATACCTCTTAAAAAGAATATACCATATCATAAATTAGTGATAGGTTTATTGGATGCAGATTATTCTCCAGATGAATTTAAAAAGAAAATTGATAAGGTAATTAATAGATTAAAATTTGGATTAAAATTGGAAGCATCAGAGATGATGATTGATAAGAATCCTTTTTCTGGCGATCATGGGCTACATAACAGCTATCTCTCATATGAGTGTAATGATGAGATATCTAGAATGTTTACCAGTAAAAAAGCTGTTTATATCATATACCTATCAGAAATTTAAACTATTCCAAATCCGACTGGGTTAACAACATATTCTATTTCTCCGATATCTGAACTACCTCCATAAATATATAAATTAGCAGTTGTAGTGGTTGGGTATGTATATAGTGTTGTCCATGATGATCCTCTGTAATATTTAGCATATAAAGTATTTCCAATTCTTTCAGTTCTCATTTTATCACCACTTGATGCTGTTATCCCAGTATCAACATATCCATTAGTATCATCATATGTTTTATAGTGATCATTAGCACCTTCTATATATACTAAATAATCATATACGTAATCTGGAGTTAATGCATTACTTAATGCAAATCCCATACCTATATTATAATTATTAATTGTTCCAGCATTATCGGTTATATCACTCTGTATATACCCATCTGTAGAAGCTGGTAAATATTGTGCCGATTTTCCACTACCATTAGCACCAGTTGCAATAGGTCTCCATGATCCTGCTGGGTTTTCTTCCCAGTTAACTAAACTCCCAAATATAATCGGTACTTCTTGTGTAGGGGTCGTAGTTAAAAGTGGATTGATAAACAAACCTCCATTTATAGTTACTCCACCCCCAATTATAATGCTCATTTTATAGTAATTTTTATTTTATTGTGATTTATATATTAAAATAATGGCCATATCCTGCCCTGTTAAACAATAAAGAGAACTTCATTTTTAAACATTTTATCAATAATTTTTATAATATATATTAAAATAAACTAATTGGATGGCAAAGAACATAGAGGAAAAATATAAAAAGTTAGATGATATATCACACGTACTTCAAAGAAATTCAATGTATATTGGATCCATTAAACCACACACCGCTGATAAATGGATTATAGAAGAAGGAAGAATGATTCAAAAACAAATAACTTATAATCCAGGATTCCTAAAGATATTTGATGAAATTATAACCAACTCTGTCGATGAGAGCAAAAGAATAGGAACTAAATTAAATATAATTAAAGTCTCAATCGAAAATAATATTATATCTATATGGGACAACGGTGGTATTCCAGTTGTTAAACATAAGGAACATGGGGAATGGATACCTGAAATGATATTTTCTAATCTAAAGGCAGGATCTAATTTTGATGATTCAGAAGAAAGAAGTTGGGCGGGCACCAATGGTGTTGGATCAACATTAACTAATATTTTTTCAAAAAAATTTGTTATTTCTACTTGTGATGGTAAAAATCAATTCGATCAAACTTTTACCAATAATATGAGGGAGAGAACTAAAGTTAAGGTTAAAAAAGCAACTAGAAATCACACCGAAATATCATATTTACCAGATTTTGAAAGATTCGGTATTGATTCAATTGATGAGAGTCATTTTAAAATGCTTGAAAAAAGAGTATATGATATAGCCGCCTCTAACCCAACACTTAAAGTATATTTTAATGGACATTTAATTAACTTCAAATCATTTGAGGATTATATTAAGTTATATACCGAAAATTATTTTTATGATACAAAGAAAGATAAAACATGGTCCATTGGTATATCACTTTCTGAGAATGGTTTTCAACAAGTGAGTTTTGTTAACTCAACAGACACATACGATGGTGGAACGCACCTTGATTATGTTTTAAACCAAATTATATCGGCTTTAAGAGAATTCTTTAGTAAGAAACATAAAGTAGACGTTAAACCATCTGAATTAAAAAATCATATGTTTGTTTTTCTAAATTCAACTGTAATAAATCCAGCATTCTCTTCTCAAACTAAAGAAAAGCTGATTACAGAAACAAAAGAATTTGGTTCTACATTTGAAGTTTCATCTAAATTAATTCAATCTATATTAAAATCCGAAATCGTTGCTTCTATCTTGGATTGGATTGAACAAAAGAAAAACGCGGATGAGAATAAAGCTGCTCGTGAATTAAATAAAAACCTAGCTAAAATAAAAGTTGATAAACTAATTGATGCTAAGGGTAAAGATAGATGGAAGTGTAGTTTAGCTATTTTTGAAGGAGACTCTGCTTCTTCTGCATTTAGAAAATATAGAGACACCAATACACAAGGAGCCTTTTCACTAAGAGGTAAGTTTATCAATGCTGCAGAAATTACTAACCAAAAATTGGTTGCCAATAATGAAGTTATTAATCTAATGGGAGCAATGGGCTTAAAATTAGGACAGAAGGCTGTTCCTGGGACATTAAGATATGGTAGAATATTATTCTACTGTGATCAAGATTATGATGGATATTCTATTGTTGGATTATTAATTAATTTCTTATATAAATTTTGGCCAGAACTATTCGAGCATAACATGATCTATAAAGTTGAAACTCCAATTGTAGTTTGTCAAAATAAAGCAAAGAAAAAAATATCTTTTTATACTCAGCAAGAATACCTTGATTGGTTAAAAAAAGTAAATCCAAAAGAATGGGAAATTAAATATAAAAAAGGATTGGCAGCATTAGTAGATGATGAATATAAAGATATTATACATACACCTAAACTAACTAAGATTAAAAAAGATGATATTAGTTCTGAGTCACTGAATATATGGTTTGGTAAAGAATCTGATTTAAGAAAAACCGAATTACTAAAATGATATCAACTGAAACACAGTATCTATATTGTATGAATGATGTAGGTGGAGAGGATTTTATTACTACTTCATTTTCGTATTCTAATGAATCTGATAATATTCATATTTTTAATTTTAATCAAGTCGAATTTGATATAACGAGAATTAAATATGTGGCTATTGATTATACATTAGATCCTTTCACATCATTTAATAAAAGATATACAAACTCTAATGCTTTACGGATTTTTAAAGTAAAATTTACTGAACAAGATTTTGATCGAATGACGGTTACTCTATTGATCGAGGGGCAAATCAAATCATTTGATTTACAAAGTTATAAGAGGGATATAAAAATTGAAAACATTATAAATGAATAAAATTCACAACATCGATTGTTTAGAAGGGATGAAAATGATGGATAAGGAATCTGTCGATTTAGTCATTACCTCTCCGCCATATTCTAATATGAAAGAGTATGTTGATTTTAAAGGAATACACCCAGATGATTACGTTGAATGGTTCATGCCGATAATTAAAGAAATTTATAGAATTCTTAAACCAACTGGATCTTTTATCTTAAACATTAATGACAAAAGTCAATGATGGATTTAGGCATCCATATGTTTATGATTTGATATCAACTATTCACAAAGAAACGGAATTCAAAATGTATGATAGATTATTTTGGAATAAAAAGAAGTCTATTCCTAATAAACATAGATTTGGAGATAAGGTTGAATATATATTCTGGTTTACTAAGGGGAAGGGGTTTAAAATTTATATGGATGAGATGAGAACAGAATATAATAAATCCTCTATCAATAGAATGAAATATAAATTAAAAACAAGACATGCTCGCACTGAGGATAATCAAAATGCTAATAATTATAAAGAATGGTCACCAAATTTAAAAGGTGCACTGCCCTCGACATTAATTGATATCTCTTCTGAGGTTAAAAGAGTATCAACTAAACATGTTGCAGTATTTCCCGAAAAGTTAATTGAATATTTTATAAAAGGTTCAACCAATGAAGGAGATGTTGTTTTAGACCCATTTATGGGTAGTGGAACTACTGGAGTTGTTTGTCACAAATTGAATCGTCAATGGGTGGGATTTGAAATTTCAAAGGACTATATAATAGAAGCAGAATCTAGAATATTTAGATAAAGATTATTTAAAGAAAACTAATATTGATATTTTATCTTTTGAACCATAACTTACCTTTGTAGTAAATCCATAATATTCACATCTAGATGTTAGTGTTTTAATAGCCTTATATCTCTCGATCATCATGTCTATTGTACTTGAGTCAAAAATTTCATCCTCGGCCCATTTTGGTAAATCCTTTTGACTTTCATTTTTAAATTTAGTAAATGATATTATTGACTTCATTGATAATATCCATTTATCAGGAATTCTACCATCCTTAAAGTACTGTCTTATTTTTTTACTACCAACCATTTGTGTCGAATTAACAGAGTGTGTATTATTAAGATTACTAATAGTTACATATCCTTTGGATATAACTACCTCGTCGACTTTACCTGAATATGATTCCTTAAACGTTTGAAATAAATCTAATATCTCGGTAAATTCTGCTGGTAATTTATCTACACTTTTACCCAATAAATAGGTATTTTCAACTGACTCATTTATAATAATATCAGAAAACTTTTTCATTTTTTCATTTTTCTACTTTTTTTTAGAGCAGTTACCTCTTTTTGAAGCATTATTAATGTTTCTTCTATATTATTTAAAACTTCAGATTCTTTAAATTCTTCTTCCTCCTCATCTTCTTTTTGCATCTCATCAATATTATCACTGATTTCATCAACATTATCGCTGATCTCATCAACATCTTCTTGTATTATTTCAATGAACTGATTACTTCTATTAACAGACATTTGTATAAAAATAGAAAGATATATCGCTTCTAATGAAACAATGGTTGTTAAAACTAACAGCATTTTTTCAAAAGGAACAACTTCGAATATAGACAATAAAAAGGAACTACCGAATAGAATAGTATGTATCAATAATGACTGTATTGATCCTATCCATTTGATTGCGCGGTCTGGTGCCTTGTTTAATTTAATCATATCTTTTTTTGACGAGCCAGCAGTGTCCATAGACATTTCGTTTTATACTTCTACTTTTCAACACAACCCATTATTCACCAAATAAAATAGAATTAAATTATATATTAAAAAAGTAAGTTTATTTTTATTTCTCTTTCTAATGATCCGATGTAATCTCTAATATCTTCTCTTTTTGTATAGAAGACTTCTTTATTTATCCAATAGTCATAACTTTTTGATAGAAGTCTATTTTTTTGTATACTATATATCTCTTTAAACTCATCATAACATCCGTATTTTATTAGATATCTTGATAAATTATTTGTATAATCAAATCCTATTTTGTAGAATCCATCAAAAAAAACCGGATCTGTAATGTTTCTAACATATTGTGAAATATTAATTTTATGGAATTCTTCATCGGTAAATTTTTGATCAAAAAATATTTGAGTGGATTTGAATAAAAAATCAATATTATTATTCTTTAAAATCTTAACTAATTGTAAAACATATTTAGCTATTTTTATATCTAAATATACCCAGATATCGTCTCCACTTTTAACTAAGATTGGAATTTTAGCAATATAATCCACATAGACAATATTTTTAGATATTATCCACCTATCATTGGTCGGTATAATGCTTGATAAGTTCATAACTTATATTAAAATGTTTGATACCATAATCACTATCTAACATTTTTTTAAATTTTATTTTGTTGGTTTCTCTATTTCCAATTTTACTATCACTCGCCCATCGCCTATATCCACTTCCTTTTTTACCATATTTTTCCTTCCATTTACTATCCTTTGTTGTATATGTCTTGTACATAAAATGATCGCGTGTTCCAATTTGGTCTATCCAAACGTGATTTTCAATAATATTTCCATTGGCATCACGATATCTAGAATACCACTTCCGTTTTTTAAGACGTGTAATTATTTTTATTTTTTCTTTATGTCTTCTCCAATCCCTGGTTCTCATAATATAAGATATTATATTTTATATATAGGTATATGAAAGTTTACAAATATAGTGAATTATTTGAGGCTAACCTATCTATTCAAGATTTGGAAAAAAGAAGTAGAGAAAATGGATCGAGAGGTGATGTTCTAGTTAAAAAATTGATCGATGGTGATCAACTAACTATCAATAAAAAAGGACAAAGAAAAAACATATCAGTTACGAACTCAGAAGATATTGTCTCGAATATTATAGATGACCGAGGCAAATATGACTCTGATTTAGGTGAGGTGATTTTTAAACCTAATTATAGATATGAAGATGTCATAGATGGTGATGATGGTGAAAGATACAAACTAAATGATATCGAAAAAACATCTGACTTTGGAAGCAGTCGTGGTAGTAGCTTAGGCACACTAGAAACAAGAGCCGTGGAATCATTACAATGTTTAATATTGGCATATAGACAGTTTAAAAGAACCCACATTAAAGAATCAGATTTTATTGATATACTACGTCTTAGTGATACTGAATTTAATGGGTATTTAGAATATGTCGATGCAATGAATATAACAAAAGATTTATTTGAAAATTATGTATCAGAATGGGGAATAACATTTTTAAAAACTGCAAATGCTTTATTTTCTAAAAAGATTAAAATAACACCAAGAAATAAAATTGATATTATTTTAAGACCAGACATTCAATACAAATTCTACCAAGTATCTAGTAAAAATGGGGTTTGTGAAGCAATTAAAAGAGTATATCACATGTCAAAAGTGCCTTCAATATCTAAGTGGAATCCAGCGGATATATGGGCAGTTGATATTAATAATGAGCAAGAAATAATAAATGAAATTGAAAAGCATAAAAGTGTTTATGCATTAAATAAGGTAATAGATTACTATTTTGATAATAGACAGTTAGTTGGTATCTCACTCAAAAAGGTAGATGATAAAGATGAAAAAATAAAACTAGTTATTAATAAAATGACTAAACCACCAAAATATACATTTAGTGGTATTAAATTATCAGAAGATGCTCTGTCAACAGCTAGTTTAAGAATTGAAGTTAATACATCCAGTGAAGTTGGATTTGGAAATGCTCCCTCTTACATGACAGTTAGATCATTTAGTGGAAGTAAAATTCAAAATATTAGTGGAGAAGTTGCTGGAAAGTCAGCTAGACAGGGAAAAATTAGTTTAGTTAAAATTAATGAGATTCTCAGAAAACACATTGGTGAAACAGTTCCTACAGTTTCAGAAATAGAGGAATATGGTTGGAACGATGAAGAGTTAAAAAGTGAAATTGAGGCTATTAATAATCGAATAGTTCGCAGATATGGACATGTTGCTCCATCTAATAGGCAATATGTTGAAAATCGAATAAGACTCGTTTCAAAATATCAAGCTTTATTTTTAGCTTGGATATTTATAGAGAATGAAGAAAAAAGAAAAAACAGAAGAGCTGAGTTAACTGTTGTCGACCAAACAGTTGAAGAAATGTTTCACTATGCGTTGTCCATAATGTTTGATATAACTAAATCCGGAAGAACTCCAAAATACGTTAGAGTAGTTGACTAAACTTAGTTGATAAATTTTTTTATAAATTAAAAATCATTTTAATGGCCAAAGGCAAATCAACAGCTAAATACATACACTCAGCAGGGATTTCCAATAATACCTCAGTGACATCAACTTATAATGGGGCACATTGATATATAATGGATCGTCAATAGGATGGACTATACTTAAGTCTAAGTATATTATTTTAAATAGGGAAATTGAGGTAGAAGGTGATAAGGATTTTAATGTAGCATTATGTGTTTCACTGATAAATACACTTGGAATAGAATATTATATCGAATTAAAAAAACAAGAAGTAAGTCTTCCCAAAGAAATTGATGATTTTTTAGAAAAGGAAATTGTTTCTTATTATAGAAATAAGACAATAGATGAAATCATGAAATAAATATGATTCATATTAAACATGTGTTAGATATTTTTGTATATAGTAAAAAACTTAAATGATTTTAGTAGATTTAATTGTTGATGGAAATTACCTATTGAACCGACAAGTATTTGCGTTACATAAAAATAATCTTTTGTTTGGAGCTTTATACAAAAGCTTAGAAATATCCATCTCTAATTATAGAAAATGGTTTCCATTTGCAAACATCTATCTTGTATCTGATTCAAGAGAAAAATCTTGGAGAAAAAAGTTAAATAAAGAATACAAAGCTAATAGAAAGCAAAATAGTGATATCGATTGGGATTTTGTTTTTGAATCTTATATAGAGTTTAAAAATAATATAAAATATCATGGTATTAAAGTATTAGAATCACCACATATAGAAGGCGATGATTGGATATCTTATATTACAAATAAATCTAATTCAGAAGGAAGATCTACCATAATTGTTTCTAATGATTATGATATTAAACAAATTGTTGGGTATAATTTAAATCCTCTCTGTATAAATATTATGTCTAATGAGATGCTGAATAAGCAAAAGCTTTTTTTACCAAAAAATTATCAAATTTTTTTAAATGAGGTTAATAAATTAGATAACAATGACATTTTTAATTTGAATGATAATGTAGAGTTTATTAAATTACTCAATTCATTTATGGAGAAATATGAAATACAAGAGGTTGATCCGATTGAATCACTAATTGTTAAAGTTATATCTGGAGATCAAAGTGATAACATTTCTTCAGTGTGGTCTATAGTTAAAAATGGGAGAAAAAGAGGAATTGGTGAAAAAGGAGCAAAGTCTGTAGTTGATAACTATCATACAGAGTTTGGTGATATGAGTCTGTCCGATCCAGATTTGTTTGAAAATATAGCAGATTTGATTTGTGAAAAGAAAAATTTAAGTAAAACAACTATTTCTGAAATAAAAGATAACATAGTAAACAATATGAAACTTATTCACTTGGATATTAAATCACTTCCTAAGGAAGTAATAAGGAGAATGGAAAATGAATTTAATAAATCATAATAACTTACACGGAGAAGAAACCTTTGCTGAGTTTGTAATTAATAATAAAGAAAGTATCTTGAAAAGATGCACAAATACATTTCTTAAATCTACAAATAGTATATCAGGTAGTAAAGTTGAAAAAATCACTAGGTATAATGTAGACTTGATTCGCAAATGGGGGTCAGCAATTAGCATCAATAGTTTATCAACCGACTTTACTGAAACACTTTGCTTTTTTTGTGAGGTGCTATCACTTTATGATGAAAGATGTAAAATGAGTATGTCATATAATATTATTAATATAGATAATGAGCTAAAATTAGTATATGAAAGAATATCAAAATATAAACATAGGTCAAAGATTGTTGATAAATACTATAATTATCATACCGGTAAAACTGAATATCTATTGCAAGATGGATCATTTGTTCCAACGGGTGGTGTTCCCCCAACTATAAATATGAATTATAAATATTTCCCAACTGAATTCTTACCTTTATTGGATGAATCAGAGTATAGAAATGCTAAAATAGACCAGATATTATGACTAAAGTAGAACTGTATAAATACTATGATGTTGAAAACATAATTGGGGCAGATTCTATTATCTTTAAAATAACCTCAAAGTATGATAAAAGTGAGTATTATTTTACTTTTAATGCGTCTGAAATTCATGATTTTGTCGAGGATGGAACAATTTCAGAAAATATTTTAAATATGATTAGTGTATTAAGATCTGGTATAAGAAATTCTAGAATAGATCAAATTATATGAATGATATTTTTGATTTTTGACTATTTATTTTTTATATATAATAGATACAAAAATAAAAATAATCAATGAAAAAGTGTAGTAAATGTAAAATTGATAAAAATGAATCATCATATAGTAGAAGAAAGGCATCTAAAGATGGATTAAGCTATATTTGTAAGGAATGTAAGTGTGAAATTGATAAAGAATATAAAGATAATAATAGAGATTATATAAAAGGTTATATGAATAATTATTATGAAAATAATAAAGAATTAATTAAAAATAAAAGTAGCAAAAAGTACCACGAAAATAAAGATACAATAAAGGAAGTTTTTAAGGAGTATTATATTAAAAACTCAGAAAAGATAAAAGAAAAATCTAACACCTACTACTATGATAATAAAAAAGATATATTAGATAAAAGGAAATATGAGTACAATATCAATTCGGAAAAATATAAAGAAAAAAACAAAAGATGGATTGAAGAAAATCAGGAAATAGTCAAAAAATATAGAAGAGAATATTATTTAAAAAATAAAAAAAGAATTAAAGAATATAAAAAAAATTACTACATGAATAATAAAGAATATATTAATAAATATATGAGAGATTATTGGATAAATAAAAAATATATAAAATCTTGGAGAAATATACTGTATAGATATTTAAAATATTTTTCAAAAGAAAAGAATGAAAGTACCTTAAATCTACTTGGATATACACCTGAGATGCTTAGAATTAAAATAGAATTTCAATTTAAGAGTGGTATGTCATGGGAAAATTATGGTGAATGGGAAATTGACCACAAAAAGCCACTGTCTAAATTTGACATAAATTGCAATCCTAATATTGTAAACGCTCTTTGCAATCTACAACCACTTTGGAAAGGCGAAAATATTAAAAAAAGTAATAAATGGAAATAGAAGATAATTTACTGGGTATATCGAATGCGTTTTTTAGCCACGATGATACATGGAAATTTGTAACAGATTCACAAAAGGAAAAATATTTTTTTATTTTTAATAGATATTTTTCTAAAAAATATCCTGATAAATCACAACTTCTGAACGATAAATTAATAAATAAGGTAGCCGCATTGGATACTTGGTATCTATTTATGCTAAATATACCCTATCCAAAATGGTTTTGGTCTAAGTCAGAATCCTCAAAGACTAAGCCTGAAATAAGTGAAGATGAAATTACTCAATTGATGATTGAGTTAGATTTGAAAAGAGAAGATATAGACATTTTAATTAAATATTATCCAAAGCTAATAAAAGAGGAATTGAAATATTATAAGGATGCAAAAAAGCCAAATAAATAAAGAATGTTTAATTCACTGGTCTTCAATCGGACGTGATTTTAAAAGTTACTTTCTTTTGGAGGAAAAAATATATGAATTGAAGGTTTCTTTACCACTACGTATTGATAATGAGAAAGATGCAATAGAATGGATTAAAAATCTAGTAAGCTTTTCAAATGAAATAACACTTATTGAATTGCTAAATAATGAGGATAAAATAATGACAGAGACTAATCTTTTTAAAAAAAGAGTATCATTACTTATAAAAAAAGAAAGAGATAAAAAAATAAACACAATAATAAATGGAAAGTAAAGCTAAATGGTATACCGTGAAGGTAATGTCAAACAGGGAAAGAATAGTATCAGAAAGACTTAAATCCGAAATGGATAGAAATGAAGTAGAATCAAAGGTTATTGTTCCTATGGAAAAGGTCTATTTTGCTAAAAATGGTAAAAAGGCACATCGTGACAAAATTATGTATCCAGGTTATATTTTTGTAGAAACAGCTAGTTTAGGTGTTTTACAAGAAGCACTTAAACTTGTATCGAATAATTCCGGCATTTTAAAATCAAAAACAGGAGAGCCATCCTTTCTTAGACAAGATGAGATAGATAAGATGATCAATGATGCTAATAAACCTGAAGTAGATATTGACTTTCTCAACTTTGTAGTTGGTGAAACTGTTAGAATAAATGGTGGTCCTTTTGATAATTTTAAAGGTGAGGTTGAAGAAATTAATAAAGAAAAAGGTAAGGTTAAGGTAAATGTTCTTATCTTTGGTAGATCAACTCCAGTTGATTTACAAATTGATCAAATTGAAAAAATAATCGAATGAGAAAAGAAGATTTAGAATTTTTTGAAAAATTAATAGGTGACTTAAATGCTGGATTCGGTAAGGAATATAATCTATTTGCATGTGAAGAAGGTATTAAAATATCCGAAGCGTTAAAAACCAAAGAAAAAATAATTGAGTTTCACAAATCTACATGGGAAGTCCAAAAAGAAATGGTGCCAACTATTGATGATGGCCACTCTGGGAATACATTTGGGTTGGCTTGTAAATTAGCCATTGCTTATATACCAATGATAAGAGATAAAAAAATTGATATTATAATAACTTAATGCAAACATCAAATTTGATATATGGAAACTGTTGTGTACTCTCACCTGAGGGTATTTTGATGTTTAGATGTAACACTAAAAAAGTAAATTGGTATTTAAATAGAGGTCTTGCCTCAATAGTAAGTGACGACCCACTAACAATTAAGCTAAACTTTACTCCAAATGGGTTAGGAAATCACAATAAAGGATATGGATTATCTAAAATGCATAATAAATGTGTTAATTGTGGAATAGAAGAAGGATTAACTAAACATCACGTCGTTCCTATAAGCTATAGAAAATTCTTTTCTGAAGAAATAAAGTCTCACAATTTTCATGATGTTTTGCCTATGTGTGTTGAATGTCACGAAAAATATGAAAGAAAAGCTGATGAATATAAAAGGGAGCTAGCTTCTAAATATGAAGCCCCAATAGATGGACTCATTATAAATAAAAGTGATGTGCCTGTTAAATATATAAAAATGGCTCTTGCTCTTATTAAAGATTCAAAAATTCCAAGTAGGAGGAGAAAAGACATGAGGAATAAAATCAAATCCCAATTTAATCTGAAAAGATTGACTAGGAAAAAGATTAAAAAAATATCCGAAATAAAATCAACTATAGTTAAGAAAACACATGGGGAAATTGTTGTTAGTAAACTATCTAATATACCCTTGTTTATAGAGTCTTGGAGGACACACTTTGTACAAAATAATGAATGTAATCATCTACCAGAAAACTGGAATATAAATTACAAATTGTAATTTAATATATAAAGAAAATAATTTTCCAATGAAAAAATATCAAACTAATGATGGTTCTATAAATGAGAGCAAGGCTGAATTAAGCTTACTAAATAATTTGTTGGATTTTTACATATCAAAATACGCTTCTTCTTCAATAGAAGAGACTGAACAACACTTTCTAAATGCTCTTGGATCTTTGGTTGATAGAGGTGAAATTGATGAAAGGGTAGTTAAAGAATTTTTAGATGATAAAGGAATCGAAGGTGATATTCCCAAATATCAACCAAAATCTCATAATTCTTCTTCTAATTATGATCCTTGTGGAAGAACTTCTTATAATTCTCACTGTTAAATAAAAATTATGAATAAAATTGAACTGTTTGGTAGAGAAATACCACTAAGAACTCATTACTGTCATATATTCGGTAAGGAAAATAGGGAAGTCGATGAACCTTATGTTAACCTATATGTTAGATCAAAGTTCTGTAATGCAAAATGCCAGTTTTGTACATTCGCAGAAAATGCATCTAACTATAACGAACAAAAATTCATTGACACGTTAAAAGAAATTACTTCAAAAGTTAAGATTAAAAAAATTGCATTTACTGGTGGTGAGCCTACACTTTATTGGGACAAGTTTAAAAGCGCAGTAACTATAGCAAAAGAAATGGTTCCTGATGCAGGCCTCTCAATGAATACTGATGGATTTAGACTACATCAATTAATGGAGGATCCAATTTCGAAATGGTTTTCAAATATACATATTAGTCGCCATCATTTTGATGATGATTTAAATAATGAAATTTTTGGAACAAAAACTCCATCAATGGACGATTTGAAATGGGCACAGTCGATGACCGATGACAAATATCAGATACAACTAAGTTGTAACCTAATCAAGGGTTATATTGATGAAAAAGAAAAAATGTATCAATATTTAGAATGGGTTAATTCATTAGAAATAAATAATGTTGGGTTTGTTTCTTTGATGCCTGTCAATAAATACAGTCGTGATAATTATATTGGGTATAATATGCACAATCTAATAAATGAACGATTTAATGTAACTAAAGAATGGTCTTATAAAGAATCTTGTGAGTGTACTAATTATATTTATATACCAGAAAATCTAAGAGAAACTATTCGAGTTTATCATAAAAATACATATCGTCCATTTGATGTCAATGAAACAATTATATTTTTTGGAAAGAGCATTACTCTAATGGGATAAAATTAGTTGTTCAACCACATTTTACTTCTAACGAATATGTTGAAGAAAATATTGGCCTTTTATTGAAGAAAATATCTAAACTATCAAGTCGTCATTTTCTAGTTCATAACCAAGTTGATTTATACAGTAAAAAGTATAAAGACTCTGAAAATGAAGATATCTTTACACATCATATAAAATTTAGACTATCAGATTCAGAAGATATGAGTGCTGATATACCACTAGATATCAGATCAGAAATTATAAATGATGTGAGAAATGAATTTTCAAAATCCTATCATATCGAAATTGATGACTTTCCAGACAGAGGATATATATTATTTGACATTATGATATTTTTAGATCCCCGTGTTTAATACAAACTTCTAACTTCTTTAATAACATTGAAGTATCTTTCAGCACTTTTCTTCCATGTATTTTCTTCAATATAGTCATGTGCTTTATCTATGAACTGTTTTCTATAATCTTCGCTACTAAATAATTTATCGATCTCAGTTGCTAATTCTTTATAATCACCAATTCTTATTGCATATCCTTCTATATCATCAAATAAATGTGATTTAGATGCAATGACAGGCATATTATATGACATTGCTATTTTAATTGCTCCTGATGATCCAAACACACTATTAGTAGGATCAGATACATATGGAAATATAACCATCTTAACTGTTTTTAAATAAATATCAAGCATCTCATCTTCTAAGAAACCTCTAATTAAAAGAACATTATCTTCTAATCCCTCCTTTTCAACCTTTTCGGATAATGTGTTATAGTAATATTCATGTATTCCCTTATTAGTATCACTTTCAGAACAAACGTAAACATATAGAATATCTTTAAATTTTTCGTCAGTTTCTTTTAAGTATTTAATAGCATCTATTGCTATATCCACTCCTTTATACTTAAACCCAAATCCAAATCCAAAAATTAAATAAGGAGTTTGGAAGATGTTCCAAACTTCTTCATATTTTTTAACCTCAGGACATCCGTGTGGAATTACAAATACATTACCTTTAAATTTAAGCCTTTTTAATAATCCTTTAGCATTATCCGAATGCACGATGACATTATCCAATACAGATAGTGGAATTATTTTATCTAAATGATCATATACACTATGTAACGCAACTATAACTGGAATATGTAATCTTTTTAATTCAGTAATAAAGGACATAAAAAATCCAGCCTTTGGAAATATTCCCCACTCATGCTGAATTAATATAAAATTAGGATTGTATTCTTTAATCTCATTTAATAGTTTTTTAAGATGTTCTCCTCTTTTCCAGCAATAAACAATATTTTCTTTAGTATCTTCCTCTTGACCAAAAGGAAGTTCGGAGAATATTTTATACTCATCAACAAGTAATTTTAATTCATCAAATATAAATTTTGAATAGGTTGATATACCGCACTGTTGATTCCAATTACAAACATACCCTATTTTAATAGGGATGTCCTTGTCTTCTTTTTTAATAAACCTTTGATATAGGCTTATAGGATCATCTGTATTTGTAACATGGCCTTTTGAATCCACTAATTCAAAATCAGATGTTGAGATAACCTTAACTGACTTGTCCTTTCCATAAGAAATGTACTTTTTCACGATATTCTTCTTTAATTTTTTCTCTATCTATATTCATCACTTCAGAGTTATTAATATGTTTATTCAACTCTGAAGCTGAAAAATTCCAATAATCTATATAACCTTTTCCTATTGTATCACAAAATCCGCTCATTTTATCATGAAAGCTGATTGTAACAGTTGGGATATTATTTCCTAATCCAAATATTAATCCATGAAACCTACTAGAAATAATCATATCGCTTGCAGATATAATATCTATTGAATCACTAACTGATAAGCTATCGTATATTACACAATTTTTTTTATAAAATTTAGAATATGAGTTAACCAATCCATTAGATATTCTATCATCCCAAGGCAATGACGTTGAAAATGGTAAAAATAAAAATGACGCAGATGTACTATCTATACATTCAACCGTATCGTTTATCATTTTAAAAAACATTATTTTATCCTTAAAAGATGTATTAGAGTTCCCGACTAAATGTGAATTAACAACAATAGTATAAACTTTATTATATTTATCACATTTATTTTTTTCAAATAATTGTGATATTAATTTATTACCGTTTTCTTTATCTCCTCCTAGAATAATGGAAATATCTGGAATATATGTTACCTTATTATATCCAAATTTAACTAAATTATCATATGATGACATATCGCGTACATATATATGATCTAATATATGAATATCTGGGAATAGTGATAAGGAGGTTATGGTTACTGATATTGATATTTTAGGACAATTGAGTCTGGAAATATGCTTAAGGCTCTTTTCTCTTATAACATCACCACCTCCTATAATACATAGATCATACTTATTTACATCCTCATCTAAAACCTTATCTGAAAATGTAAATTCATGTTCTGGCCATGTCTTCTTAAATGAAGATTTATAGCTTTCGTCCCCTAAGTTATCATGGTTGTACCAACCATAAACGAAAATAATCATTTTATAAACCAATAGACTTTTCTACTATTTGACTCGATGTGAGCTAGTATAATGAACCCATGACGAACTTCTTTATCTTTAACAGTAAACATGTCGTTATCTAAATAACTACAAGTCGGGTCTGAATCATCTACAATGTGTATCCACACTTTTTCGTGCGATTCGCATTTAGTTCTAACGAATACTTCATGGTCTCCTGTTGTGAATTCAATGATTCCCTTTTTTGTTATGAATTCTTCAAATAGTTTTTTCTGGATTTTTTTAAAAAAATTGTCTGACATTTTAATTATTTTTTTATTTATTTTATACATTAGGCCAAATAGCTTAAAAGTATAATAATAAAAAAGAATACGTAAGACGCTTTTCTTTTTTGTCTGGCGAGTATTATGCACCTCATATCTATTTTTTACTAACATATTAAATTACTTTTTCTTATATATTAATAAAATAATTAGAAATCACACGAATACCTTAAAAAACAATAAAATTTTTTGAATTAATATTAATTTAACATTACTTTCTTTTAGAAATAATTTCATCAATCATACCATATCTTTTTGCTTCAGTAGCATTCATCCAATAATCTCTGTCTCCATCTTGAGAAACCTTATCATATGCTTGACCTGTCATTTCAGAAATGATTTCATATAAGTCTTTTTTAAGATTGTTTATTTGTCTAGCATCAATCTCGATATCAGATGCTTGTGCAAATCCAGTGTAACCTAATGGCTGATGTATCATTGTTCTTGATCTTTTTAAAGCCTTTCTTTTGCCTTTTGTTCCACTACATAATATAAGTGCTGCCATAGAAGCCGCTAATCCTGTGTTAATTGTAATTATATCCGGCTTAACAAACTCAATTGTATCTAATAATCCTAGTCCCGAATAAACAGATCCTCCGGGTGAATCAATGTATATTTTAATATCATCATCTCCTATCTGTTCTAAATAGAGTAGTTGTGCTTTTATTAAATTACAAACGTCTGACTCCATTTCGGTAGATAAAAATATGATTCGACTTTCTACCAGTTTAGAATAAACATCTACTATAACTCCATTTATGTTATCATCTATTATATGGTGAGTATTGTTTTGATAGTTATAATAGTCGTCTACTACAAGGCTATTTATTCTATGATGTTTGGTGAGGTAATTTCTAAAATCTTTTTGATTGTTCATGTAGTATATATCTTTTTGAATTTTACAAAATACGAAAATAAAAGTTTAATATATAAAAGAAAATAATAAAAAAGTATGAAAACAACAATTGAAATTCATGGTTACCAAATAGTAATTGAAGAATCTGAAGGTAATATATCAGTTAGTGCGTTGAAAGATGACGAAACTGTTGAGGAATTTACTTTAGAAGGTGAAGAAGGTGAAGGAGTAGAAGGTGAGGAAGGATTACACGCTTTTGGTGATGAAGAAGCTCAAGAGGGTGACTTCGATGATGCAGAAGATTTTGAAGGTGAAGAGGGAGAAGTAGGAGAGATGGAAGAACCTTCAGAAGGGGACGAAGATTATGAAGAAGACCTTGAAGATGTTGAAGAAGAAGGTAAATTAGAATCCTTTAATTCATTCATCCAAAAAAGAAAATAATTATTAAATGATTAGAAGATATTACGAGTATCTTTTGGAAAGTTCACCTGGCATAGATCTAAAGTATTTAGCACTAGATTGGGATGATAATATTCTACATATGCCAACCTTTATTCACTTAGACCATCTAGTAGATGGTGAATGGGTGCATGAGCCTGTTTCCACTGCGAAGTTTGCGACTGTTAGAAATGATAAAGTAAACTGGAGGTACAGAGATGATTCATTTTCCGAATTTAGAGATTTTGGGCCTAGAGGTGAAACAGCTTTCCTTGAAGACACCATTTCTGCTATAAATAATGGAGATTTTGGACCTAGTTGGGATGCATTTATTGAATATTTATCTCAAGGCACTATCTTTGCTATAATTACAGCAAGAGGGCATGAACCAAATGCAATTAAAATGGCAGTAGAATATATTATAGATAATATATTAACTGAAAATCAAAAACATAGTTTATATGCACATTGTTTAAAGTTTGCATATTTATTTGGAGCTGATTATGACTCATATGATAGAATACCAAGAGGACAGCTTAGTAAAACCAAACTAATTCAAGACTATTTAAATAGTTGTGATTATTATGGAGTTTCCTCTAATTTCTGTATTAAGAAATTTGGATTAGGCGATGCTGGCAATCCAGAAAAAGGAAAAGAAATGGCAATTAAAGAATTTACTAAACAAGTAAATGAATTTGGTCAAAAAATTGGTGCTAAAAGTGTTTCCCTAGGATTCTCTGATGATGATGTTAAAAATGTTAAACACATTGAAAAACTATTTAGAGATGAATTATCATTAAAATATTTAATCAATTATAATATTTATGATACATCCAAAAGAGAAATAAAAGGTGGGGTTAGAACTAAAATAGATCCTCAAGTAGTAGAATCAACAACATCTTGGGGGAATGGTGCTGGAACTTGGGGAACAGATAGTAGTGTTATTCCATTCACAAAATGGAATAACATGACTCAAAATCTTTATCCAAATAGCAAAGATTTTTCAAATGATGATTATCATAATCAATTTAAAAATCAGATAGGTCAATTAAAAGATCTAACCGTTGTAGATAAAAAAAAAGTATAAGAGATGAGAAACATTCTAAAATTCGAAGGTTTCGTAAAAGAAAACTACGAAATAAAAGAGGAACTAAACGTGGATGAAACAAAAGTTTCACATTCTTCTTTAGATGATTTAATTAAACAACTTTCTGAATTACAGAATGTTTATGATATAAATGATTTAAAATCAATGAATGATACACAATTAAAGAATTTATATAGTGAGGTTTTAAATGCTAAAGAAGAAGATTCTAAATCCGAAATTGAACCAACTTCTGAGTTAGAATATGAGTCTAAAAGTTGGAAATAAATTTGATTAAATAAAAACCCCTTCTGATTGGAAGGGGTTTTTTATTTATAATATTCTATATTTGTTTGTCGCTAAATCTTTTTTAAGTTCATTAAGTAATCCTGCACATTCAGGGCAAAGTTCTTTATCACTTCCTTTAGGTCTATCTCCGGTGCCATTACAAACATCACATTTAACTTGACCGCCTTTACAAGTTTTACATTTGCCAAGTTTTCCACTCCCTTTACAGTCTTTACACTCTCCCTTGCTTCCACTTCCATTACAATCTTTACACTCTATACTACCCCAATTACATTTTGTACATCTTTTAGTACCTTGTCCTTTACATGTCCTACATTCAATTTGACCGGGGTCGTCTTCATCTTTACAAGTTTTACAAACTATTACACCTTCACCATCACATTGTTTACAGGGTACCTCAAGTCTATTACGCCACGTTTTATCCCAACCTACTACTGAACATGATTTACAACGACATCCTTCTCTCCCAATTTCACCACTTGATGCTTTTCCGGCACCGCCACAGTCTGGACATTTAACCCTTCTAGTCCCCTTACCCCATTTTCTAGTTATTTCACCTACACCTTTACATCCAGTACAAGTAATTGGCTCTCCTTTACAATCAGCACAAGTAACATATGATTGACCATCACACGCCTTACATTCACCCATATCACCTTCACCATGACAGGTATTACATTCTTTGTGTCCATTCCCATCACAATCAGCACAATTTATATCTCCCTCCCCGTTACAGTCTGTACAAGTAACATCTCCATCTCCATCACAAGTAATACATTTTATATCTCCGCCTCCATCACACTTTGTACATATTATATTACCACCACCTCGACATATTGTACAGATCACCTCACCATCTCCATCACATTTTTTACATTCCGTCCCATCATCATCATCATATCCTGTTCCATCACAATTGCTACAAGATTCATGGTTACCTTCGGTGTCACACATAATAAATCCTTCATCAGCATCATCGTCATCATCATCAATAGTAAACCCAACATTACTTATCATTGAATCACCATCTGAAAAAGATAGTGTATCTACAAATGGGTATTTACTAAAATGTAATCTATGAAGTTTAACTATTAATTTACCAAAAATTATTTGATCTCCATATTTAAATATTAATCCTAATCTTTCATCTGAAGTCATTTTTTGTTTATAAATCCATCCTTTTTCTTTAGCATAATTTATAAATTTAATAACATCAGAATCATTAGCAGTGTATACTCTATCCATAAAATATTCTGATTCACACTCAAATTTAGTTTGATCAGGTGTTTTATATAATTCTTTTTTGAAAATTTTCCATACAAGAGCTCTTCCCAATACTTTACCTTGTTCATCAAGATAAACTAATAATTGGCAAGCTTCTGGATTCTTTGTGTAAATTTTAAAGTATCTCTGACAATCATTACCTCTCATACAAGATCCACCCAATGATCCAGTATTTTTCGAATAGTTGCTATATAAATAATATTTCTTAATTAGTGATCCACTAACTAATTCAAATTTTTTAGATGTGTCTACTTTTGATGATTTATAGATATTAACGAAGTTTTCAATATCCTTATCACTAACTGTTTTACCTAACTCAGTTAGAATTGCTCTTGCAAATCTACCAACTTTAACTTCATTTCTACTTTTAGACGTAAATATTAACTCTGGATCACCGCCCGCATGCATTATCTTATTAGCTCCCCTATCTGCCATAAAGCTAACGGTATCCTCTTTATCTGTTATATCAACCCAGTTTTGTGGTAGATCCTTATCAATAAATGTTTTATCGGAAAATGCTTTTAAAAGGTCAATAGCGATATGATTATTATTTATACCTGATAATCGGGTAAGAAACTTATCAGATGCCATTAAATTTCCTTCAAGTAATAATTTAGCAATTTTACTTTCTAATAAGAAATTGTCAAATTTTAATATACTCTCATGAGTATGATTAGTATTTTTACACATATAATTATATATATTAAAAATACCATCGAAAAAAAAATTATTTTAAAATTTCTTTTAACTTATTATCTCTATCTACATCAGTTGGTGGAGATAGCCAATAAATATTTTTATTTTCTGTCCATACTGGAAAATATTTACTTTCTAAAATTCGTCTTCTACTGTAATCTGACTTATTAAATGGTGTAGTTATAACTTTTATTTTTGATAATAACTTATCACAATAAACCTCCTTTACTTCAATAATTACATTATAGTTTCCATAATTTCCGTTATTTGGTGTTATTACGGTAATTGCTGGTTTTGTTGATGTATCATAGCCTACTTTTAGAAAAAGAAGTCCAATTCTTTTATCTTTAATATTATCGACAAATCCACTTCGTCTAAATAAACTCATTTTAAAATAATTTTAATTTTTTCATCCCTTTCATCTTCTAATGTAACTATTTTATATATAGAGTTTCTTGTTTTAAATGTTCTATCATCAATTATTTCTTTAACCTCAGTAGTAAATAGAGGAAATACTGGAGCAGGTGAACTATTAATATCTTCTGGTGAACATGTATATATAACAAAACTTTTTCCTACAACAGGCCATTCAAAAAAATATCCATTAAGGATATCACCTTTTTTAACTTGTAGTACTTTACCTTCTTGAAATGATTCAATTTTAATAGCCTTGGCTATTACTCTTTGATCCGACATATTTGGTTATTATTATATTTTTCTAAAAAGTCTACAACGTAGTTATCATTAACAAACTCTTTTATTTTAAAGAAATAATCGGTTGCAAATTGTCGAAACCATCCAGAACATAAGTTAGTGCATATCCTCATTAATGCCCATTCTAATGCTTCGTTTGATGAAACCCAACTTGCTTTCCCAAAGATACCAGGTAACACTTTTCTTTCAAGTGCAATGACATAGGCTTCTTCTAATACACATTTACATTTGTTTTCAAATGAAAATCTATTCCACATATCTTTTTCACATTTAGCAATAGTTATATCCCTCTGCATATTTAAATACAGTGGTTTATCATAATGTGCAACTGCTTTATGAATATCATCGTGAATGAAATAAGATTTAACAAACCCCTTTGATTGTCCGAAAAATTCAGTAATTGGTTTATTTAAAGATGGCGTTTTTAACTTACCAAGCCTTTCTTCGGTTTCTTTATAACGTAGTTTAGTAATATTATCTAAATAATCTCCTCCTAATTTTTCATTTAAAAAGGTATAGTCAACAATATGCTTATTAAATTTAATAGGGAAATGTATATGACTTTTCTTTAGAGAAAGTAAAACCTCTAAGGAAGCCCATTTTAATCCACGATCACTAGAATCAAAATCAAGGTATAACCGGAGTGAGCTGGACTCATCTGCAATTAGAACCTCTACATTTTCAGTATCGTAGAATGCTGACTTATTTTGAATTCCAATTAGTGAGGTGATACCATCTCCTTCCTTAATTTTTGATGGGTTTAATGTGCTAATCAAATATTGTAAATCAGATTTATATCCGATTAAATCAATATCCTTAACCTTCCTATTTAAAGATGGATAATGGTATGTAAGTGCTTTTGATCCAATAATTAACATAATATTATTTTTTAATCATAAGATGATTCTTCACCATCCTCATAAGAAGACTCATATGAATCATAGGATTGTTCCTCATATGACATTTCATCATCATAATTTAGAAGATTATCAATATTGAGAATTTTATCAGATACATCAACATCCAAATTTGACTTCGCAGCTTCTTCTAATAACTGTGATAATTGAAATTGAGCATCACTGTGTGAAATGCTTTTTTCCCGGCACATTTCTAATATACGGGATAGTTTTTTGTAGAAATCTACTATATTCATATTTATTTATTTTAAAATATCATCAATTATATGTTTTCTAAAATCTCCTTTGCTTATGAATCGACTATAATGATATGCTTGCCCGACTTTTATATCATTTATGACACATATCCAAAAATTTTCATCACCTGAATATACTTCAAGTGAATCAATTATATACTCTTTACCAACCGTTAAACTAGAACGATTATTTAAAATACAAATAACCTTTTCTCCTACGACAAATCCCTTATGTTCTTTTATTTCACCCATATAAACACAAATATAATAACTTTTTGTAAAATTACAAAATCAAACTTACAATAATATATTCACTATATGAATTAGATGGATAAAGTTTATATAACAAATATAATTCGAAATATTTTAAACAATGAGTTTAAATCTGCCGAAAGGAGAAAGATACATGAATATCATGATCGTATTAATTTCTGTTGTTTTTATTGTGGTGATGGTAAAAGTGATCATAAAAAAAGAGGTAATTTATACTTCAATAAGTTAGTGTATGTATGTTTTAACTGTGGTAAGAAAACAAACTTTGACCGAGTTGCCAAAGACTATCATCAACAATTAGATCCTGATAAGAAAATGGAAATAATAAAGCATTTAGAAAATGCTGTTTCTTATAAAGACTATGAAGATGACATAATGGAAACATCTTTGGATAAGATGTTGAACATAAAAGAAATAGAAGATATATTTACAAGTGGTGATTATGCAATAACAGATTTCCAACCAATACAAAAAAATAGTATCATTTTTAACTATTTAGTTGGTAGGGGAATATCACCACAATATCATAGGGATATTTACGAAGCAAAATATTGGTATAATTCAGATAGGTATGAACCAATTATGTGCTTCCTAAACCGAAGAGGTGATAAGGTTCTCGGAGCTCAGGTTAGGAATATTAAAGAGGGCAAACGAAGAATGTTTAAAATCTACAACTATGAAACACTATATAAGTGGATTCATAATGTTGAGGAAATTATAGATATAGATATTAATCAACTTGTTATTTATAATAAATTAAGTTATTATTTTAATATTCTGAATGTTGACTTTGGACATATGATAACTATTTTTGAGGGGTATCTTGATTCACTTTTTTATCCAAATAGCATTGGGGTTGTGGGTGTTAATACAGATTTTAAATTCTTGGAAAACAATAACTTAGAGATACAATTTTTTCTTGATAATGATAGTGCGGGATATGAACAATCTGAAAAGAAATTAAGAGAAGGATATCCGGTATTTCTATGGAAGAAATTGTTTGAAGATATTGTAAAGAAGAAAGGATCTGAGGATCCCTATAAACTAATGCATAGAATAAGTAAGATTAAAGATTTGAACAAACTTTCAGAATTAGCAAACGATCCTTATAGAAAGCTGCATTTAGATCAATATTTTAGTAAGGATGAAATGGATATGAAATATATCCCTAAGAAAGAAAAAAAATATTATAAGAAATTAACTAAGTAATTCGTTTATTTTTCTGTCACGATAGTAGTTTTTATATAAATTCTCAGAGGTCCTCTCATAGTAATCACAACCGATTATCACCTCTGACTCTCCTTTTTGTATTGAATTATATGACTTTAAATAACATCCATATAACATTAAGTTATATGATTCAACGTGTATCTTCTTTTTATACATATTTGAATATCCTTGCTTATCAAATTGAGTTGAGAACCAATCTGATGCCCACACGAAACTATCATCACTTACAATCATTGTAACTTCAACACTGTTTCTCTCAAAAGCTAGATATCCACTATTGGTAAGTAACGATACATTAATAGTGTGAGATACTATAATTTTATCTTCACTAAAATCGTATATTAATTCCTTCATTAAACAAAAGGGTGTTTTTGACCCTTGTAGTTTATATTCTTCATTTTCAAATATGTTTCAAAATCTAAATTACCTCTTTCGTTATTACAATCTGTGCAACAAATAACAATATTTACTTGACAATTATTTCCACCATTAGATATTGGAACAATGTGATCTGAGGTTGCATTTTTTGTAGTCAGTGGTACATTACAATAGATACAATCTATTCCTTGATTTTCTTCAAGATATTCTTTTGCGTACCCATTAGTTCTTCGTTTAACGTTTTTTCCGTTCCATTTTAATCCAATGATAACCAGATTCTCATGTATTTTGTATTTCTTTCTAAATATTTCACATGATACATATTTTTTATTCATCAAGACAGCAATACGAATTATCCATTTCCATTTTTTGTAAAATGAAAAGTCTACGAATAGAAAGTGTAAATGCTCAGCCTTGTAAATTTCTTTGATTTTTCTTATCAATTTAATCATAACCAGAAATAAAAAAGGAGGATATGTCTCCTCCTTTTTTATTAAAATCTTTTTATATATTTTCTGGATTCCCCTACTCCTTCCAATTCTTCTCCTCTAATAACTTCAGGAGTTTCTTCCGCAACATCAGTCTGTGGTTTTAAAAAGTCCATAACTTCTTCAATAGTTTCAAATTTTTCTCTTCCTATGTGAAATTTTTCTGTTTCTGAGTAATAATTGATCTTTTGACCGTTATAATTTATTTGATTATTAACTACTTCTTCTCCTAATGCATCAGCTAGTTGTTGCATTAGTAAATTTCCTTTATACTCATGACCTTCTTCTTCCTCCTCTACTTCGAAATCATCATCATCTTCGAAATCATCATCACCTAGTTCTCCTACAATATCCTCAGGTGTTTCAGCAAATTCTTCTTCTCTTTCAGTTGAAAAATCATCATCATCATCATCATCTTCATGATCAAAGTCTTCTTCGCTTAATTCTTCTTCGCCTAATTCTTTTTTGAAGTCATCTACACTATCATATCCTACTTCATTTTCAGGATCTAAGTCCTCTTTTATAAATTGGTTAAATTTTTTTAATTTCATGATTGAAAATAATTTTTATTTTTATTATATATTAAATTTTAATCCCCACTTTTTTCACTTATTATTCTTCTACTCTATAGACCAAATCATCAACAAAGCAATCTAACTCATATTCTAACCCATCAACAAATTCAAATATATCATACCTACCTCTATGAAAATCTACCGCTATATGACTATCAGAGAAAACGATAATACTACCTTTTAACTCACCTTTAACCCTTTTCTTATTTTTAAGTATTAAATCAGGAACAATTAATGTTCCATTGATATATTGAACATCATCAACATATTCAACACTGTCTAATTTAAATATGAAATTACCGTCATCAGATAGGAAAGTTTTACTACTTTCTTCATCCGATAATTTTTTATGTATCTCTTCTTCCTTTCCTAATGAGTAAGATTCTAAAAAAAGCTTCTCTTCCTTATTCAGCTTTTTAATTCCACTACTGGATATTTTATCCAAAATCAAATTAAGCCTGTCGTTCGGATTCGGTGTGTCTGTTAGGTTTATCATTTAAAATAGCATTTATTTTATCTTCTCTAACGATTGATTTATATATTTGGTCTTGATTATCTCTAAATTTATTATCACTATCATACATATATTTAAATTCAAAAAACGATTCTTCTGATATCTTACTTAATTCTAATGCTCCTTTAGATAATCTTTTTTTACTAAGGTATTGTAGATATATTGGATATAGGTAATGTTCTTTAATACTATTCATGAATTTATATATTGATTTTTAATATATACTTTTATGAAATTTATATTAGAGTATGCTGGATATGGGCATAATAATTTAGCTCTACCCAAGGGGATTGTTTTAACTAACCAAGAAAGAATGAAGATGTGTAAAATTATTGCGGCTGCTTTAAAGCAATTTTATAACTTAGATAAAAGTAAAAATGGAGAACCATTTACAGTAGATGGAATAACCATTAACCCAGAATACCTATCAAAAGCTGTTAATAATAGAACATTACTTAAAAAAATTATATCAGATCCAAATAAAGAAATTGTATCTGATGTTAATAATAAAGCTGAACTCTTTAATTTTGTTAAGAATAATACCTTTGATTTATTTAACCATAATGGAAAATATTTCAGATATGTATATGGTTTATTATCTAGTACTTCTAAAAAAGGAAAGAAATTCGAAAATAATGCATTTAAAGTATTTAGAGAGGTAGCTGCTAAGAAAGGAATAGATGTTATAATAGAAGATCCATCTCTAAAAGAAGATATCTATGGGGGTATAGATGGAACTTTTATGCACAGAGGAAAAAGATTTACTATACAAGTAAAACCATTATTTAAAATGGAGACATATCAAAAGGACCCAACCAGTTATATTATATTTTGTGATGGGGTCTTAAAAGAATTAAAAACTGATTACTTAATTGTGACAAATGAAAAGGAAACAAAGGTATTCCGGAGTAAGGGAATAACAGTGTTTCCTTCCTATTTTATTGCACCAAAATCAAATATTATTGATTAATCTTATATAAGAATTAGATCCTCTCAACTCATAAGTATAATTTGATGGAATTGATCTTTCTAAAAATCTTTTATTTAAAATTGCTCTTTTGGTTGTACTATAATCGGATTTTCCTGCTTTTTTAAGCACCCTTTCTTTTTGACTCGGTATATGATAAATAATAATTTCTTTTGGCTTATATTTTTTAATAAAATCAATTGTTATCTGTGTTACAGAATTCATAATTCCATAAACATCGTTACTATTTATATCACCAAATTTACTTCTATTTGTTGTGAAGTACTCCCTTTCATATGTGGAATTTTTCATTTTTTTAAAGCAAACAACAAATTCGATACCCTCTTTATTTGTAAAAGAATAACTAATGGAAAAAGGTTTATTTTCCTCTTTATATGTATATGAATCATTGAACCCACGTAGATACCTCATATACTATATATAACTTATCTTAAATAGATTTCTTTTAAATCATTCATAACCTCTTTCATGCCTTCAGTCGCAGGCTTTTGTATGTGATAGAAAAATCCTCTCCTATATTCAGGAACATAGAAATCCATATCACCCGGATCAACATAGTAAATAATGGTTGTTTCTTTTGTTTGCCAAGGAATTCGATTTGCAGGAGATACTTTCATAGAAGTGCCTACAATAATACAAACATCACATTCTTGAGCAGCAACTTTAGTATTATGCATTCTCATAAAATCCAAATCTTCACCAAACCAAACAATATCAGGCCTCCATTGACCACCATCCGGAGCCAAGTCGCCTAATTTTAAATCAGTATCAAATGATTTTAGGATAGTATCATCTGTTTCACTTTTAAGTTTGGTTAATTCACCATGTAGATGTATTACATTGCTTGAACCAGCTCTTTCGTGCAAATCATCAACATTTTGTGTTGATATAACAACATCAAAATCCTTCTCCAGCTCAGCAATAGTGTAGTGAGCTTGATTAGGAGAGACGCCATTTAATTCCTTTCTTCTAAAGTTATAAAAATCTATAACTGGTTGAGGGTTTGCATTCCAAGCATCAATTGTAGCAACATCTTCTACTTTGAAATTATCCCATAGTCCACCGTGATCCCTAAATGTTTTCACTCCACTTTCAGCAGAAACACCAGCTCCGCTAAATACTAATATCTTTCTCTTTTTCATTTAATATTTCTCTTATTTTTTCATCCCTAATATCCACAATATCGTGAATATTTATTATTGTACCAAATAAATTGGTCGGATTTTCAAATTCAATCCAATATCCTTCTGAATATGCATAATTTGTTTAATTATTTTTTTTTATTTTCAATTTTTTTATTTTTATTTCTTAAACTTTTTATAGCTTTTTGTGGTAAGTTTAAGGCCAAAAATTCATGGAACTCATACATCTTTTGAAGATTGTATCTTTTAATTTTAATTTCTTTAATTATCTTACCCACATTCATAATTTAAAGGATAATTTATTATAATATTCGGTTTCATATGCAGTCCATCCAGATTGATGCCATAAGCAAAATTTACTTATACCAACATCCAAAGCTGATTTACTACATATTGTACAATACGGCTCACCAGATCTCTTTGGGTTATCATTTTCATCTAATCGAATAAAGAACAATATACTACCCTCTAACATATCTCCATTTCTTTTAAGTGCATCAAAGATAGCCCTTTGCTCAGCATGAATACAACAAGTCTTATCACTCTTAAATTCACTAGGTAAAAAATCTTTAAAACATTCACCCTCAATATTACATGGTTGTGAGTTATACCCAACACCAATTATTTTGCCATCTTTAACGATTATAGATCCACATTTAGATCGGTGACAAGTTGATTTTCTCGCAACTTTAACTAATTCATCAAAGAATTCATTTTCTATTTATTTAAAATTTTAATTCTTCTTTCTCTTTTTATTGAAATATCATTGTTTTCTAAAGTTGTTATATTTCTATGTAATTTGTCAACTACTTTTTTTAATTTTTCACACTCATTCAACTTCTCAATATATTTATTAATTTCAACCACATTATCAGGTGTATTTTCAGCAAATGCCCATCCATAACAGGCATGATATCTATTGCCCGTTTTTTTATCTGTAAAAAAATAATAACCTTTTTCAACAACATCGGTGACTATACTACCATATTCAAATGGTAATGAACCATGTTCATCCCAAGCCATATTCAATAAATAAATGTATTCCATTTTTTATTTTTTTAGTTCAATATATTCAACTCCTATTATTTTTTCAATTTTTTTATTTCGATTTGATGCAACTGACTCTGGATATAGTAACAGTTGTAAAAAATTATCCGCAGCTTTGTTTGATAATTTGTGAACTTCTTGATTTGGAATATTAGATTTATTTACAAAAACATCATAAAAAGCCATAGCAATATTTGATTTCCATGAAATATAATAATCTTCATCATCACATAATGATATGATTAGTTTATCAATTGGATTATCTAAATCCTTTGTTTTAATGTGAATTTTTGTCTCATTCGGTTCTACCGGAACACATGTGTTACAGTGTTCAATTATTATAAAATGATTCGGTGAGTGGCAAGAACACTTTACATTATCGTAATGAAAATATGTTCTTGTTAAAGAAATATTCTCTTTTTTACACACCTCACAGGATCCGATTGCTGGTATTTTATACGTATTTTTCCTCATTATAGATTTTTATATTAAATTATTCTCCACCAAATATGTCCATTACAACACTCAATCTCTTGTTTATTTCTGGTAATCCTAATGGTGCAATGATCGAATTTATTGGTGATAGAATTGATTTCTCAAACTGAACATCTAAATCAATATCTGGTGCCATTTCAACTGGATATGTCCCACGAATATACGCAAAAATATCATTAACTGATTTATTTTTACAATAATAATATTTAATTTTAGTACCAGATTTTATATACTCATACTTCTCATGCAATGAAACGTTTTTATGTAGAAGGTAGTTATAGTAAGCACTTGCTTTTACTGCAAAGTGAGCGCCACTAACAAACTCTAATTTATTCTTATCGTTCAATACTTTTTCTTCATAATTAGAACAAGATGATTGCATTGCTATTTCATCAATTTTATCAGGAACACAAAGATCAAACTCTTTTCTTAATCCCTTAACCAATTTCAACAATTCTTTTATATTAAAGGTTTCTGGATTACTAAATAGATATTTGATAATTCCTACAATCTTATCTCTTGCAAACAAAGGTGTAGACGATCTAACGAGCTCAACACCTTTCGGATACATATAGGTTAATCTATCATAAGGAATACCATCTTCATATACAATATGTTGAATATATTTCTTTTTAGCAATATTAATGATTGATTCTGATATTCTTTCTAATTCAAAGTCTTCCTTATTTTCTACACCATACTTATCAGCGTACTCTTCCAGTTGCTTTTTAAAGTAACCACCATATCTAAAATGGTCAATTCCGTGTATATAATCTAGTTCGTTAGACCAGTTCCATAAAATTCTCTTATCTTTTAAATCTATATTTTTTAAATCTCTGTTCTTAACATAATAACCATCAATTACAATTATTTTAGGATTATTTGACTCTAAGAAAGATTTTAAATCATTGACATTATTAACTGTGCCTAGACAATTTGCATTGTCTATCTTGGTTGTATGTGCATGTTCCAATACAACAAAACTATCTTTGATACCATTTATATTGTTGAAGATTAAATTCTTCCAATCAGAGTGATCAATTGCAGGCTTAAAAGAGACGAATAGAGAGTCAGTATCCGCATAGATAGAAACTCCTTCATCTTTAGATATCTGTGTCACATTCTTAACACAGAGATTCTTATGCAATTCTGTATCAAGGTGCCATTGATTATACCAATAGTCCTCATTCACATGATGCATTGTTTGTGTTAGGTCACGACCCTGAGCGGTAATAGTACCAGCTACGTGTTCATTAAACAGTATGAAATACTGAGTCGCGAAGGCACCATATGAACCATTTAGTACATTGTCCCCCACATTTTCATGTGGGGGAAATTAAACAAGCTTCAAAGCTGTCTGAATTGCGTTGTAGTAATCAACGTCTTTCTTAAGCTCTGTAGCCCGTCTTTTTAGGTCCTCCAGTTTTTTAAGTTTTTCTTGTTTTGTCATTTTATAAAAACGTCCTTAATGGGACTTATTATTTTTAATATATAAATAAAATATAAATATTATATGATAAAAGAAGATAAGGTTTTAGTAAAAATAAATTTAAGAAATGTAAAATATTATAGGGAAATGGGATTTAATATAGACCTAAAGTCTATAGAAGATAAGGTTTTGTTAGAGGTACCTATTGATAAGGTAAATAAAAATTCTAAAATAAAAATAACTGCTATATGTGATGTTTGTCATAGTGAAGGTACTATAATGCTTAGTAAATATTGGGTAAATTTTGAGAGGGGTGGTTATAACTTCTATTCTTGCTTTGGATGTAAAAATAAAAAGAAAGAAATGACTACACTAAAAGAGTATGGGGTTAAATCATTTTCACAAACAGAGGAATTTAAGAAAAAATTTAAAGAATCGAGTATTAAAAGGTATGGTGTAAATAATCCCAATAAGTCTGAAGAGGTTAGAAATAAAATTAAGGAAACCAATATAATTAGATATGGGGTTGATTCATATTTTAAAACTGAACAGTCTAAAGAATATAACAAAAAGTGGATGTCGTCAGATACCTTTAGAAATAAGTCTAAAGATACCTTAATAGAAAAATATGGAGTAGATAGCTATTCAAAAACTGACAAATTTAAAAATATACTTATAATGAAAAAGCCCATTATAGTAAGTAAAATAAAACAATCTTTTTTGGAAAAATATGGGGTTGATTCATATTTTAAAACAGATGAATTTAAAAATATGCAAGATTTTGAAAAAAATGATATTATAAGGAAAAGGACTTGTTTAGAAAAATATGGAGTAGATAATGTATCTAAAGTTTTAGATATTCATGATAAGATATTAAATACTAAAATAAAAAATGGATATATTATTCCAGAAGAATTGTTAAGTGAATGGGATTTATATAAAAAAAGTGTTAGAAAAATAACAAATAGATTTAAAAAAGAATTATATGAGAATTGGAATGGTTCTGATTACTATGATAATGAATTAATAAAAGGATATTTATCCTATTCACATACACATAGATTTTATCCAACAATAGATCATAAAATTTCTGTATATTTTGGATTTATGAATAGTATACCACCAGAAGAGATTGGTAATATAAATAATCTTTGTATAACAAAAAGATATATAAACTCTATGAAAAATTCCTTGGTAGAAGAAGATTTCTTTATAAGATTAAATAGAAACTCCTCGGCTTGCTTTTTCGATTAAGTCCATAAATTCAATAGCTTGATTTTTATTTAGTTCAAAAGTTATTGAGTAATCTCCAACGGAACTATTATAATCATTAGATAATTTTTCCAGTGTTTCGGCAGAAAATTGTTTACTCATTGTTACTAAATAATACCTAATATAATTTTCAATATCATCAGATGCATCTATTCCTTTTATACCAAATCTTGATATATTGTGTAGTGCATTCGCCATTGAGGATGACTTATATTGGTCTGTGGAAATTTTAATTTTAAATTTATCACCATATAAAATAGGTTTGATTGGAATTTTTAATTCCTTTTCAAATGTTTCTTTTACAATAGTTGGTTCTACTGTTTCTTTTTTATTTACTCTAAATATCATATTATTTTCTTTCAAATAAATTTGCTCTATAATAAAATCTTATAATAGAGACTTTCTTTCCTTTGTTATCACCTTGTGAATATCCTTCAAATACTATTTTATTCTTTTCATTCTTTTTTGAAAATCTTTTGTTAAACCGATCAGTAAAGTAATCAATAATATCCGTGGCTTCTATTATATCCTGCACAATGGTTATAAAATAGCCCCTTTTATTCTCATCCGGCTTAACCTTAATGTGGCTTATATCAGGTATAAACCTCAGCACGTTATTTTCAAACCCCTGAGATTTTATAAATTTATTAGCCCTATCAAGCTTAGATTTACCCATATTACAAATATATTAAAATTATATCACATGACCTATTTGCATTTCCCTCCACTCTGGCAGAGTAATAAAATAGTTATCATCTACACCATAATAACATGGCAAACTTCTATACCCATTATCATCTAAAACATCGACAATAATACTACTTCGAATTTTATAACTGTTAACTTTATATTTTTTCCCGTAGGTATATTTACTCCATGATTTAGTTACACAAACTATATAGTCCCCTTCCTGTAAAGGAATATCTTTTAAAAATTTCATTTTATTAAACCATTTGGAAACTCAGAGTTGTATATGTTTGTAACATTACTTTCACCCTCTGTATTATTGACTATTCCGATTCCATAATTAAATGAACTACAGAAGAAATGTTTAATCATTTCTGACATTTCGTTAATACCCACTTCTAATGTTTTGATATCTTTCCAAATGTATTGTGAGTAAAATAAAACCTTAGATAGAGTGTCAAATACGATTGGATATGTTCCATCAAATTGTGGGATATAAGATTTATAAAAATCTATTTGTGATTGATCTGTAACTCTATCTGGATAGATAATGGTCGTATCTTCCATGATTCTATCATATAGTTTTCTAGATATCATTAAGTTCCAGCATGCTATTTTTGGAGCAAATTGAACTGTGGCGGTATATTCACCAGTTGGTCTTCTCTCATTGTTAATTGTGTTAACATCTTTAACAAAATAATTATAAATTAAGTCATGTTCAATCTCATTATTAGTTAATAATGAAATAAAATCGGATTTTATATAAAGGTCATTATCTAGTATTACAACATAGTCAAAATCATAGTATCGAATATTCTTCAATAAATTTTCCATATTTTTGGAATGCATCAATGAATATCGATAGTTATTCCTAGCGTTAGCCATCCAATCAATTTCATCAACACAATGTATTTGAGCAATTCCTTTTAAATCTTTAAATAAAGATAAATCAGATGTGTAGTCGGCATAATTAGAATGAACTCCAATATGAATATTTAGATCATGATTATTTTGAACTACTCTTAATAAAGTAGCAATTGTTAGCTTAGTATAAACTGATGGACTATGTGAGGATATTATAACGCAGATGTTCATGATAATTGTGTAGTATTACTTATCTTTAGTTATCAATTAGAAAACCTAATGTTATCAGCAGTTATTTTAATTTCAAATGATTTATCATTTTTTTTCATTTCTGTCAATTTCTCAAGTAATTCTTTTACAAATTTAATCTCATTTTCAAATTGTTCGATAGAACATTCGGAATTGAATTTGTATTCAATTGTATCTAATACCTCACCTATTTTAATATTACTCATATATTTTTTTCTTTTTATATGAGTAATATTATTACTTGTTTTATTGATATTTTTAAAATCTTTATCATCAGTTGTAAAATCTGTTTCAAATTCATTTTTTATATTTAATATATAAATAAAATGGTGAAAATTATATGAAATTATATGAAATTATGTAATAAGTGTTTAATCGAAAAAGAAATAGTAGATTTTCCAAAAAAGGGTTGTGTTTGTAAATCTTGTGTATCAGAATACAAAAAGGAATATGCAAAACGTAATAAAGATAAAATTAAAGAATATCGAAAATTATATTCAATATCAAATGAAAAAACAATTAAGGAAAGAAAAAAGAAGTATAGGGAGGAAAATAAAGATAAAATCCAAAATAATAAAAAGGAATATTATGAGAAAAATAAAGACAAAATCAAAAGTAAAGTTGAAGAATATTATCAAAACAATAAGGATGAAAAATTAAAATATGGGCATGAGTGGCATGAAAAAAATAGAGAAGAAATTCTAATAAGGCAAAAGAAGTATAGGGAGGAAAATAAAGAGGAAATATCACTTAAAAAGAAAGAATGGTATCAAGAAAATAAAGATAAAGTTAAAAAATATCAAAAGGATAATAAAGATCATCTTACTTCTAAAAAAAGGGAGCATTATCATAAAAATAAGGATAGATATAATGAATTAAATAGAATTTATATTAGAAATAAAAAAGCCAATAATCCACTATATAAACTTTCATGTTCCATTAGGACATTGATAACCCAGTCATTTAAACTTAAATATACAAAAAAAGCCAAAAAGACGATTGAAATTCTAGGATGTACCTTTGACGAATTTAAAATACATATTGAATCAAAGTTTACAAAAGAGATGAGTTGGGATAACTATGCTACATATTGGCAGTTGGATCATATTATACCAGTATCATGGGCGAAAACAGAGGAGGAGATTTATAAATTAAATCATTATACAAATTTTCAACCTCTTGAGTGGAGGGAAAATATTTCAAAAGGAAATAGATATCAATCTTGATCGTTTTGGAAATCGGTTTCGAAGCTCAGCATTAAATTCGAATTATCATCTTTAACTAAAATAAAGGTTTCGAATATTTTAAATTCTATATTATCATTTTCATCATTGATATTAGAAAGATATTTCTTATTAAAAATAATTTTTGTATTTCTATCTTCTATTTCATCTACTTCAAGTTCCCACTTATATTCTTCTGTTACAAGGACTTTTCCACTATTTACTAAGACAGTAAGAACTCTATCTTCTGAATTGATAGATGATAACTTTTTAATATCCATAAAGTCTGACTTTCCAACTTTGAATCCCCATTTTGATGCTTTTGGATTTAATCTTGATTCCAAGGCGGTTTTGTTGATATCTCTAATTTTAGAAAGCTCACCACCAACACATGATATTTTTAATTTTCCATTTGAGTATCTAGCAGATCTAACATGCATTGTTTCCTCATCCTCATTCGGTTTATAGTTTAATTCCAATTCTATAGGTAATTCTGAATTAAAAAACTTAAGGTTTTTTACAAATTTTGATGCTCCGGTTATTATGTAATCAAATACTTTATCCGACTTAAAATTGGTAATGTATTCAGAGGTATCTAATAAATAGTTTTTAAGTGCCAGTACAGCTACATCATTCGATAACATTGAATAGGCTAATATGTTATCAGAATCTACTTTTAACTTGATAACATCTGATATGTTTGTTAAGTCTTGTAGCTTAGAAACGAAATCAGAAAATTTATCTTTATTTAATTTGAGTGTTAATTTATCTGCCATAAAAATATAATTTTTCCTATTTAATATATACTTTAGAAATTTAAATGTTTATTATATGCAAAAATACGTAGCTAAGTTTGAAGCCTTTGATTCTTCTAGTCTACATGATTTATTTAAGGAGCACAATCTTACAATCGTAGTGTTAAATGACATGATTGATAAGTTAGAAAAATATAATTTAGACCATGTATTAGTCAACGAATTAAAAAAGAGTAAAGAAAGAGGATATCGAGATTTAAGAAAATGGAAAATAGATAGTATCTTATCTAGATATAATAGTGCGAGTAGATTAATTGATATGGCTGAAACTATTGAAGATTATTTACTTGAGTTAACTGATAATGGATATAGAATAAAAGTTTTTCCATCAGATGGATATGCAGTATTATTTATTTATACTAAAGGTGTTCGTAAGTCTCGCCTTGATAAAGTTGCGGAAGTCACAAGCTTTTTGCAACATTTAAATAATTCACATAGACTAAATGTAGATTTAGAATCTATTAGAGACTCTAATGAATTTAAGGTTATTATTAAATCTGTAGTAGAAAATACTAAAAAATCTGCACAGGATGAAGATGAAGATTATGTTGCTCATAGAACAGAAACAGAGCACGAAAGAGCTCTAAGAAACTTAAGAAGGATGATCAATCCAAACACTTTTGATGAGGATGAATATGATGAATCAGATACGGTGTAATTACCATTTATTGAGTATTGCGTCAATTTTTTGTTCCCTTTCTATTTTAGTCCAATCATAATCAAATTCCTTTAATTGTTTTTCTTTAATTTTATGTCGGTATATTGAGTGTAGTAAAAAATAAGAGAGAAAAGATACCCAATATCCTAAAATGTTACTATAAGTAAATGATATATCAATAATTGATTTATTTATTTGCATAGAAAAGGTATTCAACCCATACATACCTAGAAAAAGACCTAATAAAGCACCATTTATATATGAGTCATATTTTCTATCTTTTGACTTCATTCTCCAGTAGAGGATAAATATAGTTATAGGTAAAAAAATCCATTGATAGACACTGCGAAAATCACCAAATAATAATATTGGTAACGTATAGAGTATTAATCCAAAAAAGATATATTTTGATTCTTTCATATAAGACTATTTATTTTATTTTGTCTTTCTAACCAATATTTTGAGTCAAATTTTTTAATATCTGAATAAGTTTCTTTTTTTCTTTTTTGGTATACTTCAAAATCAAGCATGACCTTTTTGACAATATATACAAAATAATCATAGGTTGAATCGTCTACGTCTTCATTTTTCCATTTGGATTCCATCCATGTGTTCTGATCCATTTCGATATTAAAAACAACTTCATTGGATGGTAAATAATGTATTCTTGCATACAAGTCTTTGTGTGTACCAGAATATCCCATTACGGTTATTCCCCACATAGGATATTTATCTTTACAATGCTCAATTTTTGAATAATCTCTTATTACAATTTCTGTTGTAAAGACAGTTGATAAAATCTCTTTTCCGTATTCGGGTGATGTATATTTGCTCATTATTGACTATTTCTAATTGTGTTTAAGAATCCATTACTCATAGCTTGAAAACTTGTACTACCTGGTGGGCTATAAAATTCACATCCATCCTCGTAATATCCTCTTCCTCCATTCTTAAATGTTTCAAATTCCGATAATGTTGTATCATTAACATTTGACCAACTTATCATTATTTCATATCCATTGTTATCCGACCAATATGACTCATCAAGTAGGTCATCGTCTTCTATTTCAGTGAGACTATTCTCTTTGGATTTTTGTAGAAATAGTTTTTCAGCTTTTTGAACTTGTTGGTCATGGGTGTGTGATCCTGTAATAGGGAAAGATTCAATCCCGGAAAGATTTCCGTTTATAATTTCTATGACATTTATAATTTGCATAAGTATAATTTTATGTAAATATACATAATTATAATAATTTAACCAAATCTTCTCGTATATATCTTTCTATAGTTCGTAACTTCTTACGTGATGTAGTTACTTTTATTTGTAGCACCCAATCTTTTTCTATATCCTCTTCTTCTTCAGGTAGCTCTTGTATTTTGATATCTAACATTGCGACCTCTACGACTTCTTCAAATGATGCATTGTTTAATAATGTATCAATATCCATTTTTAAAGAGAGTGTATTATCATTTGATTGAAGTATATCTCCTTCATTTACAGAATCACCAGCTAAGGCTAATTTCTTACCCATTATAACAAAGTCAGTTTTGCATAAAAATTTTCTCATAAAAATTATATCCAATTTATTTAAATGGTTTATAAAAAGTAATATATATGATAATAAATTTACGATGAATATGGTTTCTAGATACGAAGATTTTTTATTAGAAAGTCAACTTATACAATTAATAAATGAGGGTGCAGTAAAAGCATCTGGTAATTTTTTAGATAAGTTAAAATCAATGTCTAAAAAAAATACAATTGCTAAACTACTTTTTGATATTTTTGAAGATGAGATTTATATTTCAAATAATCTACCACAGAACTGGATAGATACTGATGCCGAAGATACTGTTTCTTTTTTAAGTGATATTAAAGCTGATAAAATAATTGACGATAATGACGAGTCTCTTTATTTTACAACAAAAGGAAGATCATCTATTAAGGTTGGTAGATTTGTTAAAGCATTTTTATCTAATGCTGATATAAAATCAGAACTTGATAGATATGTAAAATCTGAATTTAAATTAACTGATAAAGCCATTGAAGAGTTTGTCAATCTTTACAAGTCTACAAGTATAGATAATAGTAAAAAATTTAAATTGGTTAAAGGTGAGGATATACCTAAATGGTATGCGGAAGATAAATATGATAGTGATAGAGGAACATTGGGTGGATCTTGTATGAGGGATGTTGAAAGTGATTATTTTGATATCTATTCCGAAAATAGTAAAGTATGTAATCTCTTAATCTATTTTAATGAGAATAAAAAATTGCTGGGTAGAGCACTTATTTGGAAATTAAAAAAATCTCCATGTGATGCAAAATATTTTATGGATAGAATTTATACCTCAAGTGACTCTGATGTTTTAAAATTTAAGCAGTATGCTGATGAACAAGGATGGATGTACAAGTATAAACAAAATTCTGGCTTTCAGGAAGGTTTACTTTTTACTTATAAAGGATCACCGGTGTTTGGTAAAATAGTTGTTGAACTTGATGATAGTGATTTTAGTAATTACCCCTATCTAGATACATTAACATTTTTTGACGAAGATGAAGGATTATTAAGTAATGTTGGATTTAGAGATGGTAAAATGCTGGATGATACAGATGGTAGTTCCGATGAATGTGATAGTTGTCGTGGAAAAGGAATAGACAGTTGCTATACTTGTGATGATGAGGGAACTGTTGATTGTGAAGAATGTGATGGAAATGGAACTGTAAAATGCGATTGCTCTAAAGATATCATAGGAAAAATTAGTAAGGCATTTAAAGGATGTAAAAAATGTAAGAATGGTACTATTGATTGCCCAGAATGTAAAGGTGAAGGAACAGTTGAATGTCCAGATTGCCATGGAGACCCAGATTTATGTGAGGACTGTGTTGGTCTAGAAGATAGGGTTAGAAATATGGTATCGAATGGATGGAACCCCGAATATAAATCAGTAATATGAAATATATAACAGAGTACTATAGATACGAAACAGGAATGTTTGTTCGTATTAGAACATATAAAACTATTAATCTATACCTTGATGGATATGGAATATTAACTAGTCATAAAAAGTGGAAGTCTATATTGGATAAACTAGTCAACTTATCTAATCGTTGGTATATTCCTGCAAATCAATTTGAAATATTCAAAAGAAAAATAAATGAGGATATTTATTATTTCACTAAATTCTATATCACTGACATAGAGGGTGGTGATAAAATCCCAGATGATATCAAATCGGAAATAATATCAGATCTAACGAAGATATCTAAAGTTTTTAAATACACATTACACAATACATATTTAGAAATTGATATGCAATTAGATGTTCAAGATGTTCCAGTTAAAACTCCTTGGTTTAGAAGATAGTTATCTTCCTAAATAATTCATTAACTCAATAATATTCTTAATCGTATAACCCAACGTCTCAAGATTCTTAGAACTATTTCTTAAAAAATCAACATGAACATCTATCAATTGTAGGTTTCTTTCGTTCTCAGCGATATGGGCATCTATAAGAAGTGCTTTCTCTCCTAGGTTAGTTTTAAGGCCAAATCCAGTTGCATAGAAAACAAATTTATCTTGTTTTAATTTCTTCATCTTAACTTCTTCCTTGGTTCTCTTGTTTAAGAATAATGAAATTTCTTCATTAATAACTTGACGATAGGACAATGCAAGTGACTGAATTTCAATAATTTTTTGTGAGTTGTCTATTGTAAAATTTTCTCGTAGTGAGATGTAAAGTGGGTCCATGTTTTTATTCCATGCTTCTCTTTTGGAAGCAAAGAAGTCTTCTAATTTATCATTGGTTTCCCTAGCTTTGTTGATTCTTTCTATTTCTTCTGTGTCGTATAAATTCATACATATTATATAATCAATCTTAATTATTGTTTAACGACTGTTATATATGTTTTTTCACTTATGGGATTAATACTAATATAGGTATCAGCAGCTCTTATCGAAAATTCATTATCTATTTCTTCACTATTTTTTTCAAATTCATCTTTTAATAAATCAACAAATCTAGCATTAATTTCAGGTATGGCATTTGTGTATATAGTTACCGAGGATGACTCATTATATTCATCATGATCTTCAGCTATATCAATAACTGAATATCCATTATCTTTAAAAAATCTAATAATTTCTGAATACCTTATTCGTGTTTCTCTCCAATCTTGATTTATAAAGAATTTATAATCACCAGCTTCTGACTTGCCTTTAGGAGTTACCCTAACAGAAAGTGTAAGTCCAGATAGTTTAAATTCAATATCATAATCATTTATTCTAAGTTGTGAAGTTTTTAATTCTTTAACTGAATCGAAAAATATTAATAATTTTTCAATTTTTGAAACATCATTATACTGATAAATATTTATATCTATTGTCCATGTAAATTCATATATGGTGAATTTATTACCACCTATAGATTTTTTAGTTGGTTCACCTAAAGCATCATTAATATTAAGAAAGTAGTCCTCTATTTCTTCAATATCAATTGACTCATTTAATATATGAGAAAATTTTTTCATTAAATTATATATTAAAAATTTATTTATTAAATTAAAATTTAGACAATGAAATATTGTCAGTTAAATTATCATTTTGTGACTTTTTTTCTTAGAATTTTGTAATGGCATACCATTTGATTTTCTTTTAATAAAAAAAAAACAAACTATGAAAAGTGTAATTTTAAGAAACAATTCTCCGATGAGGTCTCTATTTGAAGACTTCCTTAATGAAGACTTTTTTAGTCTAGGTAAATCAAATATTCCTTCCGTGAATGTGAAGGAAGAAGAATCTGAATTTCTTGTAGAAGTAGCTGCTCCTGGTTACAAAAAAGATTCATTTAATATTGAGGTAAAAGATAGCTATCTTACTATCTCTTCTAAAAATGAATCTAATAAAGAAGAAAAAAACGATAAATATCATCGTAGAGAGTTCTACTCTTCTTCTTTTGAAAGATCATTCTCTCTTCCTAAAGGTGTAAATGCTGATGAAATCAAAGCATCTTACAATGATGGTATCCTTTCTGTTTCTATTCCGAAGCAAACAAAGGTAGAAAATAAAAGTAGAATGATTGAAATTCAGTAAAAGAAAATCCCCTCATTTGAGGGGATTTTTAATTTTGTATTATTTTTTTCATATAATCTTCTATAAGTTTCTCTATTAACTTTGACTTATTTAAATTATTTTTTTCTACATAGTCTATAAATCTTTTATATAGTTCGACGCTTATTGTGTAGTAATCTCTACTTTTTCTTTCTTTTTTCATTGGACTTATTATATATTTATTAATATAAGTATATATATTATATTTTAATTGCCCTTTTCATATTTTACACACTTTGTGTATTTTTCACAAAAACTAATTCAAATTTTTTAATATATAGATAAACAAAATTAAATTATGCAAAAAAATAAAGTCTACTTTAAATCAGCCGTTGATATGAGTGAAATTGATGATAATAGCATTTCACTTATTGTTACTTCTCCGCCTTACTTCAATATAAAAGACTATTCAAAAGATGGAAAACAACAACAAAAACATTCCTCCGTATCAATAGATGATATAGGAAATATTGGGAATTATGATAAGTATATATTAGGTATGTTAGATGTTTGGAAGGAATGTGAAAGGGTTTTGGTTCCAAATGGCAAGCTTGTAATAAATACTCCACTTATGCCTATGCTTAAAAAGAATATGAATACACACTATAATAGGCACATATTTAATATAAATACAGATATTGAACATTCAATAAAAGAAAATACTAATTTATATCTACTTGATCTTTATATTTGGAACAGAACAAACTCATCCAAGACTTTAATGTTTGGGTCATACCCATATCCATCAAATTTTTACGCACAAAATACAAGTGAATTTATTAATGTTTTTGTAAAAGCTGGGAAGCCAATTAAAAGAAGTAATGATATTAAAGAAAAAAGTAGGCTTACAAAAGAGGAGTGGATTGAATTTACTAAGCAAATATGGAATATAACTATTCCAGGTAAAGGTGATAAAGCATTTGGTAAACACAGTGCTATAATGCCAGAAGAAATAGTAAGGAGATGTGTTAAGCTATACAGCTTTGTTGATGATGTTGTGCTCGATCCATTTTGTGGCAGTGGGACAACGCTTAGGGTTGCCAAAGAATTAAATAGAAATTATATTGGATATGAAGTATATAAATCATATGAAGGTGTTATTAAAGAAAAATTAGATATTAAAGATGATGAAAATTTATAATGATGATGTTTTTGATTTTTTAGATAAGGTGGATGATGGTACTATTGATCTGATATTAACAGATCCACCATATAATATGAATAAGGAATATTGGGATAAATTTGACAGCCTAGATTCCTTTTTAGAGTTTACATATAAGTGGATAGATAAATGTATACCAAAATTAAAATCAAATGGATCTATTTATATTTTTAATAATCCATTTAACTCAGCATTTATATTATCCTACCTACATAATAGTGGATTGCATTATAAAAATACTATTATATGGAATAGAAAGGATGGGATAGCAAGCTCCAAAAAAAGATATAATCAAAATCAGGAACAAATTTTATTTTTTACAAAAGATTCAAAAAATTACACATTTAATTATAACGAAATAAGGGAGCCATATAATAGCACTGAAAGGATAAAAGCGGCATCAAAAAAGGGCATATTAAAAAATGGGAAAAGGTGGTTTCCAAATGAGAATGGAAAACTATGTAGTGATGTGTGGAATTTTAGTAGTGAGAGACATAAAAATAAGGTCAATGGAAAGGTTGTAAAAATGGATCATGTTACGCCTAAACCAAAAGATTTGATAGAAAGAATAATTTTAGCCTCAAGTAATGAAGGTGATATAGTAATGGATCCATTTGTTGGAATCGGAACCACAGCAATAGTAGCGAAAAGGTTAAATAGGTGCTTTATAGTTAATGATTTTGATAGTAATAATATTGAAATAACAAAAAAGGCCTTATAATAAGGCCTTTTTTGTTATTTTATTTACTAATATTTTATTATATGGAACATACACCTCACTTATCCTATCAATATTTAAATGTCTTATTTCTTCTATTTCAATAAATTTACTTGTATCATGTATTGATTTGAATTTAATTTTATTATTTGACACATCAAGAATTAGGTAGTGATTAGATTTATTCGGAAATTTTTTATGATCATCATGTGTTATTGGTATTAGATTGTTTATATGATCAATTTCTTTGTGTAAATCTGGATTAAAATGTGAATTATCAAATGGTACAATGTGATGATAATCGTAATCTGATATATTACCCATTATTAAAATATCACTTGTCCTTTTGTAATTTCTACTAACCTTTCTAGAGTTCCTACTTTGTTGCAAATCAACAGTAAATAGAGAAGCTGTATTATCTGCTCTTAATCCATAATGAGCTAATTTGGTTCCAAGTCCATTTGATATTTTATTTCTAAGGTTGTTTAAATCAATTGTGCCATTATTTTTAACCGCAATTGAATTTATCCAAGGGTTCATTTCACCTTTAGAAATTTCATGTGCATCAAAATCTTCAGTAATTTTTTCAAGATCTGTTTTATTTACAGTCTTCATCCTATATAATGATCGAATAGATTTTACATCTTCTTTAATTACATCAAAATTTATATCTATTCTTATACAAAACCAAATTTCCCACCATGTTATTTTACCCCAAATTTCTATAAGTTTTTTCATTCTATAAATTGCTTCACCGAATTCTGTGTCTTTTAGAAGTGTTCTAAAAGAATTTCTTATAGATTCTTCTATATCTTCATCATCAGAAAGTTCGATAATTTCATACGAAATTGGTGTTAGTCTTATTTTATCCCATATTAAACCCTTTCTTTCTATAAGTCCTATTCTTTCTAAGGTTGGAAATATGTTCTTTCTGAGTGTTAGCTCAGTCTCACCAAGATATTCATAGAATTTTTTATAAGATTCTGATTTTGGGCTTACTTCAACCTCCCCACCGTTATCTGATATGTAACAAAGTGTATTATAAATATTATTAATATCATTACAAAATGTCTCATTTTGAAAACAATTAATACCCCTATATCTTAGGGTTAAGTATTTTTCGATTACTGGAGTTAGTTTATTCATTTTATTCTTTTTGATTATTACAAATATAGTAAAATATATTCGTATAACCAAAATTATTTCCTACATTTCTTTCTCTGTAACTTGTCCTCAATTTTACAGATTTTATTCTTTATTGTCTTGATTTTTAATCTTTTAGATAAATTTCCTATCCAACTATGTGGTTCTTCTAATTCTAATTTTTGTAGTTCTGTTTTAAGTTCGTGTAGTTCTTTATAGAGTGCCATTTTTAATATTTTCTAATAGTGATTTTAATCCATGTAGTTGGTCACATTTATAATATTTTTCAATTCCAAAGCTTTGTATTCTTGAATCTTCATCTTCAGCATCGCGATTAAATGTAGATACCAAAAAGTATTCATCTTCTAACTGATATATAATTAAATCTAAGTCTTTATAAGTGAGGTCAATGTGTTTAGGAAATATAACCGCATTTGAAAATTTTTGTCTATCTATAATATAATATCGTGCTTCCTTAGAGTCAATATCATCTTTAAAAAAATTTAAAACATAATCTATACTTCTATTATCTATGTCCTCTGTGTGACCACTAAATTTATATCTTAAAAATTCATCACCTGACATTTCACTATATGATAAACTTTTACTTTCTTTAATGACCCTATCTTGTGAGGCTTTAAATATTCCCTTTTGATTTTTAAGTGCATCAGTCGTTCTTCCTATTTTTATGAGTAAGCTACCTTTTGGTCCTTGCCCACTATCACATCTGTGTATATCCTTCTCAATGTGACTAACTGTTCCCTCACCATATACAATTCTATTGTCTATTCCTCTTTTGTTTAGAAAATCATAAATATCTTTAGCAACGTGTTGTATATTTCCTCCTTTGATAATTAATCCTGGTTGAATATTTCTTCTCATTTTAACCACTAGAATATCATCATATTTATTATTAATAAACTTACAAAGCTCAGATATAGACTTTCTAATATCTACATCATACATATCTAGAAAACGACAATATAATTCATCTAAAATGAGTGGAGTTACATATAAACCTTGATAAGTTTCAGATTGTTTATATTCTAAAAGATATTTCATTGTAGTATATATTAATTATAATTTGTTTTAATTTTTGTGGGTAGGGACACCGCATCATTTAATATATAAAAATAAAATGTTAGTTACAAAAGAAGTATCAATAAAAGTTAATAATAAAAATATAGAACATTTTAGAAATCTTGGATATCAAGGTCTGGTTTTAAATAAACCAATAAATATACCTGTAGAACATTTAATGAAGGGATCAAAAACAAAAATCGTGGCATCTTGTGATATATGTAAAAATGAAAAGACTATAGATTATAAGTTATATAACTATTGTATTAATAAACAAGGAATATATACTTGCGCAGGTAAATGCACCAATATTAAAAGGGATGAAGCTAATATTAGGCTATTCGGAGTTAAGCATTGGATGCAGTCGGAAGAAAATTTAGAAAAATATAAAAAGATACTAATTGAAAAAATAGGATATGATAATCCGTTTAAATCTGAAATAGCTAAAAATAATTTCAAAAAAACTATAATGGAAAGATATGGAGTTAATAATTTATCACACTCTAATGAAATATACATGAGACAACAGATATCCGGATTCTCTATGAAGAAACACGAAGAAACTGGATTGTATTATAGGGGTACTTATGAATTGGACTTTTTAAATTTTTGCTTTTATAACAAAAAAGTTAAAATAGAACAAGGTAAGAGATTCTCGTATAAATATCAAGATAAGGATAAATATTACTTTAGTGACTTTTTTTATGAGAAAGAAAATTTAATAATAGAAATTAAATCAGAATATTATTATAAAAAATATTTAGATGTAAATATTTTAAAGAAAAATTCAGTACTAGAAAGTGGATATAATTACCTACTAATATTGAATAAGGATTATACTGAGTTTAACTCTATTTTAGGATGTTAACAACTTCTGGATAATATTTAGCTACTGCATCATTCTTATCATCATAATCGACAACACTTAAGACATACCTCATAGCATTTAGTCTAGCAATTCTCTTGTCATTGGAGTTGATAACTACCCAAGGACATTTATTAGTAGAATTATGATTAAACATTTGATTTTTGTAATAAGTTATTAAATCCCACTTATCGACTACTTTAGCGTCATTTGGTGAAAACTTCCAGTATTTAAGAGGAGATTTTTGTCTTAACTCAAATCTCTTCTGTTGTTTTTCTTTAGTGATGGAGAACCAAAATTTAATTAAAATGATTCCATCGTTAATTAGGCTTTCTTCCCAGTCATTTACATTCTCCATAAAATCTTTATATTGCTTTTCTGTGCAATATCCCATAGCAGGCTCAACTATTGACCTATTGTGCCAGCTTCTATCAAAGAAAACAATTTCACCTGGTTTTGGCATATATTTTTCATATCTAGCGAACCAGTTGTTTTTTTCTTCTTCAGTTGGAACACCAAGTGCAACAATTCTAAATCCTTTAGGATCAAGATACTCTGTAAACCTTTTAATTGTGGACCCCTTTCCTGATGTGTCCCTTCCCTCAAATACAATAGCGATTTTTTTCTTTTCTCTTTTAACCCACTCTTGCAATTTTAATAATTCAACTTGTATATCAAATTTTTCTGATTCATATGTATCTCTTGAGATAAGTGATTTTTCACCTTCTCTTTCATCATAATACTTATCATAGGCAGTTTCTTTTTCTTCGCCTGCTATAGTTTCTACTCTATTATCCAACGAAATGTAATATTCAATAAATTCATCTCTAATATTTCTTTTTGTGCTCTTTTGCTTTAAATCTAATATTTGATATATTTTTCTTAAAAACGTCTCTACATTAAAAATTGAAATAATATCCTTGCCTAATTTTTTTTCTAAATCAGTTAGTATCATTTCAATATCAATATTTTCAAAATCTTTATAAAAGACCTGATTATTCTTCCAACTTATTTTTGACAAAATAAAATTCATATATAAATCTAACTCATCATTGAGTTTTTCTCTATATTCTTCCAATTTATCTAATGGAATGTGAGCTTCATTTAAAAAATTAAAATATCTTTGAATCATCTTTTTATTTGTTTTATATTATTATATATTAAAAATTTTTTATAAACAATCGTATTCAAGTTTTAAAAAATCATAAATATCTGTTTTTGATCCTATTATATCAAATCCTATTTCAAATTCATTTTTTAGACTATTTATTATTTGATTTGAAACTGCATCTTCGGCCTCACCATGTCCGTAATCAATATAGTAATCATATTCCGAATCATACCCTTCGTCGTCCATTTGTTCTCTATCTATCCAATTACCACTACAAACCTCCTCATCAAACATTTCAGAAACTCTTATAGGGCTATAATTTTGTCTTATCCATTCTTTAGCTTTTTCAAAAGAGATGGGTTGCTTTGAATTTTCATTAAATTTTTTAACTTTTTTAAATACAGCATAGTAGACCTTCTTTTCTCTTCTATCAAATGGTGGATATTCTGTTTCTAATACCTCATGTGTATATCCATCTCCAATAATTTCTTGTAAATAGTTTAAATAGATATTTAATCTCTTCTCACCAGGAACACTAAAATAAAAATTATCTGGTTTATTTTCATCAAACCATTTTTTAAATAGTTTCTTTACTTCGGCAAATATTAAAAATTGTTCGTGCCTATCGGTTCTATCGAACTTTGAAAAATTATCATCTTTAATATCTCCAACACCCCATCCAACGCTATAACCTTTTTCGTTTCTTGGATCTCTAACTTCAAACCAATATTTATTACCATTCACAAAGAAATATTCTAAATAATTTTCTAATATGTAATCATTAAATTTTTTAATCATATTATTTTTTTATTTTTATATTATAGGAACGCTTATTATATCTATATCTATCTCATTTACTCTCATATATTCTAAGCATTTTTCCCAGTCTTCATTTTCTTCTATAGAAGTAAAAAAAAACGATTTCCATCATCATCATAGAAAGGTTCAAAATTTTCTTCATATTCATTATTTATCTCTTTAATAAGATAGTTTGCAGCCTTCATTTTATCATAAAAACATTTACACTCATCCTCCATTACAAATCCACCAGAATCGTGCATTATAATGCAGTGTACTTCTATAACTCTATCTTCCGATTCATTAAACTTTTTTATTCTCATATTTTTTATTTTTCATTCTTCAACTTCTTTAGCCATTGTATCTGCTAGATTTTTTAACCCAATTAAATCATCACATAGAAATGTGTAAAATGACCAATTAAAATAAGCTTCTATAAGATACCATTCATCATCTAACTTCGACAAAGACATTTTTAATCCCGGACCTGTAGGACTTAATCTCGCTGATTCAGGACCATATAGAGGATTTCCATTAAAGGTTACTCTATATTCATAGTAATTCATTTTAGACTCACTAAATTCCTGGTAGTCTCTACCTCCTAACTCTAAGCGCTTTATATCATCCAAAAATTTAATGATTTGTTTTTTAAATATACTAATTGATTTTTCGTCCAACTTAACGTATTCTCTTGATTTCCAACTTTTATACTCATCATCGTCAATGTATCTACATAGATTATCTTCGGTATTTCCATTAAATTTTTCAAGATGCTCATTAATATTTTTTAAATATCTTTTACTTTTATAATCTTTTATAAATTTAACCAATCCTTCAATTTGATCACATCTGTAATATTCATTTTTGTTAAGTCCTCTATCTTCCACTTTAAAATTTTCATCATAAATTATTTTTATCCATAGCGGACCAACTTCAATTCTAACATTACCATCAACTCTATTATTTAAATTACTTTTAATATTGTTAATATCCTCAGCAATATTTGAAATAGTTATCATATCAACACCTTCGATCATTATATAAAATAAGTCATTTCTTTTATACCTAGTCCATGATAATGGAATAAATTCTCCATTAAATTCCTTTATTTGATATTTGTCAAATATTTCTTGTAAGTACTCAGAAAGATCTTCTATTTTATTTTCATTAAATCTTCTAATTCTCATTTTGATTTATACCTTTTTATCAAAGATGAAGACATCATATACTGAATTCCCCTTTATATTTTTAATTCTTTTTAATGCACTACCGCTTATGGAATCTAATACCTTAAATACACCCAAATTGATTCCCTTTTCGTTTAATAGCTTAACTGTATTACCAGGTTTACCCATTGCACCTAAGATTGCAACATATTTAGATCCATATATACTCTTTAAGAAAGATACTCTAACATTAGCAATATCCTTGACGTTATTAATATAAGGATTATCTAATGCATTATTTAGATCCAATTGTGTTTCGGTAGATTTAACTCGAACTGCAATAAATGATCTGCCTTCTTCTCCTAATTGTATTTCTTCTTTATTTTGAATTTGGTTTGCCTTAACCAAGTTTTGTTGGTTTCTTCTAATCTCATTGAAGTCAGCTCTAGCAATAATACCACCTCTCATACCCTTATCATTCATATTATATCCAGAAGGTGGGAGTCTATAGAATGAACCAGTAAATGTAACAGAAAGAACCCTGTCAAGTCTAAACATTCTCCATATTTTATCAATGTGTCTGTTAGCTGAAACTGACCAACCATTTAAGTGATATCCTCTAACTAATATTTTTCCTTTTGAGGATCTTCCGACTACCATTGGATATATCGTTCTTTCTCTACCAGCTGGTAAATTGTCTTTTGCACCTTTATAAGAAATAAGAAATATCATACCATACTTAATGGCTTTAATAATTATTTCTTGTGATGGTTTAATTGGTTGATTTATAGGTATATTAGATATTTCTGTAGCATTTTTTAATGTGAATCTAGGAATATACTCCTTATCTTCACTTAGCTCGTAGTTTTCTCTTATTACAAATTCAACTGGCTTGTTGTTAAAGTATGATTGTACTTCTCTTATGTTCATAGAATTTGTAATTTTTATTATTTAATAAATTACTTATTAAATTATTTATTTTAATATCTTTATTTAGGTATATAACATGTAATATGTTCTTATATATAAACCCATCACTACCAACTATTTTTTTGTTCATATAGTCTAAATAAATTTTATATTTTTCTTTTATTTTGTTTTCAAATTTTTCACCTTCTTTAAATCGCCATAAAAAAGATCCATGTTGAAATTTATCACCTCTACAAACTTCACTTATTTTAGAAAGTGATAATTCATTTTCGGTTGCGGCTTGTTGCATTGATTTGTATTCCCTTATCTCTCCATTAAAATCAATTCTTATTATAGGGGACTGTTTTTTTAATCTTATTCTATGTTGGAATACATCACCTTTATATAAAAAAATATACTTATTTTTATAAATTTTTATTGATCCATTACATATGCTACTTATTGTCTGGGGAGTAATCTGGTTTTTCACACCAGCATCTTTAACACTTTCATATTCATCTAATATATTACCATCTATGTCATATTTAATAACAGGACGATATAATTTTTTTATATAATCTTCCTTATGTTTATATCCAATTAACGATAATTTTCCACCATCGTCTATATTAGTAAGTGGCCCATTTAACTTAGTAATTCTTCCAATGATATTTATCATATCTTTTTCAATCTCTAGTGACTCATCATTACTTAGATTAATAAATATTTTTTTAACTATTGGAATAAATCCATCCTTTATTATTTTATCTATTTTATTAGTCTTTAATTTATTATGCTTTTCCCTCCAATTTTTTAAGTGTCTTAAATGTCTTGATGAACTACCCTTTCCTATATAAAACGGTTCGTGATCAAATTCATACCTACCATAGATATATTTTCCAGTCTTTCTAGGATCTAAATAAGCATAAACATAGAATATATTCATAGGAATATATATTAAATATCTTTATCCTAAAATAAAAAAAAAGAGTAACCGAAGTTACTCTTTGGGGCCGTAGAACAATGAAATTCATGTCTCGGTCGCTCCACCACTTTGTTTTAAAAAACAAAGAAAATTACTTTTTAGTTGTATCAACTACAACCTTGGTAGAATCAACTTTTGTAGTATCAACTACAACTTTTGTAGAATCCACAGTTGTTTCAGTCTTTTCACCGCTGTTATTACATGCTACTAAAACTAAAGCCACGATTAAACTTAAAATCACTTTTTTCATAAATGTTTGTTTTTTATTTTTTTACTGTATGTATAGTATATTTTTATAGATTTGTTTTCCAAGTTTAAAAATTTTATATATAATATATGAGAAAAATATCTAATACTGAAGAAAATAATCAATACTACAAAATGGTTAATGAATATATTGATGATTACATCACCAATCATAAAATTAACCCAGCAAATCTAAGGAAATATTTTAAGAATTCGTCAAAATTAGAAACTTTTTTAAAAAGATATAAATTAGATGATGTTGAAGGTATTAAAAGGGTTGTTGAGGATGTGATTGATGATTGGCATCACATTCAGTCTGATGGAGTTATGAAGTTTGAAAAATTTACCTTAATGAATGAAGACTTAGGTAATATAAAGATTAAATCAAGCGATATGGGGTATGAAAAAGTTTTAGCTGATTTATATCACACCAGTGTTGGCCATGTTGATAAAGATGATGAAACAGAACATAAATATAATGTAAAAGATTTTGGAAAAGAGATTAATGTTATTATTTATTCAAAAGAGGATGTAGAAGATTTTAAAAAATCATTACTTCCCATTTTATTTAAAAGTGCCAATTCATCTTCAGTTGATTTACATAAGGTTAATGTAGGTTTAAAATCTGGTAAAGAAATAAGAACGGCTATATCCTTCAATGTAGGTGATATAGTAGATGATAATAAATTACAACATTATATTGATACTACATTAGATGAGAAGAAATTATTAGAAATATTATATAGTTTTATTAATGATTATGCCATTCTAAAAACTGGTAATCACTATGTTTATAAACAAGAATATAAAGGATATCATATATGGGTTTTAAATCCGAAATCTACGATAAGTAAAAATGTGTAACATCATGATATATAATAGACTATCTATTAATTAATTATATGAATATCAAAATTAAAAAATTTGAAAACATTGTCTATGATACCGATTATGTAGAAGAGGTAGAAAAAGTAATTTCCGCTATAGATAATAGTGGTTTAAAAAAATTAAGAACACATTTAGAATTATATCCTTTAAATTCTTCTCATTTCACCTGGAAGTCTGAGCAACACTTATCTGTTAGTGGATTGGATGAAGATGGTGAAGATTTATTTATTAAACTAAATAAATTTATCAAAGGTGACTTTTTCCAAAATTGGATTGAATCAGAAGATTTTAAATACTACGCTTTTTTATTAGATATTGGAAATATGAATGCTAGGCTCGAAGGAACTAAAAAAATTCTAAATTGTTATTTTACTAGATATATGCCGGTTGAATCTGATGGAGACGAGGCACAATTTATAAGCGAAAGTTATTTAGAATACCAATATAAAATCAATAAATCTTTATTTGATTTATTAAAAAATTTATCAAACATTGGATATAAATTATATAAATTTAGCCATATTTATATCATAGTTAAAAATGAAATATCTTAAACCATATAACGAATCACTTGACATTCCAATGCAAGCCTATAATATTAACGTTGATTTAATATCAACGTTCGATCCAGATGATATTATAGATGCCTTAGAAATAGATAATATTGAGGCGTCTAAAGTTAGTGAACAGCATTATAAAAAATTTATTGATTCAAATGGAAATGAAATTAGAACCTTTAATAATAAAAATATTAATCAGGATATTTTTATTAAACATGAAATGATTTTCCTGATTAATATTTTCAAAACATCAGATCCAATATCTAATGTTGGGTGTTTGTTTAGACAGCCAATATCCATAACTGATTTCAATGATTTTATTATCTCGTCTAAAGTAACAGTTGAAAAATTTGAAAAAGTTTGTAAAAGAGTTGCTTCTTTACGTGATTCAAAAATGGAGTTAAAGGTCAATATGTTTGAATCAAACATAGATAATATTAGAAATATACAATTGAGATTTCATTTATCAATTATCGAAAAGGATCCAGTAGATATTAAAGAACTATATAATAAATGGAAGAAAAGTTTTATTGTTATAAGTGTAGATAATGCTATTAAGAAATTAAAAATGTTATATAGAAGTGATGGGATGGAAGATCCACCAATAGATATCAATGAGGAAGATTTATCGGATGATACCGATAGTGTTATGATAGGATTTTTTACAGATGATGAAATAATTGTAGTTGGACTAGTGAATAAAAAAACAGGAGCACTTACAGTGGATAAAAAGGAGTATCTAAGATCCTTTCAGCAATTTTAATATATAGTATATGATTAAAAAGTTTAATGATTATATTAACGAAGAGCTGAAAGATTCTACCTATCAAAATGCTGCTAAAAAGCTTAAGGAATTAGGTGGGGCACATGAAAAAAGAGGTAAAAATCTTCTAGATTGGATAGATACTACAAAAAAAAGAAAATCACTACAAGAATATGGGGAATATTCTATGAATTACCAAGTTGTTAGTGGAACTAGCAGACGGCTAAGCGTTAATACCCGAAGATTGGCTGAAAAAGAATTTACTGAAATTTTTCATAAAAATTATAAATATAATAAAGATAATGGCCCACAAAATTCTATCACCATCTCATCATTAAGAGAATCTCCCAATAAATGTTCTATATCAGCAATGACTTGCAACGAATTTCAGGGTGCTTACGAGGACAAAATTCGGACTATTTATATTAATCTTTTTATTGTTGACTTAGAATCGGGTATATCACATCATGCCTTTAATTATGAGATTCCGATCACATGGTCAGAAGACAATACGTTTAAAACAGATGGTATTATAAGAATTGGAGTTGGATGGAATGAAGATGAAAGCAAAATATTATTTTCTGATAGACTAAGTGCTGTTAAATTTAAGAAAATGATGAAAAGGGATAATATAATCAAACTGTTGAAATGTGAAAATGGATATAACCAAACTGAAGGGATAAAAGAAAGCTATTATGATATTCTTAGAAAATTTTTTATGGAGTATTCAACAGCCGAAGAAATGGAAAAAATATTTAAGCTTATCGAATCTGTTCCTATCAACCAACTCTGGGATTAACAACACCTATTTTTAATTATCTCTATTTCCTCACCAACTGAAAAAACAATCTCTACAGTCTTTTTAAGCTTTACTTTTTTATATAAAGATTTCTTAGTTAACTTTTTCCAAAAAAACATCTTTAAATTTTTTATTATGATCTAATTTATTAGACTTGTATAATGTAAGAACTTGACACTTTTCATATTCCTCCTTTAATTCAAAGTATCTAATTAGTATATTGATATACTTTATAGTATACGGAATATTATTAGAGCTAACATCATGATTATTTTTAATCCTATCAAATTCAACTTCTATTGGCTGATCTACAAGTATAGATGTAAAATGATCTATCATATTTCTAATTTATTTACTGGGTTTCGACCATCCGGCTGCTCCAACTTTGATGCTTTAGCAATTAATTTCATTTGGACGCGTTATTAAGAAAATCTTTTTCTTCTTGTGTTAAATTATTATATCCCACTTTATTTATCTTATCTAATATTTCATCTACAGTAAAATAAGAAATTTTATTTTCCTTCTCAATTTTATCCAAAATAGGATCAATAAATGCTGATTGTATCTTTTTTCTTTGTTCCTCGACAAAGTTAATGGATACCTCATTAGAGTCTATGATAATGGTGTTATTGATATCATTACCCCATGAATTATCAATATTTGATAATAACTTATCTATAACAGATGAACCATTGAGTTGATTTGAGGTAGCTAAACATTTTTCTTTAGAAAAGACATGTATTGACTTATCATCTAATTGATAGATGATTTCCCATGACTCATATATAAAATAGGCATACCTATTAATCCTTTTAGTAAATATTAATTTATCAAAGTTAGATAGAATTAGTAAAAACATATTTTCGATGGATTGTTCGTACTCTCTCATCTTTTTATTCCTAATATGATTTAAAAAAAAGACCGCTAGAGTAAATCCAATAATAATTCCAACTACCAAATAGATTCCGTTCATATTATATTTTATAAAATTGTTTACGAATGTTTAGTAAAATTTCATTGATTAGTTCTGAATCTACTATATTTGGTAATGTAGATAATTTAAATAATTCGTCAATTTCACGAATATCAGTTTCAGCATTGTTAATTAGAGTTTGTAGATCAACTTCACCCTTTCTAATTGAGACTAAATAATCTGCATTCGGTCTACGAACATTGATGCCTTTACCTTCAGCAATCTCTCTTGACATTTCAAGAAGCCTACGACAGTGCATCATATTCTTACCATCAATCTTCTGACCGTGCGACTGAACATCAACCCATCTTGCCTCATTTTTATTCTTTAACCAGGTTTCATAAGAACGGTAGTCATCACAATGAACAGTATATCCATCCTTATTATATGATACATATCCAAGAAAGTAATGGTGTGGGCAATCAACTGGAATAGAACTTAATCTAATATCATTTGAATCTTCAAAAGCAATACCTCTAAATCCCATTAATGGCTGAGTAGAATCTATAATTTCGGTACCAGCAGGTGATTTACCAGAAGCAACATAGTCATAGAATAGAGAATAGGTTTCTCTACTATGAGGGACTTTTGCTAAACCACAATACTTTTGATCCATCCCACTTTTAGATAGAAAGTCAGAAAGGGGGAATGATTTTTCTTTGATATGTAAAAAGCAGAAATCTAATGGGGTTTTACGAGTAACCCTATTTTTTTCCCAATTTTGCTTTTTATCTTGCCCCTTTGCTTTAGATATTTGTGATTGTGCGTATTTACCATATGTATTTCTACACTGCTTAGTTATAAATTTATTTTTATTTTCTATAATTTGGTCAAAAATTGGATTTTTATATATAATACAATCTTTTGGTAAATTTAAAATTTCCATAATTGTTGGATTATTAGCCCTTAGTAATTCCAAAAATTTTTTTACCTCATAAAAAACAATATCATTTTTAGCATCATTTACCTGATCAATATATCCAAACCCTAATATAGTATCTATTGGAGCTACAAAAACTCCTTTTATATCCATATCAGATGTTTCAAGGTTAGTTCCGTAAGCATTCGATCCAACTATACCTTCAAATATTATTAGTTTATTATCTCTTAAATATTTAATATCCATTTAATTTTATTTTTACAAATATACTATTAAAAAATGAAGGGAGAAAATAATTAATTATATATACAATATAAAAGGACAAAAAATATAATATGAATTTTATAGAGGCAAGAAATTTAGTTAGAAATTTAAAAATAAAATCGGTTAAAGATTGGAAAAATTATCATAGATGCAATCTACTTTCTAAAATTGGAATATCTATACATCCTAATAGGCAATATAGAAATATTGGATGGGTTGATTGGTATGACTGGTTAGGAAAGTCTAAGGATAGTAGAAAATACTCAGTTAATGATCATTTTTTTAAAAATGAAAGTAGAAACATGTATTATATAATGGGAATTTTATATGCTGACGGATATTTAAATGATAGAAATAATAATATACTATTAACACAACATGTAGATGATAAATATTTATTAAATAATATTTTGATGGAAATGAATTCCAATTCAAAAATTAAAAAACACTATGGTAATAATGTATATTTTTCAATAACTTCAAAAGAAATTATTGAAGATCTGAAAAAATTTGGCCTACATCAATCTAAATCATTTACTATAAAATTTCCTAAAATAAATAGTGAATATGTATCAGATTTTATAAGAGGATTTTTTGATGGAGATGGATGTATAACATTTCAAAAAAATGAAAACTGTTATGTATCTTCTTTTGCATCTGGTAGTTATAAATTCATAAATCAATTATTAGAAATACTAAGGGGAAAAATAGATGAATTTAAAGGATCTATATCCAAAATAGAGAACTCATATGTTTTGAATATAGGGGTTAATGATACTAGAAGATTAGGGAAATATATTTATAATAACATAGAAGGAGTTCTATATTTAAAAAGAAAATATGAAAAATTTGTTTTATCAGGAGACATAAAGGTAGCTAATTTCAATAAACAATTCCTTTCATATCAAGAAGCTAAAAAATTTATAAAATCAAAAGGTATAAATGGATACAGAGAATGGAGGAATTATAAAAAAACTAATAATATTGAAAATATTCCATCAAATCCAGATAAAATATATAAAGAGTATAAAAATTGGAAAAATTTTATTAGTTGATGAGATAAACAAGGGAGTAATATGTCATATAATATATAACAAAAAATAAGTATTTATATGCCCGAAGATTTAAAAAATATAACCGAAGAGGAATATCTTAAAAAACACCTAGAACAACTTGAAGGAAATAAAGTAAATTCTACTGCTCCTAAAGTTAAAGTTGAAGTAGATAACTCTACTGTTAACAATCTGAATTATCTAGCATTTGATGTTAGAGAATTTCCTTGTGGGATTTTCTATCCAGTTGGTTCTACTATTCAAATTAGAGCTGCTGAGGTTAAAGAAATTCAAGCATACTCAATGGTTGATGATACTAACTATTATGATATTGTTGAAAAGATGAATGAAATGCTCCTAGCATGTGTTAGGATCAAATATCCAGATGGTAGCATTGGAACATATATGGATTTAAGAGATCCAGATAGATTTTATTTAATATTCATGATTAGAGAATTAACATTCCAAGCAGGAAACACTTTAGTTACAAAGGCTAACTGTTCTTGTGGTAATGAAGTTCAAATAGAATTAAAAAGAGAAAACTTCAGAGTATTCTCTGTAGCTGAGAAGTTAAAGAAGTATTATGATCCATCTAATAGATGTTTTACATTTGAAACAATAGATGGTGATATCTATCACTTATCTCCGCCTACAATCGGTTTACAAAAAGCATTTACTGACTATATAGTTAAAGAAAATGCAGAAAAGAGGAAACCTAATTTATCTTTTTTAAAAATTATTCCTTTTGTTCTATTTGATAGAACAACTATTACCCAAGAAGGAATTAAAGCTAAATTGGATGAATTTACTAAAATGAATAATTCTTCATTCCAATTTTTAAATTCAGCAGTTGAGAAATTATCATTTGGTATTGAAAAAGTTGCCAAGGATTGTAGCTGTGGAATGGAGGTGCACAGCGATATGATATTTCCCAACGGACCGTCAGCTCTTTTCATTGATGATGATGCCTTTGAAAAGTTTATTAAAGAATAAACTGCTTCTTCAAAAACACTATCACTTGCAAGAAAAAAGTATTGATTCATGGCCATACTGGATGTTTGAAGAGAATATTAAAATTGTAAATGAAATTACAGATGAAGAAGAAAAGGAAAGAAAACGAGAAGAAGAGAAGCAAAAGATGAATACACCTAATTTTAACCCATCTTCATATATGAGTGGTATGTCGAATATGGCAAGTAAATTTGGAAAATAACCGTAATATTTACGGTTATTTTTTTATGTGATATTTAATTGAACTTAAATTCAATAGTTAACTGCATTATTCTTCTATGTGGTTGGTTAAGATATGGATTAGATATAATATCTGAAAATGATTTAGATATATCTGATGATATTTTTTCCTTTTTAACTTTATTTCCTAGTTTTATAATTTTTTGTATATGATCATCGGTTATTTCTTTTGTTTTATTATAATCACTCGTTATTTTTTTAATAAAATTTTTCCAAATAGTATCATTCTCATCTTCAATTCCATTATAGTAGTTACAAACTCTATTCCTATACCTCTCTAAATCATTTAGTAGTTTACTATCAATAAATTTATCTAAATTATCATATGAATGATAATTGGGGTCATAATTAAATATTTCATATCTAATTATTACTAATACTGTTTGGAGTTGAACATCTTCAAGTTTAACAAACCTATAACTATTTCCATTAAACTGATTATTCGTTGCTTCCTTTAAATTCCACTTATCTGCAACTTCAATAAATAAGTCTGTTATAAATTCATAGTCATCATTAAAATTCTCATATAATTTAAGATATTTCATCTATACTTTCTAAAATTTGTATGAGCATCTTTTTTAATAAATTCAATATTTTCTCTAGATGCTGCTTCGTGTAAAAATTTAACTTTTTTATAAATTTTCTTAGCTAGAAGATGGCTTATGTTTAATTTAACATCATCTATAAATATCTTATAAGATACACCACCATCAGAGGCAAGTGGTATAGAGGTATTGAAAAGCCTAGCAGGTCCTTCCGATAATTCTATTTTAATACTAAAATCATCAAGTGTAAACGAATGTGTACTATCAGCATAGGAGTGAGGATTCCTTACAACAACAACTTCTAAATTTGATAAAGAATCTAATTTGTTTAAGATACCATTCGCTGTTTCAACATCTAAATTTTTTTTAAAGAAACCTTCAAATGTTTTAATATTTTTCATAATGTATATATTAAAATAGTTTTTCAATTTAATATATAAGATACGTACTGCTACCTTAGGATAGTACAAAAAACCACACCCTTAGACCAGGTGTGGTTTAATTTTATTATGAAATTTTATTATGAATAGTTTTGAGCTAACTTTTTAGGAGCGTATTTCTTTAACAACTGAATCCTTACCTCTTTAATCTTATCGGATGTTGGATAATTGTGATTGTCCATATTTGATAGCGTTAATGGCATTGTTTCCATTTGGTCTTGAATACGTTGTTTAATAGTCAAGAAGTCGTCATTATAACCCTCTTTGAAAGGTTCCCATATATCGGCCCCATTAAAATAATCGACCATTACATCTTCTCCTGGCTCGTCTGGGAAGACAACTGTTTTCATAGACTCTAAAGCCTCTTTACTTCTTAAGAGTTTAAAGGGTCCTGGTAATGTTGTTTTCTCAAGTGTTTCAGAGAACTTACAAACAGGTTTAAATTCCTTACCAATAGCACATAGTGCATATTTAGCTGAGAAGTTATCTCTTGCTAATTCATTTCTCAATCCACCTCCAACTCCATAAAGACCCCAAGCGAAAGGAGGAAACCCATGTAGAATCAAATCTTCATTAATCTCTTTCATTTTTTCCCAACTCATACCATCACCTTCAATAAATTTCATACTTGTTCCAAAACGCCATTCTTTTTTAAGAATTGTTTGTACAGTAGACAATCCGTGTTTGTGTGCCAATTTACATAACCATAATACTTGTTCTGCAGGATCTCCAGAGTCAGGGCGACCTACAACAACTTTGCCATTTTCTTCAATTGCATTTTGCATTGCTAACGGAAGTAAAATGTTTTCAACAGTGTCGAAATATGCGTAACAGTCAGCTACGTGTGAGTCAATAGATCCATCTTCAGCGACACTGTTTAATTTTTCGTGACAATCTTTTTCACTTTCAAACCCTTGAACATTTCTGTGAGCCAAAGCAAATACAGAACTTGCGATACCTGCAGCTTCTCCTGAATTTTTCCATGCTTGATATGCTCCAGAAAATGTATCTGTACCAGAAAAAATATAAAGTGCATCTGCGGCTAGCCATTCGGATTCTTGTGGAACCATACCCGCTCTACATCCAAAGTTATGTAACATTAATCCAGCTAAGAACTTTACCTGGTCTTTAGAAATGGTATCTCTATATACATGATATACTATACTCTTACAATATTCAAACCAGTGAGCAAGTTGTGTAACCATTTCACAAGAAGCCCAAATCTTTAGAATTGTACTCTCAAACCAAGCAGCTAATTCACCAAATCCTTCTGGGATATTTTCAATGATAACAACTGGTTCATTTGGATATACAACCGATCCTTCTTTAACCGCTCTAATTTTAATTGGAGGTCGACCATTATACTCATCTACAATTCTTCTCCAAAGTTCCTCTGGGAAGTACATTGGTTTAAGGCCTTTTGTAGTTACTTTCTTATCTGCTAAGAATCTTTTAGTTTCATCAATTTCTTCATGTGTAATTGGCTCGTAAAATAAATAATCAAGTATTCTTGACAAACCAGTAAATACAATACGATTATCCCCTTTATTATAAAGATTGTGATTGACTTTTTCTAATACCCTACGATAGGTAATGTAATAAACAGATTTTTCTTTAGCTTCTTCTGAAGCGAACAAATTAGAACTAATTGTATAAGAATCAGCGATTAGTAATCTTGGGGTTTTATGAATTTTTCTTTTAGGTAGTTTTACTTTTTTTACTTTTTTTACACTTATGAACTCATCTGATTGATCGGTGTACGGTCTGCAGTATCCGAATGAAGTTCCAAATTGTGTATCTTCAATGTCGTAGTTATTATTGTGTGTTCCCATTTTTTTTAATTTATTTTTATTTTGTTAGTAAAATAGACATCATTGATTGATGTTCTTCAACAATCAATTTTTGTATTCCACCAATTTCTTTTAAATCTTTTAAATCAAACCATCTGAGTTCTTCAACATCATCTGATGGTTCTAAATGACCAAATAGATATTTAGCCTTAAATAAGGTAGTCATAATTTTATCTCTTTCAGAACGATACCTCCAATCATCTACTCTGAAACTACCGATATACCCAGTTATAGAAATTTCAGCGCCGGCTTCTTCCATAAACTCCCTCTTGGCTGTATGTTCAAGTGATGTGTCTTTAACATCCACAAATCCACCAATAAATCTATACTTATCTTCACCTGGCTTTTTAGCTAATAGAAGTTGGTTTTCTTCCTCATTAAAAACTGCAACATCTACTGTTTGATAAGAGGTCGAATATCTATTATAACTACCATATATAACACCAGCTCTCCATTCTTTTGAGGATTTAATTTCTTCTGAAACTTGTTTTCTAACCTCTGTTCCAGATACATAGATTTCCTGTTCTAACTCAGCGGTATCAAATTGGCCTTTATAGTGTGGAATAAATGAATCTCTACTTCCGTATAGAAGTACATTTCCAATTTGAAATACTTCTCTAATTCTTGAGTCTAGATTTCTAGACCATATTTCATCACTTCTGGTATCAGGAAGAGATAGAACAACGATTTCCGGGTATTTTTCCTGAATCATTGCTTTTCTTGAAGCAAAATCGAGTGGGTTAGAACTTGATCCAATTACTTTAGTAACACCCAAGAAAAGGATTACTTTTTTGTGATTAGATAAAACACTTTCAATTACATCACAGTGTGCTTTATGAAGTTGATGTAACTGGAATCGACCAATGATTACTCCAATTTCATACTTACTTGTGTCTATGTCGTCTTTAATTTTCATATTAATAAATTTATTTTTCTATACAAAGATACACCTTTTTTTTATTTGTTTTTTCTTACTTCCCGTACCTTCCATGAATTTTACCAATTCCATTTATATCTATTTCTACATACCTTTTTGGATCAATTACCAACATCTCACGAATGTATTCAAATTCATAAGGTAATTCTAAAATAGACAACTCGTTTTTTAATTTTTCTTCTAATCCAATTGAGTCCTTAATAAAAAAGATATCCGTATCAGCATATATCCATCCGTCATATTTTGTAAAATGTTCCATTATAGAGTATCCTCTGCCTGTTACTAACTCCCTTTCATCTTTTGTTAATTTTTTACCATAGAAGTAATTGACGTACATTTTCAAGCACATTTTTCCATCAGTACTTAATAATCCTCGGATTAATTTATATTTTTTAATTAGATAATAGAAAGATTCGTATTTTATATCAAGGTCTAAAATTTCCTCTTCGTGTAATCTACAAATAATATTGGGATAAAACATTGAAAATTCAATTTTTAAAACATCATTTGCTTTATATTGTGTTGAATATATCTGTGAGTAAGATCCTCCTTTCTTAACAAGAGGAAATTGTTGAGGTTTTTTCTGATCTAATTTGGATTCGATTCCAATTAATAATTCGATTCGATAAATTCTTCTAAGTGCAGTATTAATATTATTCCAAACATCAGCATTTCTGAAGTTCGTTTTATCATCATTAATTTCAGTTGAGAAATATTCGAATATTGATACAATATTATTAATGTATGTTTCCATTTTGAACTTATCTTTAATGAACAACTTATGAAATTATCTTCGTTGTATTACTATATATACTATTTTAAAATCAAAAAGTTTAATTTATTTCTTCATAATATCCACCGGTATCACCCATTAACCCCTGTGCATCTATAGTAGTAGGATAATTTGAAATTATTTTGTCATCAAAATTAATATAAGTTAATGAATCAACATAAGGATAGCGATCAAACCTTGACTTTTCTAATTTTACCGTATATTCAGCACTTTTAGATGTGACTCCGTTAGTAACATTAAATCTTTGTGATGAGTTTTGAACAGACTTAGACCACCAACCCTTCTCGAAGGCATATTTTTGAAATAAAGGAACATCCGAGTCATAGTTAGTGTATATTCTATCCATAAAAATATCTCCTTGATCTGTAGTCCAAACAAGAGCCCTACCTTTTATCTTTCTAGAAACATATTTATCACCTTGAATAGTTCCATTATCCGACTGCAGTATAAGAAGGCGACAGTTTTTATTATTTGTATATATGTCAAAATAATCTTCATCAACATTCGCCATACAAGAGCTGCCTAATGTAGACTCCTCACATTCATAATTACTCATATTATACCAATAAGCAATATCATCTCCTTCTACTAATCTAAATTTTAAAAAAGCATCATTCATCATATCATATGTAGATTTATATGAGTTTACAAAATCTTCAATTTCCTTGTCTGTGAACTTTATTTCAGCAGCAGTCAGAACTGATCTAACTAGTCTTCCTATTTTAATATTATTCCTAAATGTTGACCATATCTTAGTTAATTTTTCATCATATGGAATCACAGCTGTTTTATTTAAAACAGTTTGATTGCGACCATCTTCAGATACAAACCAAACATATATTCTATCACTCATATTAGATTTAGCTTCACTTTTGATGATTCCTATAGCACCTCTTTCTGGTTCCCATGGATCCTCATCTTCATTAGGAGTATATCCTAATCTACTGAATATATCGAAATTTCTTTTACTATTTGTTAAGTATCTATCTGTGTGAGTTACTCTATATTTAATAACTGGATCTTCATCTCCAAAAAATTCCTTAGCTTTTCTATCTGCGGTAAATGTTACTTCATCTTTGGCCTTTCCGGTATCTATGTAATTTTGAGTAAAATTTTTATCTACACCGTTTTTACTTAATGTAATTAGCTCTTTAGCTATTCTATTTTTCTTAATTTGACTAACTAAATTAATAAACTTATCAGAATATTGAATTTTTGATTCCAATATTAATGATTCAAATAATAATTCAAATTGGAAATCACTATATCTCTTAATCATAAAGTATATATTAATTAATCTTTTTTAATTTTTGATTTATTAAAATTTAATTTTTTAAATACACTTTACTATTTATCAAATATTTATCAAAATATATACTCGTATGAGGGACGATCTAATCCGTACTATCAGAATATTGGGTGTTAATTATAATGAGATATTTATAGATATTGATGTAGATGGATTTACAATAAATTCTCTAGAAATTAGAGATGGATCTGCTATAGTATTACATTCATTTGTGAATGATATGGACCTTGAATTTTTCTATGATGATTTAATAGAAGAAGATAGAAAAACCATCTATCGATCATTATGTAGTTTTCTATATAATTAAATTTTCCTTTTAGTTTTCATATAGGCCTGTATGTCCTCATATGTAACTGCTCCTGGATTAATTGTTAACTTATCTGGTGATCCAACTTTTTGATTTTTTTCTTCCGCCTTTTCTTTATCTTTTTGAACTTTTTCATGATACCTATCATCAACCTCTTTTAGTAAATACCCTATATAAGCATCGACCCCTTTATGTGCGATAAAGTCTTGGTCATAATCAAATAAAAATTCTTCCAAATCATAATAGATAGCTAATATATCTTCATGTATTCCATAATCTAGATAGAATCGAATATTACCAACATTTCCCTGAGCATAGATAGTTGTTTTATATTGAAAATTATAGGATATTGAGAATTGATCTTTATCACTAATGATACGTTCCCCGTTTTTTTCCATAGTGACCGCCATCCCTAAATTAACTTTGAAATATTTACTTTTCTTGATTGTTTGTATAACTTTCTGATTTGTTACTACGTTATATGTTTTTACCATATCATATTTATTAAAATGGGCTATCTTCACTATCAGTATCCTTAACTTTATTAGACCTTATTTGTAAATATAATACTTTGTTATTAGACTTTAACCATTCTATGGTTTTGTCAATTATATACTTCCTTAATGTAATAATTTCAGATAAAGCATATTTATTTTTAAAATCCTTTCGAAATTCACTACCAAGAGACCATAAGCTAAATCCAGAAATCATTTTAAATTTATAAACACTTCCATTGTATTTAGCGTTTATATCATAGAAGTCATTCCGATCATCAACCGATTTTTCAACACCAATAATTATTATCTTTTCTATCTCTTTGTACATTCCTTTATATAATGCAGATTTCTCCATACTATGTTTTTGTTGGTATTCATATACAGCATCAATGGCTTCTTTTGGAATTTGTCCTATTTTATCTACCATGTATTGTCTATAATCATTTTTTTTATAATTGAATTTAAATGGGTCATTAATATCATTTGGAGATATGACAAAATAAGGAGCCTTTTCACCATTGGACATTACACCACCTTGTCCCCAAGTGGAACCGGAATAGTAGTCCCATGTTAGTCTAAGTTTATAACCATCTTTGAATGTAAACCTATACATATTGGATGTTAAATTATGCCTGTAAAATCCTTCAGAACTGGTAGAACACCATTGAGGATCACTAATTGTTTTAGATGAGTCTAAAGTTTTAACGACTTTAATAGTCATTTCTTCATCACTATAAATAAGATGTGTATTTTTCGGCGTTTCTTTTTTAGATTGCCTTTCTTTTTCAAATTCTATAAATGTTTCAAATAGAAATAGATGTTTCATTATTCGGTTTCGATTTCTAATTCTTCCTCATCGCCCCCACCAAACTCATCATCAATTTCAATTTTTAATGATACAAGGAAGTCTTCATCAATATCTTTAATTTCAATATTCTTACTTATTTCACCAATCAAATTGAATTCATCAGAGTCATATTTTTTAAATTTAACATGACAGTTTTTGATATCTTTATCGGAAAATTCTCCTTCCTGGTTTTCAGGAACAGCTTCTTTTAAATCAATTGAAATAGTTAGATCATACAGTGCATTATTATCGGAATATTTTAACTTAACATTATCTAGTGTTTTAGAATATCTAGATAACTCACAACTTTGAAGTTCAACCCCAAAATCAGATAGTGAAGATGTCCCCTCTGGTTTTCTTTCTCCAATTTTTTCAACTCTATCAGGATTGCTATTACTAAACATATTTTCTAATTTAGTTTTAATTTTCATTAAAGCAATCTTAACATATTCTTCTGGTGTATCAAGAACATTTTCATTTATTTTTACGAAGTCATTAAATTTAATTATCATTTTTTAATTTTTATTTTTCCAATCTGTTATCATATCAGTGAATTTTCATTAAATAGTTTAATATGATTCATTTTGTATATATTAATTTTACCTTATTAATTACCAACTACCAGATGCTCCACCACCTCCTGAACTTCCTCCTCCAAATCCACCAAATGAGGATGATGAAGATGAAGATGATGAGTAAGAGCTATAACTACTTCTTCTCCTTTCTTCTTCTTTCCTTCTTCTTCTTCTTTCCTCTTCTCTTCTTCTCCTTTCTTCTTCTTTCCTTCTTATTTCTGCTTCATATTCTTCAATTACATCATTCATAAAATTAATAACACTATCTAATGCTTTCTCAAGTTCAAACCAGTCTTTAGTTACTGATAATTTATTTTTAAATTTATCTATAAGATCATTTAGCTCAGACTTATCACCACCAGCAGTTTTAAATTTACTCATCAGTCTATCCACCTCACTTTCCCAATTTTTAACTCTACTTATAGTATTCTCAATAGATCCTAATGTAGTTGCTACTCCTGAGGCCTTTTGTATAATTGATGATATACCAGAGGTGTATTTCTTATATAAAGAAACAGCACTATCAATATCAGTATTAAGTAATGATATTATCTGAGGTATCATTACTGATAAAGACTCAATTTCGGATTTATTTGGAATTGGGCCCGCATCATATCCATAATCGCTTATTTTTTTAGCATCTCTAACTGCCTTTTCAATTGTTGTGTATGCTGAAGATTCTATATCTTGGACTCCACTTGCGGCAGATTTAAATTTACTAATTTCATCGTATTTAGATTTGTAGTTTCTAAATAATGAATACATACTACTATATGTTAACTCTATTTCCTCTTTGAACTCCGCTGTATTTTTTGGGGTTTGAATAACTATACTGTTGAAATATTTCTTACACTCATCATAGGAAGCTTGTAGTGATTTACTTCCAACTATACCAACATTTGATGGAATTTTTGATTTCAACCCCTCTATATTAGCAAGTATTTTATCAATGTTTTCTTTCATCTCCTTCATCTCCTTAATCTTTTTCATTCTCTTATAATATCCATATGCGAATATTGCAATTAGAAGTGACACCATCAATCCTTGAAGTGTTATTTGCCAGAAGTTATTCCAAAATTCTGCGGATTTTTGATCATCATAAGCTTTCTTTTTAGCAAAAGCCTCTCTTCTTATTTCCAATAGATCACTCCCTATAACTGATTTTATTTGCTCTAAAGCAGCCATTATACCACCATAATAATCTTTCTCTTTAAAATGAGGAACAATTTGCTCCCTACCAATTTCACTGCAAGTAACATCTGGTAAGAATCCTTCCATACCATACCCTGTTGTAATATTCCACTTTCTATCTTCTTTTGATAGAACAATCAAAACACCATTATTTACACCTTCTTTACCTACACCAATCCTTCTGAATTGATCAAGTGCATAATCTTCAATAGATTTGTCTTCAGGGAGCTTATTGATTGTAATTATTCCAATTTCAGTAGTAGTTAATTTTTCATAATCAGAAATCCAGTTATTAATACTTGGCTCTTTTGAGTCTTCAATCATATTACCCATATCAGTTAGCCAGTTATCTGGATGAAATTTAGTAATATCAACACCAGAATAATCATGTTCAATATACGCTTGATTAAACATGTATTGCTTACCACTTTTATTCACATATTTTCTAATATTATCATAACTTGATTTAATATTTGGATTTTGTTCTTTAAATTTATCGAACAATGATGGCAATTCAGATGATAGGCTTTTTTGAAATAATCCTGTATTGAGTTTATTTAAATAGTCAACGAATAGTGCACCATCAATCTTACCTTGGTCAAGATTATCAACAAATTCTTTTTGTTGTTTTTTGTTTTGACCATGTGCAATACTTGGTGGAATTAATCCTAATCCAGCCAAAATAAGGAATGTAGATAACCAGTTTTTTAGTCCTTCATTCATTTCTTCATGATTTTCAAATGTGTGTAGATATTTCATACAAAGATAATATTATTTTACTGTATATATTATTTTAGTTTTATGAAAAGATTTTGGTATATTTGTGATATGGCATATTATGTTAATGATAAAGAAATGGTTGAAAATGTAGATATTAATTATATTATTGACTATTTTAAAAATAAAGGTGAAACCTGTATAAGAATAATGTATGGTACCTCCTTAATTATAGAGCCTATAGAAAATAAACCTAAATATGTATATCAAGATGGTAGTCGTACCGTTTCAATAGATAGAGAAAGAGGATCAATCTGTGTTAATCCATACTTTGATAAAAGTGGAAGTTATGATAGGGATCATAGTTTAAGTAAGGATTTGCAAGAATACATATTAGATTATAAGCAAACAATGAGAGATAACAAAATAAATAATATTATAGATGAAATTTAATAAATCAATATTTGGGATGATCCATCTTTATGGGACTGATCCACTTGAAAGGGCGCTTGAGGAAATTAAAATTTATCAAGAGGAAGGTGTTCAAGGTGTAATAGTCGAAAATTATCATGGAAGTACTGATGATGTTATTGATGTACTTCATAATTTAAAAGATGTCAAAATTGAAATAGGTATCAATATTTTACCAAATGAATATGATTTGGCATTTGAACTTGCTGATAAGTATGGTAGTTTTATTCAAATGGATTACATTTCTGGTAGATATGAAAGAAACACATATTTAGATATCGATCACTATATGTCTTATCGTAATAAATATCCTAATGTATCTGTTCTTGGTGGAGTGTGGCCTAAATATTATATACCAACCAAAGGTTCAGACTTAAAGGAGGATTTAACAAAAGCAAAGCTATTGTGTGATGCTATCGTTGTAACTGGATCTGGAACTGGAAAGGAAACTCCATTGGACAAGATAAAAACATTTAGAGAAATAATTGGTGATTTTCCACTTATCATTGGTGCTGGTGTAACTTCGGATAATATCGAGCAATTAAAAATTGCTAACGGAGCAATAATTGGTAGTTATTTTAAAGGTGGTAATACTACATCAAAGGTAGATAGAGAATTAGTTAAACTATTTATGAATAAGTTATGAGCAAACCGTATACTCGTGGTCATATTTTTTATTGGAAGTTAGTTAAATTTGTTGACTTAAATGAGAATGATATTTTTTATTGTTATGGTGACCAATATATAAATTACGATCATCTAACATGGTGTGAATGTACTAAATTATCAAACTGTGATGCTCAGGAGGTTGACGGCGTAAGATTTCATCTTGATCCAGATGATTTGGTTAGCATTATAGATAATAATAAAACAGTCAAGTTGATAAAAAAATTTTCACAAATTACAACTCCGATTAATATCACGACGGATATGCTCAACTTCTACTATAAAAAATATAAACACCTTAGTATTAAGGAATCATGTGAATTTATTATTTGTGATAATAGAGATAAAATTATTAAAAAAATATTAGATGATAAATGAGGTAATAAATAAACTAAAAGAAAAGTATTTAGAATTAAAACAATCTGGATTAGATGAAAATTCTATTTTTAAACTGGTTACTGATCACCTAAAAGAAGAGTTAAAAAAAATGACTGTTCCTGAAAGGACAAGGTTTTTCTTAGCATTTAATAGAGATGATAAATTAAAAAATATTTTAGATGAAGAATAAAAAACCCACAAAAAAAGAAATTGAAGAATATATCAAATTTCTTGAGAAGGCTGTTAATAGTAAAAATATGAAACAGAATGATCCTGATAAATGGGAAAAGTATAAACAAAAACTTGAAAAGGAGAAACTTAAATTGAAACTCCTTTTTAATATATAGTTTAATGAAATACATTATTACTTTTGAAAAATTTAACTTTAGTAAAATTACTAAAAAAATCAAAAAATATTTGGTGCTAAAGAGGATAATAAAATCATACTAGCACTCATTGAAAAAATAAAAAGTGAACCCCCAATTAATATATTCATCCTAAATATGATAAAAACATTTTTGACTCCCTCTTTCTTCTCTTTTCTAATCCTGGGAAGTTATCACTAATATTAGTTGCTAATATTTTCTTTCCGGCCTTTTCATAGTCACCCATTTTTATATGATATACAACCTGACTTTTTCTTAAACCATTTGGACCCATATTATAAGCCATAGATACTAAAGCATCAAATTGGTCTTGAGTAATTTTTCTTTTAATACCCTTTCTTTCCCATTCCATAAACATTCTTTTAATTGATGCTTCAACCGCTTTAATGTCTCTATTAAATAATTGATTTGCAACTTCTTTTGTAATAATATCACCTTTTTTAAATCTTGAATGTCCAATTTTTTCAGCGTGTCCCCATCCAATACTTATCATTCCATCCCCAATTGTATATGCTCTTAATTTTAAAGTCTCTTCTTTTTTAATATTTTCCTTTCCTCTTTCAGACGTTCTCATATTTTGAGGGTTATAAAATTTTAATTTTTGATCTATAATTTCAATAGCCTCTGGATCCTTAGTTGAATGTATGGCTCTAATGGCATTATTTACACTGGTTAATGCTAATAATGAAGTAACAAAATAGATAAGTACTCTTCTTTTGCTAGATGCTGGTAAATTTTTGATTTTATTTATTACTTTAATGCATCTATTTTTTATATCATCAAATGTAAATTCCTCATTAATCATATTTAATGAGTCTATATAGTCATATATTTCTTTTTCATTAAAATAATAAATTGAGCTCATTAAATATATATTAAATTAAAAATTTAATTTAGATATTATTAAATTATATATGTCTACTTTTTTGATTTCTTCTTCCCATATATAAACAACTTTATACCCAGCATTTTCAGCTTTTAGTTTTTTTTCTTCGTCCTTTTTCCAAATATCTGATACTTTTTTACAACCATTTGGGAAACTAACAACTTCATCGACTTTATATTTACTTGGGTTACAATGCCAATAGTCACCATTAACTTCTATTAGAATATTTGTATTTGATATTCTAAAATCAAATATTTTTCCTTTGAGTGTAAATTGTGTTGTGTATGGTATCAATAAGAAGTTTAACACTTCTGATATTTTTGATTCTAAACTTGATACACCATAATTAAATATCTTATGTCTCTGCTCATCCGTTATATTTTCCCAATATTTTTTTATTGACTCTGTTTGTTTTTTACATCTTTCCTCGTTTTGTTCTTTAGTCAAATTATTCCAAGCAAAGTTGTTTTCTAAAATCCATTTTTTAAAATTTGTATCTTTAAATATATTATCAACTCCATAATTTTTAGTAAAGGTATCTTTCTTTTTGCTTTTGATTATTTTACTTTTAGAAACATTATCAACACCATATTTATCTATACAAGTTTTTCTATATTTTTCACCAGAAATTAATTTTGAGCTCTCTGAAATGCTCCTTTTCTTTATTTCAAAAAATTCTAATAAGAATATAAATGATTTAAAATCTATATCAAATTCTTTTTTAATGTCAGGCAAACTTTTACTTTTATAAACTTCAACTATTTTATCTTTATCAGATAATTTTGGAAAATTTTTCGTTATATAAAGAAACTTAATCTCTCTCTTATCAGAAGTTATTTTTTGTTTACAGAAATAAATATGTGGACTATTACCAACAACACAATCACAAAATGGACAATATCTTTTCATAATACTATATATTAATCCGAAAAACTTGATTATTTCCACTTTTTCTGTTAAATTTGCATATTATACATTTAATATATACAATATGTCAAAATATCCAAGAACTTTTCATCTACCATATTCACCAGGTGCTACCAGTGATGATAAGATATCTATTGACGTATCAACACTTATAGGTATTGATATTGTAATTACTGAAAAATTAGATGGATCAAATTCTTCAATTGTCAATAAAGGCGTATACGCTAGGAGTCATGTAGACTTTTCTAAAAATCCATGGGATAGAGAAGTTTGGAATATATGGCAACGAATTAAAAACGATTTATCAGAGGATGTTTTTTTATTCGGCGAAAATATGGAAGGCATACATAGTATTGAATATTCTAATTTAGAATCTTACTTTTATATATTTGGAGTTAGAGATAATAACATATGGATTTCCTGGGATGAAGTTGAAGAGTATGCTTATCTATTGGACCTACCAACTGTTCCGGTTTTATTTAAGGGAATTGTTAATTCTGAAAAAGAATTACAAAAGATTACTGAATCATTAGTAAGTCAACCTTCAAAATTAGGTGGACCAATTGAGGGAGTTGTAGTTAGAAATGCAGAAATGTTTCACAACGATGATTTCTCATCTAATGTTATGAAATGGGTTAGATCGGGCCATGTTCAAACTAGCGACCATTGGACTAGAAATTGGAAAAAAGCGAAAATAAATAGTAATAAATAGAATAATGAAAATTAGAAAATTTAACGAAAGTGTTAATACTAAACCAATTGTCTATATAGACATGGATGATACTATTTGTGATTATACAACTCACTATAAGGAAATGAGTCAATTAAATCCAGATGTAAAGTATCCACAGTCTAAAGAGGGATTTTTTCTTAGCTTAAAACCTTTACACGGAGCAATTGAGGCAGTAAATAAATTAAGAGAGGTATTTGATGTTTATATTTTAACAAGTCCATCATATAAAAATCCACTTTGTTATACTGAAAAGAGAATATGGATTGAAAGGCATTTTGATTTAGACTTTTGCCAAAAGCTTATTATATCACCAAATAAAAATATACTAATGGGTGACTATTTAATAGATGATATTCTATGGGATAAATTCAAAGGAGAACAAATTCAATTTGGTAAATCACCATTTGAAAATTGGGATAAAGTTATTAAATATCTTATAAAATATGCTTAGTGAAGAATCATTACGGAATAAACTATATGCTCTATTTAGATTAATTACTATTAAACATAGAGAATGTTGTGAAGATATTGATACGTTTATAAAGTATGTATATGCTATGGATGTATTGTGGCTTAATAATACGTACCGTCCATTTATATGGGAGGACTATATCTTTATAGATAATGAAATGTTTGCCTACTTTATTAACAGAAATGAAAAAGATCCTATTCTACATGAAGATGATTTTGATCATCTTGCTAAAATAGATCATGATTTTGTTGAAAGAATATTAAATGAGGGTATGATATATAAACTAAAATATATACTACCAATTGAGCATATCAATCATATACCAACTGATGGCAAGGCATATTTCGAAGAAATTAGGGAAAATGCATTCTTTTTCGATAATGTGTATTATAATAAATTAAAAATGAAAAGAAGAGAGTTACAATTAGATAAACTACTAAACTAATATGGATTAATTATATAAAATTATAAATTCTGAATTTATAAATGAAGTTAAGTATTATAACAAGGTGCTCCCGCCTTAACAATTTAAGAAAGGTTAAAGATTCTATATTCACAACTGATAAGTTTGATATTACATGGTATGTAATGTTTGATTCCACAGTATTAAAAGATGTTGATGCAGAAATATTAGCAGAAATACAAGAAAAGCAAAGCAAAATATTTTTCATAAAAAGTATTCCTGGTGACTTTGGTCATCAAATGATAAACAAAGCTATTTCTGATATTCAAGAGGGATTTATTTTTGTTTTAGATGATGATAATATTATACACGAAGATTTCTATGAAAATCTATACACATCCATCAGAAATAATCCCGATAAAAGAGGATTTGTCTTTAATCAAAGAATCGATGGTAAAGATTTTACTGGTCAAGAAATTAGATATTGTGCCCCCGAAAGAATGAAGGTTAGTCAGGTAGACATGGCTCAAGTTGTATTTGAAAGAGGTTTAATTGGTAGTATACGACTTAATCCAATGAACTATATAGCTGATTCAATTTATATTGAAGAAGTATATAATAGAAATAATCCTAATGACTTTTATTTCATTAACAAAATAATGTGCTATTATAATTATCTACAAGGTAAAAGAGGAGCAAGTGTTCCAAAAATATTATACATTGGTGAAGGTCAACCAGAAATAAAATCAAATCAAAGAGCTTGGTGGGAATCTGATGCTTTAGATATTTTGTATAGAAATGATGATACTTCTTTAAATAAAGATATTTATAACTTTGATCCTGATTTTATTGTTACTGTTGGAAATAAAGAGAATAAAAATTTAGTTAATTCAAATTTAGATATTAAAAAAAGATGGATCAATTTAAATAGTCTTGATCAGATAGGTGAGATTGTATATAATTCTTCAATGAATTATATCTTGGAAAATAATAATAAAAAGTTAGTTTCTTTCTTCACTCCAATTTATAATATTACTGACAAATTAGTAAGATTATATGAATCAATAGCTGCCCAAACGCATACTAATTGGGAGTGGGTATTAGTAAATGATTCATCCGATGGGGGCAAAACACTTAAAGTTGCAGAAGGATTGGCAGCAAAAGATCCAAGAGTTAAAGTTTACGACTTTAGAGAGAAGAGCAAGGGAATTATTGGTGAATCAAAATATAGAGCTGCTATGTTATGTAGAGGATACATATTAGCTGAGCTTGATCATGATGATTATATTACTCCCGATAGTGCTGAACTTTTATTAAAAGCATTTGATAAATATCCAGATGCTGGATTTGTATATACTGATTGTGTTGAAATAACCGAAGATTGGAAAACATTAACATATGGTGATGGTTTTTGTTTTGGATATGGAAAATATAGAAAGGAAATGCATATGGGAATAGAGATGGATGTTAATGAGTCACCAAATATTAATCCTAAAACAATAAGGCACATTGTTGGAATTCCTAATCACATAAGATGCTGGAAGAGAGAAACATATTTAAAAATTGGTGGCCACAATAGAAGACTATCAATTGCTGATGATTATGAATTAATAATTAGAACATTTTTAGAAACAAAGTTTGTAAGAATTGTCAAGAATTGTTATCTGCAGTTTATTTATAACTCAACTGCATCATCCAATACACATGAGTTATCAAGAGCTGATATACAAAGAAGAGTCAGGTCAATTGCTGATTTTTACAACTATAAAATTTATAAAAGATTTGAAGAGCTAGGTATAGAAGATTGGGCATATAAAGGAAACCAAGCTAATCCACTGTTGGTACCTAGTAGATTCGGGGATGAAGAAGGATCAGTCAACTATACATACTATCCTGAAAATCAATCAGTTAGTGCTGAGGGTTTGGTTTTTTAATAGTTTTTTAGTATTTTTGTATAAATACACTAAATCGGAATTTGAAAAAGGATCTCCAACAGCATATGTAAAATCAGGTAAAATGGGGTGGAAAGATGAAATATGTAGACATATGACCACTAATGGAAATAAATATAATAGATGTGTATATGCTATAGAGTTTTCAGATAGATCAGTTTACATAGGTCTATCTTATAATTCTGAGAAGAGATATAACCAGCATCTTGATGTTAAAAACAATTCAATTGTACTAAGACATCACAAAAAAACAGGATTGATCCCAACTATTAAAAGACTGACAGAATATATTGATGTTGAAGAAGCTTCTAAATTAGAAAAATTAAAATTAAAGGAATATTTGAATGATGGGTGGCTAATATTAAACATTGCCAAATGTGGCAATGTCGGTGGAAAAACAATTAAATGGACAAAAGAGAGGTGTGAAGAGGAGTCAAATAAATATAAATCACGCAATGAATTTAAAATAAACTCACCTCATGCATATAATGCTGCACGTAGAAATAAATGGATTGATGAAATATGTAATCATATGAATAACAATATAACCAAATGGGATAGAAAATCTTGTGAAGAGGAGTCAAAAAAATTTAAAAATAGAGAAGAATTTAAGAAAAAGTCTAGTGGGGCATATGGATACGCGTATAGAAATGGATTGTTAGACATTTTTTTCACAAAGGAGATATTAGAAAAATATAGTGAAGAAGTATCATATTTACCATCATATGAAGAATGTGTTGATATATGCTCGTCTGATGATTCTCCATTTTATGAATCTAAGATAATAGTTGATGGGTATAACATAAGTATGTTTAATTATAGATTGGCATCATATAAAGATTTCCTAATTAAACCCTTCGCTAAGGAAATGAGAGGATTATGTTTTGTCTTTAATTCTGATGGGACTGTATATGATAGATTTATTCTACTAGAAAAATTTTTTAATTTAAATCAAGTTCCTGAGTCTATGTATTCAATTGTTAAAGACTACAAAATTAAATATGTAAATAATAAGGAAGATGGTTCAATTGCATCATTTATTAGGCTACCTAATGGTAAAATAGTCGGTAGAAGTAAAATGGGATTTGATAATGATCAAGCAATTGGTATTAATAAAGTATACAAAACAAATAGTGATATTAGGCAGTTTGTTAATTCAATGATGTCATTAAATTATGTGCCTATATTTGAATATGTTTCTAATTTCAATCGTGTTGTATTAAAATATTCAAAGGAGGAGTTAATTTTATTAAGATTAAGAGATAATAAGACTGGTAAACACATAGACATTAAAAATCATGTAGACAAGCTAGGATCAATTAAAATTGCTCCATTTAAAGATGATTTCGTTGACTTAGATAGTTTAATTGAACTAACTGGAACAGAAGTTGATAAAGAAGGATATGTTGTCCAAGCAGTTGATGAAAATGGTAAAGACTTTTTCTTTAAGTTAAAGACACCTTGGTATTGTGAAAGACATGGATTACTAACTGAAGACTTATATAAAGAGAATATTATCTTAGGATATATTCTTGATGATAAGATTGATGACATTCTTGGACAAATTCCAGAAGATGAAAAAGAAGCTCGTGATAGAATCTATAAGTTGGTAGATATAGTTAAGAAGGCAATTGCTGAAAAATCACATGATGTAGATAAATTATATGCAGAGTTTGTGAAGATGAATAGAAGTAAGAGAGATTTTGCCATTAAGTATTCAAGACATAAAGATTTTGCTATTGTTATGGAGCTAGTTAAAGCAGATGATTTGAAAAAATTAACTAAAGAAGAAATAGCTGATAGATATGCTAATATTGAAAGCTATGAAACACTACTTAATAGATTAGATAAATATGAATTAATAAAATCTTGGATAAAAGACTCTACAAAGAGATTATTGTTAGCAAGAAACTGGATTAAGAAAATGGATCCTGAAATGTTTTTTAGAAATCCAATTGAAAATGAGGAAGACAATTAAATAAATTATTATGAATAATATTAAAAGTTGGGAAGATTTGAATAGATATAAATCAATTATTAAAAGAATTAGAAAGGTATATTCTACCTTTACTAATATAGATGAATATGATATGTCTTCAATTACGGATAATGATGATATCATACTTCGTACGGGGTTTAATGATAATGATTATATAAATTTTATTAAAAAATTAGAGGATGAATTTGAAATTCCTCTATTAATTAAATTTTGGAATAATGATCCAAAATTCATGGACTTAACTGATGATAAATATTGTACATTTGATGGTATTGCGGAATATATCTATGGTATCGAAATTTAATTTTCCTCATCTCGATCTTCTTCTACCTCACCCTCTTTTATCCATCTGGTAAAATCAATATCATCAATTCTACCATATATCTCGTTATAAGGAACTACCTTTTTAATTATTACTCTTAGTAAATCAGGGTATAATTCATCTTCCGTAATTTTGTGTCCAAGAACTTCTTCTAATTCTTCGGGAACAGTTAGCACCAATTCTTCAGAAGTATAAAAATAAGTAGCTTCATAATAGGTATCATCATAAACTATTGATAACAATATCAATACACCATCTTCTAATTTACCCAAATATTCTAATATTGATACTTGAAATTTATCCATTTATTAAATCGCCTAATTTTTCATCCCTTTCTTCTGCATTTTTATTTTTTAAATATCCACTTTTAATAAGTGTATTAAAAAAGGAAGTAGAAGATTGTATATCATGTGGATATATATCCATCATTCTATTATAAAATTCAACTATTAAGTTAGCTTGGTCTTTATCAAGTTTAAATACCAAATCCATATCCAAATAGTAGTCACCAAAGTTCATATTAATATTTCTAATTTTTTGATTTTATCATCGGTATCTGTAAAAACAATACTTACTTTATTAAGTTTTTTAATTTCTCTTGACTCGCCTGAAATTTCAGTTACCATAACATCTTTTTTATAGAGTATATCAACAGCTGGTGTTTCTCCTAAGAACTTTTGCATATCTTGTGTGATTTTGTGAATTGACCAATCGTCATTCTTAAAGTCTATCTTGGAAAGATATTCTTTAATTGCGGTCACTTTTAATGATTCCATTTTTTTTGATTATTTTATTTTAGATACTCCTCTATCTATAATATAGGTGTTATATCGTTCCAATAATTCAAAGTTGTTATGAGATTTTTCACATATCTCTCTAAAATCTTTCACTTGATCAATAGTCAGATCAAACCATTCTCCATTAATTTTACTAAACTTAAAATGTTTATGTAGGTTTCTTTCTATTTTCGTTCCCCACTTTGAGGTAAATGTATCAACAATTTCAAATTCAGATGCATTACCTGTTCTAAACTCTTTTATTCTTTTATATACTTCCCTTTTAGTATATCCTATTTTATACAACTTCTTATTATTAATTTCTGACGATACTATATACACATTATACATGACTTATATATTATATCATCATATTCGTAATTGAAAAAATTAATATATAATAAAAATAAAAATGATAATATGGCCGGACCCAAATTAATTAAAGATTTTCCTTCAGCTTCTGGTTTAAGTTCAAGTTTACTAATAGCCGTTGGTGATCCAAATACTGGAACATTATATAAAACAACATTAGCTGATCTTAATATTGGGACTCAATCATTTGCTGGATTTCAAGGAGCAATAGGGCCAACTGGTGCTGGCGGTGGTGCACAGGGGCCAATAGGATCGACTGGTATACAAGGATTTCAAGGATTGCAAGGCAAACAGGGGTTTCAGGGTATAATTGGCAACCAAGGTTTACAAGGATTGCAAGGATATCAAGGATTTACTGGTGCGACTGGCAGGCAAGGATTGCAAGGGTTTCAAGGTCTCCAAGGTTTTCAAGGATTCCAAGGTCTCCAAGGTCTTCAGGGGCTTCAAGGTATACAAGGAAATGGTATAACAGGTTCACAGGGACTTCAAGGTAACCTTGGACCAACTGGTCCAGGTGGTGGTGCTCAGGGGCCTACTGGACTTCAAGGTGTTCAAGGGCCTCAAGGATTTATAGGCACAACTGGTGTTCAGGGATTCCAGGGTCTTCAAGGTCTTCAGGGCTTCCAAGGATTTATAGGCACGAATGGTGCTCAAGGATTCCAAGGTGTTCAAGGTCTTCAGGGCTTCCA